AATCGTCCATCTTTTATTGACGAAGCTGTCTTGCATCACGATTACCGCGCCGGACATTTCTCAGATCTCTCAGGAAACGCGAACGATGGCACTCCTACGGCAACTGTTTGGCAAGGGGGCGGGGTAAAGTTTCCAGAAATTACATCTAAAATTGTGGTTTCTGATTCCCCGGAATTAAGCCTTAATGAGGGAACTGTAGTTGCATTTGGGGACCTTAAACCACCAGACAGTTTTCAGCATATCCTAAATAAAAATCAGGTAGGGGTTACGCATTTTGCGTGGTACATATGGGCTACTGGTGTCAGTATTCAGACTGGAACTGATAGTACTCTTGCTATTGATCTTACAGGTAAAAGCTACTTAGCTACTAATTTTAAAGATGCGGAACAACCTATTACATATCTTGATGGGGTACTACACGGAACACATAGCGCAGTAACAGCAATAACAGCCGACTCGGAACCACTTAACATTGGGGCATTTTACACCTCAGCAGCTAATCTGCGATCAGAAGCTCTTGGTGCCATCCTAATCTTCCCGCGAAAACTAACAGCCACGGAACACGCTGAGCTTTTCGCATACCTGTCCAATCTCCAATGGCCTTCAATAGTTGACGCAAGAAGCGACGCGAGTTTGACGATTGATCCTGACGAAACAGGCTTGGCAGGCGCTTGGAATATGCGCCCCGAGAGCGGGGTTCTGGTGGATGTTTCGGCTAACGGGAACGATGGAACGATTGACCAAGGCGTGAGCCACTCTCACACGCTCCTTGGCGACTCAATGGTGCTTGAATCTGGCAAGAAGATTGACTGTGGAAATGTCGGCAATTTGAAGACTGTTTCGTTTTGGGCAAGCCTTGAAACTACTACCGAAGAGTTGTTGAAGCTGAGTGCATCGCATTCAATAGAAGCTGCGGCTGGCACCCTAACAGCAACCGGTTTCACAGCGCCCACAATATATGTTGATGGAGTAGCGACGACCACGATCACGGCACTTGTAAAGCACATGATTACGGTAACGACTGACACAACGGTTGCAGCGTCAGCGTTTGAAATGGGTGGTCCAACACCAGCACTCGCCGGATCAATCATCGGCACTGTGAAGGCTTTGGATTACAACCCTGGAACCGACTGGATCGATGCCGAATACGCCAAGGGTCAAGACGCAGGCTGGCACACTGATTTCGGCGTTCACGAATCTGTTGCGGCGGTTGCATCTGGATTCCTTGAGAACAGCCCGTTCGTGGTTGACAGCGGGTCGTTTAAGATTTCCTCAGAAGAAATTGATGGAGAACTTTGCAAGGTCATCGAATGCGTGACGACTGGGATTTGTTACGTTCCGACTTCACTATTCGGACAGACGCCAACGGAAGCGGCTTTTGGTGAATGGCAATTTTGGGTGAACAAAACGGGTGCAGCAACCGAAACAAGAATATTATTTGTTTCAGACGTTGTTGGTGGAGAAACCGCAGCAGGACAGGATGGTTATTCATTTCAGATAAACGGAGCAGAACGGCTTGCGGTCCTAGAAATGACTGCAGGCGGTCTTTCAAATAAATATTTGTCTGATGTGTCAGAGGTGTCAACAGCAACTTGGTATAGGTTTACAATAACGCGCACGTCGGAGGGGGTTTGTTCACTTTATACCAACGGTGTTTTAGCTGGAAATGCAATTGATGGAAGTAACCCGTTTACAGATACGACTGTAGTGGACTCAAAGTATCTTATTCTCGAATTAGACGCAGGAGACAAAATCGCCTACTCAGACATCGTTGGCGGGCACTCAATTCAGAAACGACCAATAGCTTAAATCTCTTACAAATATAAGTTATCACTCCTATTTAAATTCTCCAACAATTTATATGCTAAAATTTGAAATACAGTTTTGCTATCCATACTTTTACTTCGTAAAATGGATTAATAAGACAACAAAGCACTTAGAGTATATTATAGATTGTACAAATGAAAAAGGAGTTTTTAAAAATGTTAACCAATTTTGATATGGCAACGCTTTATAAGTTCATCACCTCTGACAAAATAGATAAATTAGATCTATCCATCTCAGCTTTCCTAGCACTAAAAACAAATTTAGAAAGAATTAAAGGCGTTTACAAAGCTCTTGGAGAAACAGAGCAAAAATACTTAATGCCCTCAGAAGAGCTAGAAGAATACAATAAAGAGAAACAAGAGCTTATAAAAACCTATAAAGATAATGACGTAGTTAACGAAGTCACTAAAGAAGATGCGTTAAAACTACTAATAGAAAACAATAAAGAAGTTCTAGAAAAAAGAGTAGAAGCTCAAAAAGAATGGGTAGAAGTACTCAACTCTGACTCAAGCGTAGAACTAAAAATGATTAAGCACTCTGACATAGACTGGTCAGAGACTAAACTTAAAGCACAAGACTTTAATGCGCTATTCATAATGATCGAAGATGAAGAAGAATAAGGACAACTAAATGAAAACCGGTGACGTAAGTACTCTTCTTAACAGAAACAAAATGACAGCTAGACGAGATGCTATGAAACCTAAGCTAATCTCATCTGACCCATCAGCCCATAATAGGAAGATGGCTGCTGAAGTCCTTCCAAAAGGATCTACCTTATCTCCATCTATTCATAAGAGCGGAGTAAACGGACCCTGGGGAGGACAAGCAACTATGTCAACGGGTGGTGGAGCTTCACAATTCCACACACAGCGTCCTTTGATGCCTGAGTATGATTGTTTCATAGAGGGAACTCTTGTTAATCTTCCTAACGGTGAGTCTAAGAAGATTGAAGACATCGTAATAGGCGATAAGGTTGTTGATCGTAAGGGTATGGTTCAAACAGTAGAACGTCAATGGAGTTCTGGAACTCCTGATACCCTCGTTGAGATAACTACGTTAAGTGGTCTTAAGTTTAAAACCACTGACAGACACAACTGGCCAGTTTGGGCTTGGGCAAGAAAGTGTCAATGCGGTTGTGGAGAAGATGTAAAAACGTTAGGTAAGCTGTATCTACGTGATCATTACAAGACAGGGATGGCTACTGGTGGAGTTTCTATTGTAGGTGACCCAAAAAATCCTATGTCTAATAGGAAGCTCTTACCTGAGGGTTATGACCCTATTAAAAAAATGAGGGCAGACGAAATCAGGAAGGGTGATTTCTTGATGATGCCTCGGTCCTTTGAGAAGATAAAGACAGCTACTTCTCTGGATAAAGCGAGGTTGCTTGGTTATTATATAGCTGAAGGTAACATTGATTATCACAGAACCGGAGAGATATACTCAGCTACTTGGACTTTTGGTATTCATGAAGAGTATACGTTTGCAAAGGACGTTCATGATATTTTAGAAAGCATGGGCATAGCTTCTAGCGTAGTCTCAGTCAAAAAGAATAAGAATGTTTGTAGAGTTAGGCTAACGAATGATAGAGGTAAGAACCGGAAGACTGTTGATGAACTTATTGAGTGGCTTGCGGCAAACGGTGGGCAAATTGCTGCTCATAAAAAATGGAGTACAGAAGTATTAGGGTGGTCTTTAGATCTTAAGCTTGAGATGCTTAAGGGTATGATAAGAGGAGACGGTTGTCAACAATGGAGATCAACAAAAGGAGATAAGGGCGGTAACTCTTTTATTGTGTTATACACTACGGTGTCTAAGACGCTGGCTCATCAGGTTCAGCTAGGCTTAACCCAGCTAGGATTTCCTTCTTGCATATCTACTTGGCATAGTGAAAAACGGATTATGAATGGTGGAAAGCTTGTATCTTGTGCTGAGAGATACGACGTTAGGGTTATTTCTGCATATTCAAAGGCTTTAGCCGACATAATTTGGGGATCTGCATCTAAGTCTGCTGAGCTAGAGAGTAAGAACGCTATCAGGGCTACTTGCATGATGGATGATGATTTTGTTTATTATCCAGTTAAAGCAGTTAATATAGTTGACAACGATAGACCGGTATACAACCTTACTGTATCTGGAGATCATTCTTATCTAGTTTCTAACATAGCTACTTATAACAGTCCTGACCGTCAATTTTATCCAGAAGATAGGCTCCAAGCTAATGCTTATTGGCGAATGTTTCACAAGTATGACCCAATCTTTGGTACAGCAATTGACATGTATGCGTCAATGATGACTTCTGACTTCGACATTGTATTATCGAATGAAGAAGACTCCTCTATTAAAAATCAGTTAATGGACATGTGCGACCAAGTTAACTTCTTAGAGAAATTTCAACAACTAATCAAGGAATATCTAGTCATAGGTGAGTCTTTCCCCCATAACTTCTTCGATTCTGAAAGAGGTATTTGGAACTACATCGCTTTCCACAATCCTGATTATATAGAAGTGCAAGACTCTCCCATTATTGACATGGAGCCGATAATTAACTTCTTGCCAGACGACCAATTAAGAGAGCTAATATCTTCGAATACTCCAGAGTCTCATGAAATTAGGAAAAAGCTTCCCTCTGAATTTGTTTCAAAAGTATTAGCCAGACAAAAGATAAGGCTTTCGCCCCTAAACTGTTCATTTGTTGCGCGAAAGTTACATGCCTATGACGAACGTGGAACATCTTTGGCGAGTAGGTTGTGGAGGATCTTTGCAGTTGAAGACGCAGTATATAGCTCTACATTAGCTCATTTTAGAAGGGCTAGCAGTCCCTTAAAGGTGTTGAAGCTAGGTGACCCGTCAACAGGATGGATTCCGTCTCCTGATACAGAGCAAGAATTACTTCGTATGGTGACAGCTGCTGAGTTAGATCCTCAGTGTTTTGTTCCAGAGACTCCAATTACTCAGTCAGATGGCATTACCAAGTGTATTGGCGACTTAGAGTTAGGTGATGAGCTTCTAGATAAGAATGGTCTAAAATGCACCGTAGAGGCTCTTCAAGATGAGTATACGACTGAGTTAGTTAATTTGAGGGTTGAGGGTTCTCCTGATGACCTTATTTGTACTACTACCCACAAGTGGTCTATCTGGGGTATTGACCGTGAGTATACAGGAGTTAGGTCAAACCTAAGAGTAAATAGTATAAGATCTTATATGGAAAAGAGGGGTTTATCCCTCATTCAGAAGGTTACAGCAGACAAAATAAAATCTGGTGATTATCTTATGGTTCCTAGGTCTTTTGAGTCTTTTTCTCCTTCTGACTTTAACAAAGATAAAGCTAGGTTGCTAGGGTATTATGCTGCTGAGGGAAGCGTTTCTGATGTTAAGGGTACCTCACGTAAAGAAGGTCGTTTTTCTCTTTCTATTAAGGAGAGGTCTACTCTAGCTGTAGATATTTGTAATATTGTATATGATATTTGCGGTAAACGACCTAAAATATACGATAGACCCCAAACTAATAGCTGCGAAGTTGCTCTAAGTAACCTAGCGTTTGCTGAGTTGCTAGATTGGTTGGAGCTTCATGTTGGTAGAGGTAGCCATACTAAAGTTTTGTCTCCTGTTTTGATGGGGCTTCCTTTAGAATATAAGAAGGAGTTTATAAAGGGGTACTTATTGGGGGACGGTTGCTCACATGATGAGTCTAAAAAAAGGGGTAATCGAGGGTCTGTTCATGTTGATGTAGTTTCTGCTTCAAGAAAGATGATAGAGCAAGTGAAGTTAATTTTTGCTCAGTTAGGCTACTATGCTGGGTATTGTAAAACGGCTGTTTCTTTAACTTCTTTATTTGGTGCTGGTAATCCTATATTTACTCTTAGAATATCTGGCAGGAAGGCTTGTGACTTAGCTTATGAGGTTTGGGGTAGGAATCATACGTATGCTAAGCGTGATTGTACCCATTGGTGGGTTGATGATGATTTTATTTATGTGAGAATTAAGTCAGTAAAAAATGTTGATTGTTCTGACGAACCTCAAAAAGTTATAAATATGACCGTAAGTGGCGACCACTCATATTTAGCAAATCATTTTGGAACTTATAATTCATGGATTGTTTATAATTATGGTGTTAATTTCGAGCAGTGGGGGAACGGAGAAAGAGCTGTCACTCTTTCTCGTGAGAATGATACTATTGAAAAGGTTAAGCTATTAGCTCTAGGAATGTCTAAATCGTTTGTCGGCGGAGAGGTGACCTACAGTTGTTCTACACCCGATACAAAAGTTCTTAAAGCTAGTGGTCAATACCTTAACATTGACGAAATAAAGGTTGGGGATAAAGTTGTAGACCGTTTTGGTAATCCCCAAGAGGTTACCAATTTCTTTGAATATCATTCTCCTGACAAACTTATTAAAATTACTACATGTAATAATAAAGAGTTGTTATTAACGGATAATCATAATCTCCCAATTATGCGTGGCAGCGGTGACATATTAAAACTTCAGTCAAAGGATGTTGAGGTTGGTGATTATCTTATGATGCCTCGTTGTTTGGTGAAGTCTTTATCAGAAGAGGACATGGGTAAGTGTACGTTAACTCTTTATGAGAATAGTGTTTGTTCTACAAAGGTTGAGAGTGAGAGTCTTGCTCTACATTCTGAGTCATTATTAACTCAAGCTGGTTATGCGAGCTTTACTGAAAAGGTTGGGGATACTTATTATGTTTATCGTGATGATGACGCTCCTCATATTATTAAAGATGATGACTATTTATATTTGCCAGTTAAGTCTGTAGAAGTAATTGATACGGATAAAGAAAAGTATCCTTATGTTTATAGTTTAACGGTTGCAAATACCAATAGCTATACACTTAATAACTTGGCTTCGTATAATTCCGCCAAATCTGGATTACAGGTATTTCTTAGAAGACTTCTAAATATGAGACAATTTTTTGAGTCATCTTGGATAATGCCAAAGTTTTTCCAACCTATAATTGAGATTAACGATTGGCAAAAGGGAACTCCAGCGGAAGTCAATCACAGGATAAAGATTAAGAGGACTGCTCAGGAGGCTGATGCGCTTGGGTTGTTGATTAAGCCTAAGTTGATTTGGCGCAATAAGTTAGATCCGAAGGTAGATTCAGAGACTCTTCAAGCTTATTTACAGTTGAAGAATTTAGGGTTTATTGTTTCGCCAGATTCGGTTGGCGCAGCTGTTTCCTTAGATTGGCGAGATGAGTTAGCAAAGGATGCTAAGGCGTTTAAGGAGCGTGAGGAGATTCTTACTAAGCAACTTGGTCCAGAGCTTAAGTCAAAGTATGACGCAAAGAACCAAGAGGGGGCTGGAGCCAAGCCTCCTGGGGCAGCAGGTAGTGGTGCGGCTCCTCCTGGGGCAGCTGGTGGTAAGAAGCCCCCTGGTGGTCAACCGGGCGTTAGCAGTCCTCCTGGGAGTTCTCCTGAGGAGAGTGGTTCTGGTCCTTCAGATGAGTCGATTGATTCGCCTGGAAGTATGGGAGGGATGTAGTATATTACTATTATGGAATCTGAATTTATAAAACAGATGTATGATAGTCATTCTTCGGAAGAAGTTTATGACGAGGATGATTGTTTTTTGGTAGGAGACGGCAATAAGTCTTTGTTAAGAGCCAGGAAGACTTCAAATAATTCTAATCAACTTACGGGGATAAGATCGGTTAAGGATTTGAAGGCTGCTAATGGTAAGTGCGTAGAGGAGTCTACTACTGAGGATGATTTATCAGAGTTTAGTGGTGAGTCTTTTGAGTGTGAGTTTGAGGAGTATTACTATGAGATAAAGAGAAAGGTGTTTGACAGGTTTGGATATGTGGAGATAAAGTCTCAGCAGTTTTCTGGTCGTCCTATTCGTGAGAGAGATTTAGTGTTATCAGAGGATGATCGTTATTTGGTTAATTATCTTATTTCTCAGGGGGTCATAGACAATTATTTGTTTGATTCTTTGGCACAGTTGAGTGCTTTGTTGGAGATGGGGTTTTCAAAGGTCCGGTTTAATCAGAGGGATGGTTGTGCATTGTGTTTGGCTCATGATGGTTTATCTTATGATATAAAGACATTGATTTCTTTATTAGGATCTGGGAAGTATCTTGTTCATGAGTTTTGCGAATGTTATTATATTCCTATTATAGAAGATCGTAAAGCGGTTAAGGTGAAGGTTGATGAGCCAGAGGTTTGTGTAGCTGATACTGTTATAAAGAATTTGCCTATTGAGTTTCTGGATGAGATTTATTTATTGTTATCTGGTATGCAGGAGGTTGGGCTTAGTTATTCAGAGATTTCTTTTTCAGATTTTATGGACGTTGAGAAGTGGGACCACGAGGTTGTTAAGCAGGTTGGTGATACTCTTTGTGTTCATTCTATGTATTTAGGAGATAAATCTCCTATTGATTATCTTCGGGCATGGGTAATAGCTGAGTCAAAGACTTTGGAAGATTATTCAGACGTTGATATTTCTGAATTAGATGTTTATTATTTGAATGGAAAAAAAGTAGTAGAAATTGATGGTTTCTATATAGACGTAGAGACTAAGAAAGTAGTTGAGGGTATATAAGATGAAGAAGACAGGTGGAGACGGACATGTTGTAGGACCGGTTATTGATTTGAAGGAAGAGAAGGCTAAGAAGGAGTCTTTGAAGAAAGCCCAGGAAGCTAATAAAGAAAAATAGTTATGAATTATTATTCTATAAAGGGACCTAAAGGTCCTGTTGCTGTAGTGTTTCATGATTATTTATCTCTTCAATATGTTATTAATTCTAAGTCTGAGTCATTTAGAATAGCGTTTGAGTCAGCTGTTAAGTCTGTTGGCGATGTAGCGTTTAAGAAGGTTAAGAATGTTTTGAAGGTATCTAAGTTTGGTCCAGGTTATGTAGGCTGGTTGCCAGCTGTTGTTGATAAAGTTTGTGGTGATTATTGGATTGTTGATGATAGTGGTGAAGTTTACGGAGATGTCTATTCAGAGGACATTGCGAAGTCTTATCTATCCTAATTCTTTCATTTTTCTAAAACTAATATAGTTTAGCTTTAAACCCCCGACATATTATTGACTTATAATTGTATACAACTTGCATAAGGGAGATCCTTTTTACATGGCATTTAAGAAAGTTTCGTCACTAGAGATTTTAGGAGTTTTATCTCAAGGTCAAACGACTTGGAATAAGACTGCTGCTTCTCGAACGACTTCTCATTATATGGAGAACAAGTTAGCGATTAACTTGGAAGAGCGTTTAGATGTTGTGGCTGATACTTATAAGATTAGTAGAGATGCGAGTGATTATCTTTTGATTCCTGCTAGGGCTAATAGCATTGGTAGGTATAATGCTAATATGGATGGTTGGGAGTTTGATGAGATTCATAGCTTCCGTCCTACTTTGGGTCTTAGAACCTATTCAACTTACGTTAATAAGCCTCACTTTGTAGAGCATAATGCGACTGAACCTAGTGTTGCTCGTGGATTTATTTTAGATGCTCATTTAAATTTGTCTAATGAAGCTGATGAGCTTGTTAAGCAGGCTGTTATGCAGACGATAGGGATTGAGCCTAAGACGGATGCATTTGTAGAAGTTATTTTGGCAGTTGACCAGACTAAAGATCCGGTGTTAGCCAAGGCTTATAAGTCTGGAGCTATTAAGACTTTTTCGATGGGTGCTGATGTTGAAGATACTGTTTGCAATGTTTGTGGAAATGTAGCGACTACTACTTTTGAGTTTTGTTCTTGTGTTGTTTCTAAGTATGCTCGAATGCCTGTCAGAATGGAAGACGGGACTATTCGGGTAGCAACTGAGTTGTGCAGGGGTACAGTTTTTCAAGAGTTGTCTGCTGTTGCTGATCCTGCTGATAAGAGTGCCGTGATACAGGATGGTATTTTAGAGATAGCAAAGGCTGCTTCTATATCAATTACTGCAAATGACTTACAAGAGATTGTTTCTTTTACGGCAAAATACGCTAACGAGATTACGGAATCGGTAGCTAAAGTTTTTCTTCAATCACTTACAAATAAAGGACTGTAGCAATGAAAAACAAAGTTAAGTTGTTTGAGACGGTTCTTGGGATTCACGCTAAGGGCGCAGCTCACTTGTCGGCTAGTGAAAGGTCAACGATTGAGACTGAGACGCAGGAATTGCTTCGTGGTGCTGGTCATAAATTAGCTGCAAAGGCTCCAGAAGGATTTGATAAACTGTTATCAGAGCTTACTTCTGCTGAGAATGCAGATGACGCTTACGAAATGGTTGTTGGTTTCTTGAAATCGCAAGACGGAATTGACGGTGGTGATCCTAAAGAAGATGCTCCAATGGACAAGCCTAAAGAGGATTTAATGGATTCTCCAATGGGAGATCCTAAAGAAGATGCCCCAATGGGCGCTCCGATGGATAAGCCTAAAGACAAGCCAATGGGCGACGAGAAGTCTGATGACAAACCTAAAGACAAGATGGAAGACAAGCCTTCTGATGAGAAGCCTTCTGATGAGAAGCCTGAAGACAAGCCTAAGGATAAGATGGAAGACAAGCCTAAGGACAAGTCAATTGGTGATAAAGGTAAGGGCGACAAGGGCAAAGGCGACAAGCTAATGGACCTTGAAAAAGAGAAGAAAGACATCTTGGCTAGAGCGCGAGCTGCTGGTGATGAAGTTAAAGAAGACATGGCGAAATTGAAAGAAGATAAGGACAAGCCTAAGGACAAAGACAAAGATAAAGAGGATGCTCCGATTTCTTCTGAGTCAATGGGCATTAAAGATCCTAAGACTGCTAATAAGGTAACTGTGAAAGTTACTTCAAGTCGTAATCTGTTGGTTTCATTTGACGGCAAGCCTTTGTTCCATGCGATTCCCAATGTAGAGACTAAAGCTAGTGTATCTTCTTTGAAGAGACTTGCTAATAAAGTTTATGGATGGGTTGTTTATGAGGGTGCTGTTGCTGCTGCTACTAAGTGCGGAGCTAAGATCTTGGCTGGAGCTGACGATGACATTTCTGTTCCTTTTGATGCTGATTTAGGACCTGAGACTTCTCCAGTAACGGAAGACGCTGACGATGTTTTGGCTGATAGTCAAGAGACTCCTGCTAAGTCTATTACAGATGATGCTGAATTTGTTTCAGATGAAACCTATGATAAAGTTAATGCTGCTGTAACAGATGATGCTGACGATGTAGTGTCTGAGGCTGTAGAGACGCCTTCTAGTGACGTTACTGACGGGCATGAGGATGTGTTAGACGAAGAGCTAGAGACGCCTGCCAACGATACTCAGTCGGATGCTGAGGTTGATTTTAAGTCTGCTGAGGCTAGCTATAAGCAGCTGTATGCTTCAAGAGCTAAAAAAGAGTCTATTGATCTCAATAAGGCTTTTGTTACTAAATTTATTCGAGCTATTAAGGTTGCTGCTACCAGGATGAGTCTGAATCATGACGACAATCCTTATAAAGCAGCTTCTATTGATGTTTTAACCTCTGATAATGTGTCTTTCTCAGATGGTTCCGTTTTAGAGGGATTAGATGAGTCTGCTGCTTCAGAGTTAACTGAGCTAATTGCTAGTGAAGGTCATGAGCCTTTCATTACTCAACTGCTCACAAGGACTTCCTCATTGATGAAGAAGTCAGATGAATACTTAGAAGATTTGGAGAGTGACTTGGGAGATCTTAATGTGACTCCTGTAGAAGTTGCACCTGCCAAATCTGGTACTAAGAGACGTTCAAGCAAGAGTGAGAAGGTTCGCAAGGCTGCGTCCGATGGAAACTTTGCTTTAACTAATAATCGAGCGCGAGTTACCCGCACTCAAAACGAAAACAATGTAGGTGGTCTTCGAGCCGTTATCGGTGACACCCCGCTTTCAAAACTAAGTAAAGTTTTGGCAGGGTCAAGATAACAGTAAGGAAACCCAGACAAGGAGTCTGAAATGAGTCTTAGTACAAGAAGAGAAGCATTTCGTGTAGACACTGTAGCGCGTGGTATTGACCACCTGCGGACCCAGTACACCACAGCATATGGCGATTACGTTGCAAATGCAACTACTACGTTCGATGCCGGTCAACTGGTGGACCTAAACAGTGATAGCGAAATTATTCAATCAGTTGGTGCCGCACCATTTGGTTGGACGCGATATAACAAGAACACTGGGTTCTATGGTTCTGTCGTTGGTGAGTACATTCAACTGAATGCACTAGCTGATACTAGCCTAGCGCATGCTAACGTTAGAGCAGCAGCTGGTGGGTTGCTTGGTGTTCGCGTTGCAGCAGCACTTACTGGTGCGGCTTATGCGGAAGCAACTGATTATACAGTTACTTATGCTAGTGGTCTTATCAAGCGTCAAGTGGCACCCGGCGGAACTATCCCAGATGGTGGATACGTCTACGTTACTTATCAGTATACGCTGACAGCTCTTGAGCTTGCTGATGATGGTCACAACTTCTGGAATCTAGACGACGACATTACTATTCAAGGTGGAAAAGTAACTGTCATTACTGGTCCCGCAACTATTTACACAACTGCTTATGACCCAAGTATTACTTATTCTATCAATGATGCATTGACCGCAGGAACGACTGCTGAATTGCTAGCTGGAATGGTAACTGTGGGTGGAGCTGGCTTGGCTATTGGGTTTGTTATTCAGATTCCAACGCCTGCTGATCCTTTCCTTGGCATTAAGTACAGCGGCTAATAGGAGGCTTTAAAATGAAAAAGAATAATCCTTATCGTAAGCTTGCAAAACGAGCTACTAAGCCTGCTGCTTCTAAAAAAGCACCTCGTAGGCTAGCTGCTCGTCCGAAGACTCGGCTGCAATCTAAGAATGATGAACAACTGTTTGACGAGAGTGGTGCGTTTAACCCTCAGTCCTACGACCGTAAATCTTCACGGGGCGCGTCTGCAGGTAAAAGTAACCGTCGCATGTTTAATGCTAGTGGTGAGATTAATGCTCATGACAAGCGTGATGCGCTAACACAAATTTATCAGCTCTTAGGTAATGTTACTAAGAAGAATGCTGGTAGTTTGTCTTTCCACAACGCTGATGAGCCTTCTATTAGTGTTGACGAAAAGCGTCAGATTATGGCTGCTGCTCTTCGTGATCCTTCTGGTGCTGGATTCCATCAAGTAGGTCAAGAGCTTGCTCTCCCTATTAAGGTTATCCTTGACTATGAAGGTTTTGCTCGTAAACTGTTTAGGGTTCGCAAGCTAGGTCAAGCCGAGCTTTTCCGGGTACCCAAAGACATCCGTTCGGTTGCTTATATTATTGGTCAAGATGGTCAGACTCCTGAAGCTCGCATCAAGACTAAGTATATCACTCCTGAAGAGTTCAAGGTAACGTCCTTCCCGTCTATTGACATCCAGGACATCTATCAAATGAACTTCGACGTTTTGGAGCGTGCGCAAGATACGGCACGTCAAGAGATCGAACTCCAAGAAGACAAAGCTGGTATCAATATTCTGGATCGCGCTGCGACTACCATTAATAACGTTACTACTTTTGCTTCTCTGGGTGTTGGCGCTTTTGAAGACGTTCGCTATCAGGTTGAGCAACATCGTCTCCTGGTTGAGAATTTCTGGATTGCTCGTGCAGAGCTTTCTGACATCGTTAAGAATATGTCAACTGCGGTTGATCCTGTAACTGAGCGTGAGTTGATTCTCAGTGGTTACATTGGCAATATCCTTAATGCTCAGATTATGACTGCTGCTGGTACAGGCGTTGAAGAAGTTATTCCTGCGGGGACCTTCTATGCGACTACCGGAAGTGATTATCTTGGTGAGATGGGTGAGCGAATTAGTCTCTTCTCCGAGCCTTACAATAAGTACAACCAACAGGAAACTGTTAAGGGTTGGGCGTTCGTAGAAATGATTGGTTTCGTTATTCCTAACTCCAAGGCAGCTGCTAAGGGTATGAAATAATTAAGTCTTATTAAGTAAAGGGGTTGGGTGAGTTTCCCTCCTTTCTCTCACCCTTCCCTTTACTTTTTTATTTAACCCCTTGACTAATACTGGTTAAGGGAGTTCAGCGAAAGCTGGGGATATGTCTAAAGAGAAAAATATTCCGGTCTTAGATCTCAGTGATCATTTTCTCTCATATACTTCTCCTGCTAAAGCTAGGCTTTTGATTAAGTCTGGAAGAGCTTTCGCGTTTAGCAAAGACCCCTTCATGATTAAAATGAGGGGAGAAGTGGAAGAGAACGCAATGAAAAGAACTGTATCAAATCAACGAAGAGCCGTAGTCACAAACTTTACTAAATACTTTCAAAAAGAGCGTGAAGTATATGTGCAAAATATGGGTTCAACTCAGATCTCTCTAGCTTTTAAATTGGATGGTCAGGATACTTATATTCTGATTCCTAGAACTCGTAAGCCTTATAATCTTACTCAACATGTTCCTTTTATGGCTATTAAAAACTCTACTGATTTCAGAGCTATTATTAACCGGAGAAATCCCCCGATTCTAAAGCTGATTGAAGAAGAGGAATTCCTTGAGTATTATGATAGATTAGCTGCTAGAAACTCTACTACGTTTGAGGAAGAGCTGTCAAAAGCTGAAGAGGCTCAATATGGTCTAATGGACAAGCGAGTTGTCGGTACTGAGAGAATAGCTCGTGAGATGGAGCAACAGCTTGAGAAGAAGATGGATGAATTAGAGAAGCCTGATTCAACTCATCCTCAAATAGTTGGTTTTTGTGCGAAAGCTGATAAAGAGTATATGCCAAGGTTAAAGGCTGAAGACTTTATTGAAGAGTTAGAGGCTCTAGAGCACGAATTGTCTCCAGAAGACTGGGAATTCGTCTCTACAAAGGGTGTATATAAGACTGTAAAGAACTTTGCTGCTAAGAAACTAGATGTTCTTACCTCGTCTGAAGAAGATGATGATCCCAACGCTGATCTCTAATAACTAATAAAATCCTTCCCTTTTAAATCTCCTACAACTTTTCTGTTAAACTAGATAATGAGATTGGTTTATCTATAAGGAGATTTACGCAAAATGTCACAATATCTTGAAACGACTAAAGTACTAACGATAGGTGTCGGCGCTTCAGACAGGATTTGGGCAGCTCCTTCGGGCGTGCCTGTTCAAAAGACAACTGTTTGGGTTCAAGCAAAAGCTTTGAGCGCTGTAGATATAGATTATGAAGTGTTTTTGGGTGGTTATTTTACTGTAGCAGCTCCTTTCACTTCTGGAGCTACTCATAGCGGTGGTGTATCACAAGGTGCTGCGGCTGCGGTTGGGGGTGCCTCTACGGAATTATGCCATAAGGTATTTGACGATGCTTCTCATTTTCCTATTAACAATCCTAACTCTGTTTCTTTTCCAGCGGCATACGTTACTGAGTTTACGAATAACTCAGCAGGCATAGTAGAACTACACGTTACGTTCATTCAGCAAACTATTGGAAGTAACGTTTAAGGAGTTTATAATGATTGAAGAAATACTAACTACTTACGGAATCTATATTGCTATTGTTTTTGTAATTCATTTTCTGATTTTAGGATTAAAGAAAACCTTCAAATCTTTCTTTGAGGGTGACGTAGGGAATAAGATACTTTATTTTTTGCCTGTTCTTTTCGGTGCAGCACTTGGTTTATTCTTACCTGAAGAGTCTTTAAAGATCCAGCTCCTTTACGGAGCTGCGCTTGGGACAAGTGCTCAAACTATTTATACGTGGGTGACTAAGCTCTTTATAAAAAAGATGAAAGACACTGAAGTAGAACTGGAAGAATAGAAGCATAACTAATTGGAGGGTTTATGCGGACTCTAAAGAAAATCTGGGCATTCATCAAGAAGCATTATAAAGGTATCCTAGCTGCCTTGGGCGTCATACTATCAGTTATTGCCTTATTTACGGTAAGGAATAGCTATGTTGACTCTCAAATTAAGCGTAGGAGATTAGACATTGCTAAACGTCATAAAGAGATTATTGCTCTTCAAGGCGAGAAGGAGATGTTGTCTTTAATGAATGCTGCTACTTCAGAAGAGCTAGCGGCTCTGGACAAGCGTATAGCGCTTACAGATCAAGACATCATAAAAGCTAGAGCAGAAGTGCGTAAACTTACTCTAGCACAGAAGATTAAAAAGTTCGATGAGTTGGGTTATTAAAATGAAGTATCTATTTATTATACTTTTGACATGTTTAATACCTGCTATGACTCTTTCTCAGAACAAAGTTGAGATGGAGCATGAAGGTGTTCCTGGTTTTTGGTTTGATGAAGCAACCGGAACAAAAATGCTCTTAGACCTTACAGAATTTCATGTTTTAAAACTTGAGAAGATTCCAGCTTTAAACCTGAAGATAAAGAAATTAGAGTTTGGTATTCAAACGCTAGAACTCGAATTAATAGTAACCGAAAAGATTGCGGCTAAATGGGAAACGCAATTCGGTAAAGTAGATGAATTAAGAGTAAAAGAGGTTGAGAGACTTCAAGAGAAACTAAATAGCAAAGATAGATGGTATAAGTCTCCTCCCGTATACTTAATCTCTGGTGTAATTTTGGGAGGACTTTTAGCGGTAGGCTTAAACTATGGTCTACAAGAGGTAAGATAAAATGTCTACAGCAACAATAGCAGGGACTGTAACTTTCCCAATATCGGTTGGAGGTCCTAGTGCGGCAATGGTACTTGGCTCACCTGACGTAAACCCTGATTCAACTACGGGTCCTACTCTAACCTTTTCTGAGCAGATGTGTAATACTTATAGCGTTACTATTGCTGCGTCTCCTTTTACGGTTCCTTTTGGTAGTATTACTTCAGGAGATATTCTTTATATTGGAACTGACCAAGCACTAACAGTTCTTCTTAATGGAGGAGCGGAGTCTTTCTCAATCGCCGCTGGTGGGTTTATAATGATTTATCTAGGATCTTGTACGGGAGCGGTTTTAACCGCGACGACTTTGGATGCTGTTGTTCAGGTTGCTCTCTTAGGCAGCGAATAGAGCGTATTAAAGGATAAATAACTATGCTTATTCAGCCAACCCTAAATAGTCCTTCGGTACTTGACGCTCCAAGCATGATGACGCTTAACTCTAAGCGCTATCTCGATATAACTTTTCAGGATGATACTGGGAATCCTGTTGATATAGACGAGACTATTGATGCAACTGGTACTTCTAGGGGAGAGTTAGAGCTATCTGTAACTAATTACTCTACTACTGAAATACTATACAGCTCATATTGGCCAAATATTACTCCAACGACTCGCAGAATTGATCACCCAGCTCTTGGGAAATACCGAGTTCACTGGGGTATAGAGAGTGGTGAATCTGATAAGTTATCACCTCTACTTTTCTCTTGGCACGTCAGAGAGACTACGGGTTCTGAAGATATTTATAGAACTCAATTGGTTGAAATAGTATCTCCGAAGGTTTTATCTCTTCTTCCTAGATTTAGGTTAATGTTGGATAAGAGTATTAAGGTAGTGGTTCCTGAGGAGTACTGTACACTAGGTTTTAGTGATTCTCAGCTGCTTGTTTATTTGAATATGGGTCTATCTTACATCAATACATCTCAGCCTTATCCGACGTGGCAGTCGTTGGATTCCTTTCCAATTGATCATGGTTTGGACGTATTGATTAAAGCTGCTTTAGCTAGCGCTTTAATGTCTCAAACGCTTTTTTCTATCGACACAGATATTCCAAGCTTCAGTTCGCAGGGTAATAGCTTCGTTATTACCCATGCTCAACAACTAAAGGGAGTAAGGGATAGCCTAGTAGCAGAGTTAAATAAGCAGATTAGAGAGTTTAAACTGCAGTACGTAGGCTCAGGATCTATTGGAGCAGAGATAAGAATTGGTTACGGATTCTATGCGATGCTTAACGCATCGCCTCCTGGATCACTGTTTAGAGGAGTTTTCAGCGGTGGAGGCGGTAGCTAAAAATTGGCAGAAGTTATTGAAATAACTTTAGATGATGACCGAAAGGTTGGCAACAGGGTATTTGCCAACATGGTCGATCCTATTAATCTTTCAATATTGATTGCCAGGGTTAATGACATAAAAGAGAAAAGAACTATAGAAGAACTCGTAGAAGAGTTTTTGGCGGGTAGATAAAAATGGATGTGCTGTGTTAATGGGTATTAAGGATGGTGGGTTAAAGAGATTGGCAATTTTTTTGCAGTCTAACGAGTCCATTTTAAATACTTCTGGTACTCTTAAGGAAATGGCGAGGTTAGAGATTGATTTATCTGTTTATTGGCGTATTCAGCCAGAAGGAGCAGATCTTGAGCATTTGTCAATGGACTATTCTGGGGGTGACCTTATAGAAGGGGTATGGGCGTTTGAGTCTTTATGGGGGTTGATTAGTGATCTTATAGAAGACGATAGCTATGTTGACCAAGTAGCCAATGACGGGTCACCTCCTGAAATAGTGGCTATTGAGTCAGATAGCGTGGAAGATGGTTCGGATAATTCTGTGATAATAACGGGCGGCACCGTATCTAACAGGTTTGACGCAGTTTTAGTTTTAGGGGAATTAAGAAAGTTTCAGGATGAAGATGGAGTTGTTGATGAAGAGGCTTTATATCAGTTTTTGTTTGAGGGCGGGTAGATAAGATGACTGGATGCATTTTAGATAATAGAGATGGGTGCAAAGGTCTTGGAGGATCTGCTGTAGGCTATTGGGGAAGGGATATTTATAAAAGGATTGGTCAAGAGCAAGAGTATGCTAGACAACGTGTTTTACTTCAAGATCAAATAAATGCTGGTGGAATTAGGGCTGATTTATGGGTGGGCGTAACGTCTGGCGAGAAGTGTGCATGCTATAAAGAGAGTAATCAACAAGCTGATAGAAAATGCAAGTCTTGTTATGGAGTGAGAGACGGATATGTTCCTGGGTATAAGAAGTTTGGATTTGAGACTTTATATATGACTAGTGTGGATGCTGATGTTACTTTAACAAATGTAGAGATAACAACAGTGTTTAAATCTTCGAAAGTGCAGTTATCGAGTACTGCGACTTCAGGCACTATAGAATCTGGAGATAAGTCTTTTACGAGATCTGCTATTGGCTCTACTTGGGAATATGAGGAAGTGTCATTTGTTAGGCTTGAGGAGTCTTCTGAGGTTACGGTTGAGTATTCAATAGATTCTGGAAGCACTTGGTCAGCGATTGCTCAATTGGTTACAGCTAATCCGTCATCGGGCGTTATAAGGTTTAGAGCAACTTTGACCAGAGACACTACAAGCATCATTAGTCCGCTGTTTGAGGTTGTTAGGGCGAGGTACTCAACGATTGATTTAGGAGGGCTTAGAGGCGACGGTAGCTACTCTACGGGACCTTGGATTAGGATCATGAGTAGCAAGCCTAGTAGGTCTTATACAAAGAGTCAATACGGTGATGCTCCTTCAGCGCATTCAATGAATTTTTGGATGAGTGGCTTATCAATGTTTGATAGCTCTATTGAGGTTGGAAGTCCTGAAGAGCTTTTAGAGGGTCCAGATGTTGTTATTAAGTTGTTAGATGGTGCTTTGCAAGGTAAGAGATACGTATTGTCGGACTGGGCAGCATCAGATCCAGGTGGTTATGTTCTAATAACTCAATCGTTTAATTTACGTACAGAGGACCCAGCGGCACCTCGTTCTCTAATATTTTAAGGTAGAAAATGTCAGCAGTAGAAGACAGTTCAGAGAGAGGTTATGTAGCGACTGAGCCTTTTGACTCTAATGACCCTCCAAGGTTTGGTAGGTTAACGGAGACGGCTAAGGACGCTATTGCTTCAGAGTTGCAACAGTTTTTTAATTATAAGACATCTGACGCTACTTCCAAGATTACTGAGCTTCCTAATATTATGAAGTATTCGTTTAGCACAAATACGAATGACCAGAGCTTAGAGACAACTGTAAACCTCATCATGGCTTACGCGGACACAGTAGACCGGTTCCCGATGGTTTCGATAACTTCGGCAAATCTTCGTGAGAAGAAGATGAATCTTGGTTCTAACTTTGTTGCCCAGGTTCAATATCTTCCTTCAATAACAGGAACTGAAAATGGCACTTATAATTTTAGTTATGATGTTGATGAGGAAGATCCCCTGTATTTAGAGATAACGACTTGGCCAAAAGGGACTGAAGCTTTGGCCAAGGTTTCTACAATAACGTTTGCTTCTTCTATATTTAGTGACATAAGCAATATAACTGCTGTAGATATTGCAAGGGTTGTTAATAAGACGCAGGCGTTGTATTATAATTGTTCAGCTACGACTATTGGATGTTTAATGATTGAGGCTGGCGGAATTGCTGCTAAGCCTGACACAAATTATATTGAGGTAACGGATGGGTCTGCTGCGGTTTTGTCTCAATTAGGATTTGCTGTAGGAGATTCTAGTTCGTTTGCAGACACTGAGAATCCTCCTCGAAATCGTTATGGCGTAGCTGCGGATATGACGATTAATGTGGATGTTGTGAGTGACGATATAAATACTAGGACAGAGCTTCAAGATCTTGTTTTCGACTTTTTTGCATTTTATTTAGAGAAGAGAAGATTTCAGTTGTTTGGTCAGAGTTATTTTGAGAGAGGATTAGATCCGGAGCAGTGGTTTCATGTTAGTATAAATAATCAGTTTTCGTGGTCTTCTGAGGTTACGACTCCTAGAACAGGTTCTGCCAATTATGATCAAATTTATGCTGTTAGGGGATCAATTCCAATTTTTATAGAAGATTTCCTTGATAGAAGACTTACTGGTACGTTCTTAGACGGCGATGATGTTTCATTGGATGGAAATATGAATCCAGACGGATTAGTTCCTGATGGGGATTATCCTGGGGATATTGATTAAGGTTATGTCTAATGGCGTTTCAGGTTTGGTTCTTTAAATTTCCTACTCATTTTAGTCTATAATATAAATTAGTTATTCTGAATCTTAACGAAGGAGAGTATAATGCCTCTTGGAATTACTGAATATGTGCCACCGGGCACCTACGTTAAACAAAATTTACAGCCGGGTTCAGTTTCTGTCTCTTCAGAACGTATTTTAGGCATTGTTGCAACTGCTCCAAGATCTCGTAGGTCTTCAGACGAGGCGGTTACTCGTGGTAAAATATATGATGAGACGCTTACCCTAGCTGTTTCTACTCCTTATATTGCTACATTATCTGTTCCTAGTAATAGGGATCGTAATAGTGCAATTCTTTATCGTAATGATAATGCAATGGCTCTTGGAAATTGGAGTTTTAATTCTGCTGCTTTGATTGGTGATGCTTGGGCTGGAGCGGATATTGATGTTTCTTCAGGTACGGGAACCGCTCAATACCTTACTGTTTCTTTGGACGGTATTGTTCCTGTAACTATTGACTTGGATGCTGCGGTAACTGCGGTTGGTGGTACTACTAATGCGGCGACTGGTTTAATTATTGCTGCAGCTATCAACTATGACTTAGGAGATGCTGCTGGCGATCATTATGCTACTTACGGAGCTGCTTATGCGGCTGTAGCTTCTAGTGCCGTTCCGCTTACTCCAACTATTACGATTACTTCTCCTTTGACGACTTCTGCTTCTGACGTTAAAGTATTCCTCTCTGAATTGACTGCCAAGGACGGGGCTTCGGAGGTATCTAATACTGGGTGGGCACCTACTGCTGGCGTAGGAGTTCAGGCTGATACTATAGTGACTGTTGTGGATGCTTATTACGGCTCTACTGATACTTACACTATTGAGTACGTTTCAATCGAAAATATGGTTGATGCTCTTCTTTTGGCTGACTCAACTGATCCTCTTATCAGCTTAATTAGGGCTGGTTCTTTCCCCGGCTCAGAGTCTTATCTTCTGAATACCGATTTTGAGAAGACTAGTAATACTGTTGATTGGGCTACTTCTTCTTGGGCGCAAGCGATTGTTACGAGCGTTGATGGAACGTTTGCAATTGTTGTTTCTGTTAATGACGAAGTTAGATTAGGCATTAATGGCTTAGACCCAATTACTGTTTCAATAGCTGCAAGTGCAACTCAATCTGCTGCTGTTATTGCTGCGGCTATTAATGCAGCTTTAGCTGCGAGTGTTCTTTACGGTCCTGCTTATGCTCATGTTGCTACTGTTGATGGGTTGACTGTTGTGCTAACTGCTCCAAGTGCTTTTGCTAATTATCCTACTGCAAGGGGTTATTCAAGCACTGTTGAGCTGTTTACTTCTACTGATACTGCGGTTACTACTATTTTTGGTATTGCTTCTGGATCACTTCCTTATGAAGCGCGTGGTACTGGCGAGCGTCCTGCCTTTGGATCTGTGTATTACTCTACTTATGATTATACTAGACCAGATGCTGATTATCTATTGCCTACTAGGGTTTATACTTTGGAGCAATTGTCTGACTTTACTTCACCTCCTACTATTGAGAATTATACGGTGAATCGTCTTTACATTGCTGGTGACATTGCTTTCGAGAATGGTGCTCCTTCTCTCTGGGTAGTTCCGATTGATGACTCTACTGTTTCTGGCACGCCTACTCCAACTCAGGTTAACTCTGCGATTGATGTTTGTGAAGAGAAGTCTGGTATTACCGATATAGTGGTTATTGACACTGCAGTTGCTCAGCATGTTCACCTAATGAATCACGTAGCTAATATGAGTTCTCTAATTAATAAGAAGTATCGGCGCGGTTGGTTTGGAATGGCTCGAAGCACTTCAGTTGGAGATCCTGATACGCCTGATACGTTTGTTTACCGGTCACAGAGGACTCTCCAGCCTGGGAATACTTCTCCAGGGCGTGGACGGCTAATCCTTTGTGCTCCTTCTGAGGCTTCTAGGGTTCTTACTTTGGATGATAAGTCTGAAGTAACCTTAGAGCTAGACGGTTCTTATATTGCGGTTGCTGACGCTTCTGTGATGACCGCTTTACCAAGTCCGTCTGACGCACTGTTGGGTAAGCAAATTGTAGGATTCTTAACCGATGATACTTTTGAGACTTACCTAACGGGTGAGAATAAGACTCTTGCCTCAAACGGCGTTAATGTAAATACGTTGGATGCTGGTTTGATTAAGATGACTGATCCTCTGACTACTGAGTCTGCTGGTTCAGTTGAGTTCCAAGAGCCTTCTTCATCTGCTCAAAAAGATGTTGTTACTCGTTCAATCGAGACTTTGGTTGATGGAAATCTTAAGGGTATTGTTCCTGACGACTTGGCTGACTTCATTGTTGATATTAAAACTTGGGTATCCTTGGGTATTAAAGCTAATATTAACTCTGGCGTTATTGCTCCATATAGAACTTCTACGGGCGCATCTAGAGATATTAATCTAATGACTGACATAGATGCTTATCAGGATGAGGATGACCCTCGGTCATTCGTGTTCAAATATTGGTACAACCTGAAATACGTAGCTAAGAGATTCTTTGGTGAATACAGTGTGGATAATCCGTTCTTCGCGGGTTAATTCACAGTTAAGGAGAACTAAATGACTGTTCCTAATACTTCAACCCGGATGGACCATGCGATCTCTATTAGGGTTGATGGTACCACTATTGGTCAGATACAAGACTGGACTCCGCAGCAGAACCGTACTGTTACGCCTGTTTACGAGTTAAAGTCAGCCACTTCAGGAGAGCCTATTGAGAATGCTCCTGGAAATCTTGGTGGGCTAACTATCGGTATTACTCGATATGACCTATACAATAAAAAGATGGAGCAGGTTTGGGGATCTAGCTTTACTATGCAGATGCTAAGTGATCAAACTTCTGCTCTTCAAATTCAAGAGAAGTGGTCTAATCCTACGGGAACCGCTGAGACTTGGGTTTATACAGGTTGTTGGTTTACTTCATTGGGTAGAAATCATTCGGCTAATGGAGATCGTATTACTAAGGTTAATGCTTCTCTTATGTATGTCAAGAAGTATCAAGTAACTTAGCATTTATCGGTTTTAAAAAGGATTATTAATGGGCGTTCAGTCTGACTTTAAAAAAGCATATAATGAAGTTTTTGACTGGACTCTTCCTAATAATAAGTATAAGGGTCCTGAGACTTCGGTTAGAATGGACCATGCTGTGTCTATTCGGTCTTCAGGTGCTACTATTGGAATGATTCAGGAGTGGTCACCTCAACAAAGTAGAAACGTTACTCCTATTTATGAGATTAACGCAGCTGCTTTAGGCAAACCTTCTGAGAGTATTCCTTCTATTTTAACTGGTTTATCCATTAGTATTTCTAGATATGACTTATACGCTTCTAGGATGGAGAATGTTTGGGGAGCTGGATTAACGGTACAAGTGCTTACTGACCAGACTAACCCATTTACTATTAATGAGCGCTGGGATAATCCGAATGGTTCAGTTGAGATGTGGACTTATACAGGTTGCTGGTTTACTTCTGTAGGTCGAACGCATAGTGCTAATGGAGATCGTATTACAAAGGTTAATGCGAGTTTAATGTATACGGATAAGCACCAGATTTCTAGCAGTAAGATTGCTAGTCAAGAGCAGGCTGCGTGGGCAGCTAATAAGATTACTAATGAGGTTGCTAGCTGGTAATTGCTTTTTAGTTATATTTAGTAAGTTATAGTATATGGTAACCCCGCTACGGTGGGAGAGATAAAAACATAGACCCCTTTTATTATTTTTATAAAGGGAGAAAGGACATTATTGTGTCTAAGGAAACTAAATTCGATATTTTAGCAGATCTCCAAACAGAGTTAAGTGGTCAATTTCTTCAAGATGATTTTGAAGTTCAAGGACGGACTTTTACTATGCGTCTTCTGAATGAGGAGGAAAATGCGTGGACTTATAGCGGTTTGCTTGCTGGAGGAGACAGCACAATCTCTTTAGCAATGTCTGCCCGTATTGCAAACTTGGCAATCGGCATTCGATCTATTAATGATGCGACTATTGGTGAGATGTTTGAATCCAAGTTTAATGATCTTCCTGAGTCTGAGCAGAGAGAACTAGCTGCAAATAAGCCTATTCACTTTGCTTATGCTGGGCTATTTTTAAGATGGCTTGCAGTGCAGCCTCCTGAGTTTATCACTGAGTTGGTTGATAAATGGCAGGAATTGGAATCACGTAAAAAAGACGCAATGGGTGAAATAAAAAACTCATCAGGGGAGAGTTCGGACTCGGAAGAGAAGAAGAGCTAGATAAAGCTCTCCCCTTTTGGCGATCTATTGCGTCAAAGCTGAGGATTAAGTCTGAGGTTTTGGCTAAGAAGAATGTGTTGATGAGTGACCCGTCTGTACAGTTAATGACGGATACTCAATGGCTCTTTGAATTAGAAAGTTTGTCTTTGCAGACTGAGCGTAAGTATGAAGAGATTGGATCTTTTACTAAGTTAGTTCAGGATGGGTTGATTAACTTATTGGGTCTTAACCTTATGCCGGTACCTGAGGTTATCCCTGAGGAAGAAGGCGGTGGGTTGGACGAAGAGGGTGAGCCAATAACTAGGTTACGAAGAGCTGAAGAGGGTGAGATAGTACCTCTTGCGATGTTGATAGGCAGTCCTGAGGTTATATCAGAGGTGGTTAAGCAGAATCAGGAACTGTATAGTCAATTGGAGTTAGACGAGAAGGAGGAGCAAGGAGAGATCGTTCATAGGACGCCTGAAGAACTTGATGAGTTTTTTGAGGATGATATTGAGTTTCCTGATAATCCTGAAGACTTTAGAAAGAGTCTTATTTGGAATTCTGAGGAGACGCAGAATACTCTTAAACATCTTGTTAAGCCTCTGGAGAAAGAGCCTTTGGAGAAAGAGCCTGAAGAGGGTGCTGTTGTTCTTCAAAGCCCTAGAAAGCGTTCACGAGTGACGATAGATCATGCCAGCCGATAATTACATACTCAGTTTTGATTTTGCTGAGATTACTCGCCAAATTTCTAATTTGCAGCAGTCTTATGTTGACTTAGCTAAGACACAAGCAGATCATGCTTCAAAATCCCGCCAAGAGCTAGACTTAATCGAAGAGCAAGTTTCTCGCATTACTTCGTCTTTGGACAATTCCTTTCAAAATCTGGATAAGTATTATACCGGTCTTTTTGGAAAACTAGAAACAACGATTGACTATTTTAAAAACTTAGAAACGTATTCAAAAAACGTTACTGAGAATTTAAAGAGTCTGAATAATGTTGATCTAGCTAACTTGGGTAAGTCTGGCGGAGAGACTATAAGTGAGAGGCTTGCTGAGGTTTCCCCAGGTGAGGGTCCTGGCGATTTTATGTCGATGGACATGTCTATAAGAGCTGGTTCTGCTGATGCGGCTGAGGGTGCACTAGCTAAAGCTGAGGCTGCTATTAAGGCTGCGAAAGAGGCTGTTATTGAAGCGAATAAAGCCAAGGGAATAATGGCTAAGACTTCTGAGGCGATGTCCAAGAAAATTCAGCAGGAGTTAAAAAACGCTAAACGAAAAGTAGGAGGTATGTTTTCGGGAGCTACTGGTGGAGCTTTAGCTGGCGGCGGTATGGCGGGTATGATTGGCTTGATTCTATTAGGAACGCAGGAAAGCCAACGTAAGGGGGCAGAAGCCTCTGAGATGTTCAACGTTCTAGCTGCTGGAGGAGATGTTTTTGACAAGGAGACTAAGAGGGCTTCTAAGTGGTTTGCTAGGTTTGGGGAACATGCTCAAGCGAAGATGGGGATCGGGCGTAAGGCAATTCAAGGGTTGAATAAGCAGCTTATTGATATTGGTCTTAAGGGAAAAGATTTATTAAAAGACTACGGAAAAGAGGTTGATGACGTTAGTGCGAGCGTGACATCAACCACGTTGGCTCTGGACCTTATGTTCCAAAAAGGAATAGGGTCTTCGATGACGGACGTTACTACTCTTGTAAAAGATTATGGAGACGAGTTAGGTGAAGCTACTGAGAAGTACAAAAGGTTAAATTTTGAAGCTCAGAGATCTGAAATAGGGGTTGGTAGATTTGTTGGAGCGGTAATGGAAGGTACGGCTGCTCTTTCTCAATACGGCATTGAGATGGAAGATACTACTGAAGTTATGCGGACAATGGTTGGTTACTATAAGGAGATGGGTTTAGACAAGGAAGTAGCCGGTACGTTTGCGGGTGAGGCGACTAAAGGGTTGATGCAAGGGGTTGGAAATATGTCTTTTGGCATGACGGCTCAAATTGCTCAGACTATGAGGCAAGACCAAGGGTTGCCGGTGATGGATGCTCTGGGAGCTAGGCAGTGGTTTAAAGAGGGAGCACAGCGTGTTTCTGAAGGTGAGGATACAGGGTTTAGCGTAAGAGCTATTAAGGCAATTCATAAGTTTATTACTAATCGCGTAGGGGGCGGTAGACCTGCTCAAATTATGTTTGCTGAGCAAGAGATGGGAATGGAGAATGCTCCAGCTGCGGCGTTTATTGATAGGGCTGGGAAGTTGGCGGCGGGCGTAAAGATAGACGAGTTAACCCCTGAGGAACAGAAGGCTCATAAGAAACAGTTCGAGAGACAGAGTGATACGCTTACTGATCTTCAAAAGAATCAATATGACTTAATCCAGAGTTTGGCTAAGATAGGTTCTGGTCTTATAAAGATTTTAACTAGTATTTTAGGAGTTCTTATTGCTGGTATTCAAGGGTTGCCTATTCTTATTACTGCTGCTATTAAGATGCTTACCGGAGATGCTGAAGAAAAGCAAGCTGGAAGAGATGAGATAAAGCTGTATAAAGCTGTTATGGAGGCACAGGTTGATACTTTTACGTCTGGAGCTAGTGATATATGGGAAGGAACAAAGGGGGCAGGTGGAGTACTCATGGATGCTTTTTCTGGGGTTCCTAGCTTGAAAAAAGCTATGGATATGAAAAGTTCATGGGGGGATATGGGCAATCTTATTGCGGATAAGGTAGAAGCGGGATTAGCTCCAGTGAAACAGGGGCTTATTGACGTGCAGATGTCTTTAGCTAATTTTATTGGGCTTAGCGATGACGCTAAACACAGGATACGAACGGATAACATAGATCGAGGTCCTGTTGGATCGCTGCATCCTAGTTTTCAAAAGACTATGGACGCTCACGGGTTAAGTCTTGGTAGCTCTGGCAAGCCTAAATCCTCTAACCGGAGTTCTTCAGCTGGGGATGCAGCTCCTAGACATACTTTTTTGCCAGCTAAAACAGAGATACCTGCTGAGCATATAAATAAAGTTGTATCTATTTTAAAAGAGAAGACGCTTAAATAATGATTATTGACCTTCAAAAATTGGAAGAGATTAAGCATCAGTTTGCTGAGTTGGGCAGAACTGTTTCTGATGTTTCTTCTAGTACTGAAGCGTCTTCTAAGGTTGCTTTATTAGCTGTTAACGAGCTTCAAGAGGCTATTTTTAGTGCAATTAACTTTGAGCAGCTAGGTAAGGTGGCTGATTCAGTTAATGAGATTGCTGACTACGCTGAGGATTTTTCAAATATAGTTGATTCTTTAACTGAGAGTTTTTCAGGATTTGATGCTTTTAGCGACGCACTGGGGGAAGCGTCGGTTAAGTTTTCTAAGGTCGCTGCTGACCTTGATGACCTCTATAATAAGAAAGGTCCTGTAGACTCGGCAGGGATGCCTGGAAAGAAGAAGAGTGCTAAAAAGACAAGAATGCCTAAGATGCTTAAGAAAGAGCTTTCAGGCGTCAAGGGTAAAGCCGGATCGCTTCTGAGTACTCTTAAGATTCCCAAGCCTGGAATGATTGCTGCTGGTCTTTTGGGATTAATGGCTTATGGAGTTAAGGAGCAGCAAAGAGTCGCTGCTGAAGCTGGAGAGGTCAGGAACATACTGATCACAACCTATGACGGGTTGTCTAAAGACATTGTTAGTAAGGGCACTAGTTATATATCTTCATTTCAAGAGCACTTACAAAAAGCTTATGGTATTGCTAAAGGAGAAGTTCAAGATGTAGCAAAAACATTTGCTAAGGCGGGAATTAGTATTGAGGAGATGCTTCAAGGCGTTGATAAGGAGTTAGGGCTAGTTGGGAAATCCTATATCTCGTTTACGCTAGGCGTTGATAAGATGCTTGAGCTGGCTGGCGGGTCTACGGCTCAGAAGATGGTAGACTATGCTAATAAGTATGGAATGAGTTTTAAGGAGTCTAAAGCTACTATTATGCGTATGGTAGATTTGGGGCAGCAGTCCGGTATTGGAACTATGCAGTTTATGAAAAATATTGAGACTGCAGGAGACGCTTTAGGAAAGTTAGGATTTAAATTGTCGTCGGTTATAGATTTGGCGACAACTTTACAAGAGTCTTTTGAGAAAATAGGCGTTCCTAAACATTTGGCTGGTAAGCAAACCGCCGTAGGGCTTCAACAGATGGCTCAGGGTCTTTCTCAGATGTCTGATGGTTGGAAGGCTCTAATGGGGGAAGAACTAGGCTATGGCAGCGGTCTAGAAGCCGTACAAGGGTTTAATGAGCGGTTTCTGGAGTTGTCTAAAGGTGGAGAGAGCGGAGCTGAGGATTTTGATAAGTTTTTAACTACTATTGTTGATAGAGTTGGCACAGCCGTTGGTGGAGATGAAGTTAGGCAACGTTCTATTTTAGAAAAAGACTTGGGCATGGGTTTTGAAGGTGCAATGATTGCGACTAGACTTGTGAAGGCTATTAAAGCTGGAGATAAAAATAAGGCTAAAGAGCTTAGAAAGGAGCTAAAGAAGGAGATAAAGAATTCTTTTGAGACTGAGAAAGAAAAGAGAAAAGCTTGGGAACTCCACATGAATCAGTGGATGAAGGCTTTGTCAGAAATAGGGCAAGGTCTTTTAGGTCTTGTGTTAGAGGCGCTTGCTTCAATGATAGCTTATGTAAAGTCCGTTCCTGAGTTGTTTATGAATATGCTTGAGGGTGGGAAAAAGGGAGCGTTAGCAAATGAGGCGTTAAGGAAGAAGATTGCTGGAGTTTCTTCAGGAGCGGGGGCACACGCTGCGAAGATTAAAAAGGCGTGGAAAAAACTAGGAAAGCACGGTAAATCATTATTAGGAGATGCAATAGGCTCATCGATGGATAACCTGGAAGCTGCTATTAATTTCAACCCTTCTGTAACTGCAATTGGTAAGCTAGGTAGTGCTGGTAAGTCTAGCGTTCCTTCGTCTAGGGTGCAGCTGGTCCCTGTAGCAGCCGGTCGAGTTGGATCATCAGCGTCGGGCTTTGGCGGATCGCGTTCTAACGCTTCGTCTGTTGCTGGCTCTCAGGTTGCACCATCATTAATTGGCTCGTCGGATGAGGGAGACATAGATAGTGATTGGGAGAGCGAGTCATCGTGGAAAGGCGAGCGTCCTCTTCAGATTGTGTCTCATGGTGTTTCAGATGAGGGTAATATTAGTATTGCTTTGGTAGGTGACTGTCCAAGGTGTGCGTTAGCTTTTGACGGTGGCAATAACGAAGACATATCTGAAAAAAGTATTAATGCTGGCGGTTCGAGTGACTTAGATGTTTTAGCTAAAATGTTGTTTTCAGAGGGAGGTCCTGGGAAAATAAATGCGAGGGGTGGAAGTAAGGAGCTAGCTGGTATTGCCTTTACTGCATTGAATAGGAAGAAGTTAAGGGGTAGGCACCAAGGAAAGAGCCTATCAGATATTATTACTAATAAGTTAGGTTATGGTAAGCAGGGTGGTAGAAAAGGTCATAGCAGGGAGTATGCGACGGCGCGTAAGGTTACTGAAAAAAATAGGGCTGAGTATGATCAGGTAAGGGATCTTGCTGGCGATATTTTAGCAGGAGATGTTGAGAATCCTGTAGGAAAAGCTACTATGTTCCTCCATAATACTTTTGGGCAAGGCTATGGATCAAGAAAACATCCTGAAACTCGTAAGGCTCTTGCCCCTTTTGCAGATCCTAATAAGTCAGATAGTGTAAATACGGAAAATATTAAAACTGCTAGATTCTATGCAGAAAAAGGCAGGGGGAAAGATGCGCCTGAAAGAGGAAGAAAAGATGCAGCGTATAACGCTAAGTTTAATAAAGTACGTAGCGAAGGTGGATTACGGTAAAATAGGAAGTCGGAGTATATTGTATTAATCTTGGATTATATGCAGTAAAATAAGGATGAAAAATGTCAGGTGAAGCAAGAAGTGTGGTATCTAATTTTGCGATGGTTTTAGAGAAGGCGTTTAACCCTTACGACGATAAGTCTATAAGAGTGCCGTTTTACCTAACCTCGTCTTATAGAAAGCGTTTGGGGGTTCCTGGTGTCTCAATGGTCGTAAACCCATCTAGCGTATCGTTTCGTCAAGCTAAGAGGACAACTCAAAGGGATACTCAAGGTGGAAAGGTCTATTATCACTGGGCTAACCAATTGGGGCGGAACAATGACGTTTTAGAGATGGATTTTGTAGGCACTACGGGTAACCTAAATCTTCAAAATGGTACTATTGCAACTACGGCTGTTGGTGGCAACAATATATTTGGAGGTGCTACAGACTGGTTAAATGAAAAAGCAGCGGCTACTACGGACGCACAAGACGATAATCCTGCTTCAGTTAGGCTACAAGGATCTGGTTATTCTGTTTCGTCTGCAAAGAAGCTTGCTAATTTTATGAATTTGTATTCATTGACTCGTGAGCCTATGACAGATCCTAAAACTGGCGCTCCAGTTCTTTATTACATTGCTTATAGTAGTCCTTTATTTGGGAATACATTTGTTAATTTTATTGGACACTTTAATAGGGTTATGGATATTACGGACGATGCAAGTGATCCGTTTAGGAAGAGTTATAGTTTTGGATTTACGGCTATCGCTTCAACCCCTTCAATGGACTATGTGTATTCAACGGTCGTAAATAACCTAAAATCCATATTTTCTAATCCTATTTAAGGCGGTAGTATGACTGACCAACTAATAAATGAACTTTCTACCGACAGCATTAATAGGGTTGGGTTTCCTTTATGTAAGGTTTTTATCTATGGTCAAGAGGTTACGCCTGATATTATCAGCGTTAGGGTTAATCAAGCTGGCGGAAGCACAGAGAGAACTCCGGGAACTTGTACTATTGCTATTGCTAACCCTAAAGATAAGTATATATTGCATCATCAGGATATTGTAAGTATTGCTAAGAAGAAGGGTTGGCTATCAGGAAGTTGGTCAGACTTTGATTCAACTCATATGACTTCGGATTATACTAATCCTAATTTGGGAGTTTTGAGCGAAGAAACAAATGTTAATAATCTAAAATTAGCAGGTGGAAGTCTAGATCTTCCTGGCATTGTGTTGGATGAGCTGGCAGCTAGGTTGTCTGAGGCAAGTGATGATGAGCTACATGTTATTATTCAATCAGTTTTACTGGAAAACTTGGATGGAGGAACTGCTGTTGACATAAGTCTTTCAGAAGCTCAAGCGTTATCTAAATTGATAATAGCAAATAGGCAGAGTACGTCGAGCCAAGCTGTTGATGCTGGATTGCCAACTGATGCGTGGGAAGGGCTTGATCTAACTTATAAAGTAAAACAAGAGGTTGTTACTCAGAAGTTAGAATATACGCAGACATTAAAGAGTGACGAGGCTAATGCTTATAGCAGTGACCTACTTGTTCAGGAAGATCGGTTAATTTATGACTATCCAATGTCTGAAGGTGATTGTGTATTTAATTTGAATGATCCTGTTAGAGTTGCATTTAGAGATCCTTTTGACCCTCGTATTTGGTATTGGATGTTTACTGGGTTTGTCGATACCTGGACTGACGACGCGGGTACTAATTTTGATTCTATTATTTCAATCAATTGTACAGACGTTACGAAGATGGCTAGATATTCGCTAGCTGAGATAAAGACGGGACTTTTGGATGCTAACATAGAATCTATTATTAATGGAGTTACTACAGAGGATAAGAAAGTTGCAGATACTGGAGTGCCTGCGGCTAATGAGATTTTTTCTTATCTTAGTATTCCTGAAATTTTAGAGATTATCTTTTTTGGATCTGACTCTGCAAAAACGTTAGTAGCTAATAGTGGGTTAGCAATGGCTGAGACGGTGGATGACTTGTTAGCTGATAACCTTTTTGAAACATTGAGCGCTGAGGAGTGGGAATCTAAGTTTATGGCTCAGTTTAACTTTTCTAGAGAAGAGGTACAGAGTTTTATGCCTTCTGCTGATATTCTTGTAGATGTTTCTGCCTCGGGGGGGTATTCTGTTGGTGATATTAGCGACATTTCGTGGTCTACTATTAAGAATAAGGTAGCAGATGCTTATACGGTTCAATCGTTAAAGAGAATAAATCCGTTAAGCTGGTATGGTATTTCTTCTCCTAGAGATGTTTCATTCAAACGCAGTAGCCCAGGTAGAGGATTGCACATATACGTGTACGGAGAGCCTAGCGCTGCCGATAATGCCTACGGAGCAACCCCTTTAAAAGATTTGTTTACTCTTAACGAGGAAATCCATCACAGGGTTAGAGAATCAGATCTTAAGGTGATGTCTGCGGCTTCTTCAAATGAGTATGATACTTTATATGAGATTAATCAGTCTGTAACCTTTGAGTCTCCTAATGCTATTGAAAAGGTAATTAGTAAGATTGGAACTGATTTAACTAATTATCCTGTGGGGCATGGCAGAGTTATCTATGTAGCTCCTGCCAAGATGGATTCTATAAGCGGAGAGAGCATTCTAGATCGCGGCATGGGTGGAGTTGGGTCTATGCACTCAGTCTTTAAGGATCGATTGACTTACTTGTATGACTTAGCAGACATAGTAGAATGGCGGTTTTACGCATCTCCTAGGGGTGATGTTCTATTTGAAATGCCATTTTATGATTTTGAACCAGATGCTTTTTTTGAGAGTAGTCAGCAGTCAGAGGATCTGGGAGATACCTATAAGGACAAGACTTTTATTTATGAGTCTACGTTTGGTGAGCAGTATGCAGGTGACTATGATGAAAATGCAGATGACCTTACCACTATGGCGATGGATTTAAACGCTACTGAGAGTGATATTGATTTTACAACTACTCCAGTTTTTGATTATAGATCTCACTTTACTATTGAGATACATGAGCAATCCGGTTATAGTAATACAAATACAGATAAGGGAATAATAACTGTATACAGAGCTAAGGACAATATTGTAGCTAGCTTGGAGCAAGTGAACAATAACGAAGATATTAAGAAGTTCTACTATGCTCCTGATAAGGCGTTAATCCCTACTCTTGGTTTTAGAATCGAGCAGGGTAATCTGTGGTCGTTTGCTCAGGGAGCTTCGGCTGCTGAGATGTACAGCGCTCTTCAACTAAATAAATTGAATTCTTCTGCCAGAAATATAGGTCTTCCTACGCTTCCTAAATTTGGATTGATGGTGAATCGTCCGCTTTACTGGGTTTATAGAAATTATTATGCAAATATCGTTAGCCTGAATCATAGCTTAGTCTGGAATAGTGATGTTAATACTTCAATAAATCTGAATCAGGTTAGAGCTTGGTCAGGAGCGGTTGACGACAAGAACAAACCTATTTATCGTCACTTCGGCGATTCTAATCGCCCGTTCAACATGGTTGAGATGTTGTCTAAGGCTAAGTCTAAAGACAATCAGAATAGCGGGGTATAGAGATATGGGATTTAATACTGTACTACCGGGAGCTAGCGCTTTTAGAACCAGGGAAAGAAGCCATGAGTCTCTAGCTTATTCAGTGCATAGAGCGAGGGTAACTGAAGTTTATATAAATAAAGGGTCTGTTAGGGTTGAGTTGGAGACAGTTAGCTACAATGCTGAGGTTCTATTTCCTTTGGTTGGTCTATCTGCGCCTCCTAGTTTGACTGAGGAAGGTAAAGCTAATTTTAAGCAGGCTTCTTGGGGGAGGTATATTCCTCAAGTTGGAGATATGATGTTAGTAGCTTTTGGCGCTAACATGGAGTTGTATGCTCTAGGGTATACGGCTGTCTTTTATCCAGGGTTTGACATAGCTGACGAACAGAACGAAACAACTGGCGGAATTGGTTGGGGAGATATTTCTGCAAAAGAGATGAAGCCTGGGGATTGGGATTTTAAATCAGCTAGAAATGCTTCATTGTATTTAGGAGAGAAAGCTAAGATAGCTTCTGGTACGTGTTCATCCACCTATAATCAGAGTACTCAGGATATAACGAATACTGCTACGCTGCATATGGATAAGTCTGGATCTTCTACTAGGTTATTTGGAGCTGTAAGAAGGTTTCTGCTACCAACTGATTCTGAGGAGACATACGTTCCTTCAGGTAGGGGCATTACCTACGCACAGGAGCATACAACATCCGTTAAATGGGACGGTATTCCTGGAGGAGCTGAGTTAGCTAGGTTGTCTATGGGTGACGTAATGGACGATAGCATACCGTCTGTGATGCTCAAGCTTTCTACGTTTGGTCAGCCAACTCGTCGCCATTTTTCTGCTAATGATTTTTCAGGGCTTGTTCCTGTTTATGACGAAATTACTGATTGCCTGGGTAACTATGAAGTATTGTCCGTTACTGGTACTAATTTTATGTGGACAACTGCTCTGGCAAGTTGGAATATAACCAACTTGAATACTACGTTGAATTCTAGCGCTGCTATAAGCCTGACATCTGGCGCAGCGATGACTCTTAATTCTGGGGCTGCTCTTAGTCTTACGTCTACTGGAAATACGGTGATAACGGCTCCCGTTACTCAGATAGGGAGCGCTGCGGCTTCAAGTCCTGCAGTTAAGGGCACTGAATATTTGGCAGCGTTTAATGCTTTTTTGACGGCTGTAGTGAGCGCAACTGCGGTAGTGGGGACTGCTCCTCAGAATGCTACAGCACTAACAGCTATTGGGGCAGCTGCAACAGCATTACAGTCATTAATAGGAAATACAGTTTCAAGTAAGGTATTGGTGGAATAATGAGTTTATTAACTACAATAGCAGTTTGTATTGCAAGATGGCTATACGAGCAAGCTTCTGCTATCCTTCAAGCTCTTCGTGCATTTGTTGAAATGCTGATAGCAATGATTGATGCTCAGATTTTAGCGTTACGCGCAATTATTGCTATGCTTGATCTTGCTAAATTTGTTGAGGAGCAAGTATGGAGTAGGGTTGAGGCTGTTATTGACCAGATTAGAAATGCTTTAATGGCTGGGTTGCCGGGTCCTGGACAGGATCTATGTCCTGAGTTTTATGCTGCATTTAGCAATCCTGCTTTGGCTTTATTGGAAGCTGCCTTGGCTGCGTTTATGCCGTACAAGGATAGATGGTTATCTTTTGTTTCTTTAACTGACAGGTTTGACCAGTTATTAACTTATTGGACAGCAACTAAACAACAACTGTTAGCGATGTTAGACGTTATCGATGACGCACTATATCAAGCGTTGATGGATGAGGCACACTCAATCGAGTAAAAAGGTTTGAAAAATGGCTAAGACTTTAGAATGGGCTAATGGAGATATGGTAAGATCGGGGAATAATCAGGGATATTCTTATATTGCTGATAAAGCTAAAACTCAACAAGATGTTGAATTAGTGTTAACGACCGATACTCGAAAGTCAACAGGTTTAGGCTGTGGGCTTGATTCACTGATTGGAGATGAGACTATGAGCGCGTTAGAATCATATTCTCAATTCCCAATTATGTTTGATTTTCAAACGGCTGTTAGGGTTGGCTTAAGCAGATTAAAGGGAGCACAGAGGCGATATTTGTTTGATAAGCGCACGCCACAAGAGGTCCTTTATGATTTTTCTCCAGTAGATATGCAGATTGATACGAGTGATTTTAGGAATTTTAAATGGAGACTAGACATTTTGACGGAGGATGGAACTTTTGATTTCTCCGTCTCCGGCAGTACTAGGAGTTAATAATGCCTGTTGAACGAATTACGTCAGATACTTTTGCCTCGCAATTAGTCTTAGGTATTAATAGTCGAGATGCTACGATAGATACAAGAATCGGCGGTGTTAGGGATATATTTATAGATCCTCTTTCTGAGGTGTTAGAGAATCAGAATGATAGGGTTGTATACTTAAATAACCTATTCAGCTTGAAAAACGCAGGTAAATTAGTACCAGACGATGTTGACGATTTAGTATATAATGAGGGTATTGTTAGGTGGAGTGGCTCAAGATCTATGACTACGCTTACGTTCTCTCGTACAACGCCCCCTACGGTGGATATAACGGTTCCTATCAGCTTTCCGGTATCAACAACCGTTACTGCGGCTACGGGCGTCTCAGTGGTGTTTAGAACGATTGAGACAAAGACTATGTATGCTGCTTCAGCAAGCAGTTACTATAATGCGGATACTGGAAAATACGAATTAGAAGTTTCATCAGCTAGTATTACTTTAGGGATTTCAGCTCAGGTAGGAGCCTTTACGGTTACTCAAATGAGGCGTCCACTAGCTCAATTCGAAGAAGTAACTAATACAGTGGTTACTTCTTCAGGTAAGAGTCTTGAAACTAATACAGAGATGGCAGATAGGTATCTGTTACATATTGAAGGATCACAACTAGGATCTCCTGCTGGTTTAAAAAGCTTTCTTTTGGATACGATAAGCACTGTTGAAGACGCATATATTGTGTATGGAGAGAATACGTCATTAACTCGTGAGCAAGACGATGCTGGCGCGGTAGATGTTTGGGTTAAGGGATCTATTCCTACGGCTCGCACTTACGTTACTTTGTATAATGGAACTGCGACTTTAAATGCTGTAGACTTTCAACCACTCATAAGTGTGTCTTCTGTTTCATCTGTAGCTACGGGGCTTACTTATACAGAGGGAACTGATTATCTTGTGGAAACAGGAGTTGGTGAATACGCATATAGTAAATTAGCGGCTGATGGTATTAGGTGGATTTCTGGTGGATCTCACCCTGCGGTTGGAGATGATCTTGTTATAGTCTATACTTATAATTCTCTTATGAATATTTTGACTGCGTTCTTTAAGCAGGGCGAGTACTATTCTTTTGGGTCTGATAGATTGTTTAGGTGGGCACAAGCTCTTTATTTGGAGATTGAAGCGACGTTAAAGGTTCGCTCAGGTAATCCTAGTGTTGTTTTAGCCCTGGTTAGAAATGCCGTGTTGACTTATGTAAATGCTTTGAAGTTGAATGATAACGTAGAAGAATTTGACGTCGATATTTTGGTAGGAAAAATTTATGGGGTTGATAATTGGACGTGGACAACGCTTGCGGTTACAGACGGAACTGGAGTTTCTGACATTGAGGTTTCTCCAAAGAATTATGCTCAATTGTTAGAAGCTGATTTTGTTATTAATTTGTCATAGGGGTTATTAGATGGCTAAGTTCCAGACATTCACATACGGCTCGTCAGTGTTGTACGGGCTTTATCCGGTAATTGATTTAATTAACCCTACGAGTGGTCCCGTTAGTGGAGGTCAGCCGTTCGTTATTCGAGGTGACGGCTTTGACTATGATGATTTTAACGATGATTTTACTGCTGGTGTTTTAAACCTAGCTAAATGGCTGGATATAAGTTCTGGTACGGGTACTGTTGCAACCGGAAGCTCTCATCTACAATTAAATACTGGCGCTACTGCTGGATCTGTTGCAGGGGTAGAATCATTAAGACCTTTTGTTAACGCTCAATATGAAGCAAGAGTAAACGTTCCTACTATCTCAGCGTACCCTACTTCATCTGTAGAGCTAGTAAAGCTCTCTTTGTACATTGACGCTAATAATCACGCTGACCTAACTATAAATTTAGGAACGTCATCTTCTGACTTGACTTTAGACTGTGATATTTATGTCGGTGGAGTTTTGCTAGAGACTTATTCAACAAGTTGGACTACGGGACTATCTACTTTTAAGTTATTGAGGTGGACTAGCGATGTATACTTTTACGCTAATGGTTCTCTAATTTTTAAAAGTGAGAAGTTTACGGCTACAACTGGTACGTATCGAGTATATTCTTATAACGGAGGTGCCGCTTATAGTATTGTCAATACAGTGGTTGAGAGCATGAACTATGTGCCTTTTGTTGTGTTTGATAATGCGGTTGTTCATGATTTGTTAGTAGTAAGTAACCAGCGTGCTAGGGGTTTGACTCCACCTAGTTTAGATAAGAAAGACCGAAGTGAAGGCTATGCGGGGCTTGTAGATGTTTCTATAGTGGGCGGGATAACGGTTACTACTGCTGACTTGTATACGTACTACTATGAAGACGTGCTAACGCTTATGGATAATGAACAGTTTGGGGTAAAATTGTCTGATATAACGGATTCTACAGTGAGAACTCCTACAAACGTTTCTAGAGGATTAGGAGGAGGTAAATAATGTCTACCTTTCCTACAGTAGATCGCTATTCTAATTTAGTACGGGGAATTATCTCTGGTGACTTTTATGCTAGTGAGGGAATTGTTATACCTTATAGATCTGGCGTAACAACTTTAAGGCTTGAGACTTCTTCTCCAAATACTGAATATGGAATTTACGTTAACGAGACTTTTTCAGGGTCTGAAGTTTCAGATGTTAATGGAAATGTAGTATTATCCAGGAAGCTTCCTCAAGGTGAAGTTACTCTAACGTTGTTGAATCGTAGTACTGGTCAAGAGATAAAGACTTATGTGACGGTTAGAGACTATGCTATTTGGCTTGCGACCTATGCTGAAGCTCTAGAAACAATAGACGATAATATTCTTCAGGTTCGTAGCAATGTTTCTATTGAAGATGCTGAGTTGTCGGCGTTACAAGAGGTTTATGGAAAACCGGTAGACACTTATGCTGATGTTGGTCAGGAAACAGAAGCTTATAGGCATCAGATACATGAGCTAAGACTTGCCTATCGTAACTTTGGCACTCGATATAAAGGTTTTGAAGAAGCGATTGCAGAATTTACTCAGGTTCCTCCGTTTGGCTATACTCGTAGAAAATGGGGACCTAATTGGGTTTTAGATCAATCCATGCTCATTAATCATAGGTTTAAAGAGAGATCTAATTCTCTTACTAACTCTACGGGAAACATTACTGGGCTTACGCTAGTGGGCGTTGAGCCTGATGTTGTGTCTAACCCTGGTACTGCTCACGTTATTGACTATACTGTCGCTACAAACGTTCTTACGTGGACGCCAGACGGAGTAGCTGGTCCTACCGTAGAGGCGAATGACGGTGAATTGTTTCTTCCAGGTCCTCCAGATTCTCGTCCTGCTTATGCTCTTGGTAGGGATGTTTCAGTAACAGCTTATAGCATTATTGCAGGTGGTGCTTTAGATAATGACTATATTTATTTAAATATAGATAAAAAGGGAATCGCTGCAATCCAGCTTACGACTGGATTGCCAGCTCCAACTCCTGCAAATGTTGCTACAGATATTAATTACGAGTTGAGTAATGCTTTAGGAACTTATTTTTTACAATACGGAGCTGCTTATTCAGCTGTTGCTTCTGTGTATAATAGCAAGTTATTGATTGATTCTCCTGTAGCAACTGGATCTTCTGTAGAGATTTTAGAAGGAACTGAGAGCGGAGCGGGAGAGCTTTTTGGAATATCACCTGGAGATGTTCAATTTCCTGCTGGTGAAGTTCTTAATGGAATTGAGTTACATAATTTTGGTGGAACGATTCCTTTTATGGGAACTGCTACGTTAGAGCATACTTATGATGATACTTTGACTCCGCCTAATAGCTTAAAGTGGAAATCGACTAATGGAGCTTACGGAGTTTCAGTTAATGTTGATGAAAACGGGTCTTATACTTTAACAGATACAATTGGAGCTACTGTTACGGTTTATTGTTATGTGTCTGAGATGGATACTCAAGCTGGTGCTCCATTAACTACCGTAACTACTTTTTCAATAGGGTTTAACCGATACAACGAAAATCTGTTAGAGACTCAAGGTTGTTGGGTTACTATTGACTCTTCTCTATTACCTATTGCTAATCAGACTGACACAATTGTTGTTTATGACGACGTAACAGACGGATATACTGAGACTCCTGATTATTGGTTTATAGAGCCTGATCCGCTTATAGCTATTACAACGGTGTTTGCTCCTTCTGATATTGTTAGGGGAAAAGAGGATGAGCTAGATTCATCACCTGCGTATCGGTGGAGAACGTCAGATTCTTCAAAAGAAACTTCTTATGCTATTATTTCGCACGTTTTAAAGTTTCCTTTGATAAGCGATACTCCAAGGGGTAGTAACTATCCTCAACAAGACCCTGGGTTATTCTATGATTATGAGGGATACGAGACTAAATTTTCAGGATGGTTTAAGTCTCTTAGTAGGTTTGGCGCGGTTACTGCTACTTTAGCTTTTTCATTTGATGGAGGAGATAACTGGATTTCTGGCGTTGCTACTACAATCAATAGTGATATTGGAACCCACGGCTATGACCATTATACGTATGTAGAATTAAGCACAATAATACCTGCTGATATTCAGTATAGGGAAACTGCGGCTTTAACCTATGAAGATTCTGGAGTTCTAGCAAGAGTAACGTTTGATTCAGCTTGGGGTTATATTGATGTTTGGTCAGATAGCCTTAACGTAGAGGTGAAATATATCTCTTCAAGGTCTTTAACTAATGCTACTGTTGCAAGATCAAGGCATCGTCAATACTTTGGAGAATTAGCTTGGGTATGGGCACCCGAAGAACTAAGCGTTAACGAGCAAAAGTATATAGGCGTTCCTTATATGGACTCAGACAAGACTACTGTGTATGCGGGAGTTACTCTTACTCATATTGATTCTGATACTCCAACAGGTACGGCTTCTTTAGAATATGAATATAACTCTACTCTGAATACAAAGAGACTAAGGTGGATTCCTTCTGGTACAACCTATGGAGCAGGAGTTGGGTGGTCTTCTATTACAGGTGATGGATCTTACGAGTTGACTGCTCCTGATGCGTCTACAATTACTGTGTCTGTTATTTATGCTATTCTTCCTGTGTTGACTGGCACTATGCCTGTTTCTACTTCTAAATCTATTGTTATAAGTAACTCTTCCGTGCATCAAGGACATTCTAGGAAGATTTTGCCTGCTCATTCTGCTTTAGATATTTTGGATGTTACTGAATATGACTCTTCTGGCGTTCCAATAAATCTATTCGGCGTTATTACCGAACCTGATTTCTCACTATGTGGTTTGGTGAACGCAGAAGTAATCTCAGCAGATCCTTTTAAATACGCATATGCTGCTCCAGAATTCTTACCACAAACTGGAGAAGCCTTATCCTTTGCTACTGTAGGTCCTGATGAAGTTGCTACTTTAGTTTATTATTCAGACGAAGACCAAACTGAAGCAGTTCTTTACGAAGATGGAATTCCTGTATCAAATGATATGTGGAGCTTTACTGCGGCAAATACTCTTGCTATTCCTACAACTTGGTTTACCGGAGGTTCTTTAGATGCTTCAGCGGTATTTACACTGGACTATAACCTTCTGTATCAAGTTACTTCAACAATCTTGGAATTAGACGCTACCTATCAAGATTACATGTGGCTAGCTGACTATTTCTTGTGGGAACGTTTTGATAATGTTCTAGGTGAGTACGCTGCTGAAACATCGTTAATCTTTAACTTTGATAACGGACAAGCGGTTTTGTCAAAGAAATCAACAGCGGATAAGTCAACTGCTTCATTATGGGTACAAGAAGCAGCTGAGCTAAGAGAAATACCTAAGCGTTATTGGGATTTTAAGGACGATAAGACTATTCAAATCGAGATTGCATATTTAGTGAATGGTCAATACTACTTAGAGCACTATGAAAAGCGCGTTTATGAGGAATCTAGACTAACAACTACTTTTGAGCATAGGTCCGCGTCAACTGCTCTTTTGACGGCTTCTGCTACGTGGGAAGAAGTAGACAAGAACGAGAACATTGAGGTTAACCAGACAGTACCTCACCAGTTCCATCAGCTGCGTTTGTCAATCTCTGGTATAAGGGACTTGAGAGACTTTAAGATTAGATCAATGGTTCTGAAGGGACTTAAAATGTTTGGGTCAAGCCCTTATGTGCCTGGGTTGACCAATATTTGGAAAGTAGATTAAAATGAAGTTTCTATATATTTTAGGGTTTCTATGGGCGCTGCCTATGTCAATTTTTGCTTGGATGCTAATTTTAGTATTATATTTTACAAAACAGATTGAAAAATCCGATGTTTCTGATTCGCTTACCTTTATTATTGACCTTAAGAATTCAGGTTGGTTTTGTAAGAAGGCATTTACCGAAAGAGGTTGGTTTGGCTTTGTTCTAGGAAATACAATATTTTTGGTAGATATTGATGATGAGCGCTATGCGAGGGCTTTAAGGCACGAGCAAGAGCATGTTTATCAAATGTATAAATGCGGGATTTTCTTCTTTGCTCTGTACATTATTGAGAGCTTGAGGATTTATATGTTTGTTAAAGAGGAACATTCGTACTACGATAACTGGTTTGAAGTTGAAGCTCGTAGGGCTGCTGGTCAGCCAATCCAGATACCTAAAAGTTTCTGGAAGGATGACCGATGGATTTGGTGGTAGTGTGTGTTTTGTTAAGATTTATTAAGTTAAGTTTAAAATCCCTACAGAAGGTTTGCTACACTTTATGTGTAGATGATTCAAGGAGATTTTAAGAATGGATAACCTAACTAAAGAATGTACGACTTGTAAGGCGTCTAAGGATCTAGAGGCGTTTGGTAAGCATCCATTAGGGAAGTATGGACGTAAGTCGTCATGTAAAGAATGCGTCAGTTTGTATCAGAAGAACTTATATCAAACTCGTAAACTAGAGTTGGAGATCCAAGAGGCTCCAAATGGATAAAGTTTTTGATAAAGATGGTTCTGAAGTTTTGACGAAGGTTTGTACTAAGTGTGGAGAAGAGAAACCATTGGTAGAGTTTCATAAGGATAAAGCTTGCAGGCATGGTTGTCATCCTGTGTGTAAGGCTTGTAAGAGAGTTTATCAGGAGTCTCGTATTTATGATTATTCTAAAAATTCTGAACGGGATAGTTTAACATTGAAAGCTTGTACGTGTTGTGGCGAGTCTAGGTTATTAGCGGAGTTTAGCAAGGACAAATACCGCAGGGATGGCAGGATTTCAAGGTGTAATGAGTGTGTTAATTCTTCTGAAAAGCTTATTTATGATTATGAAGCAAATTATGAGGGGGATATTTTAAGGACAAGAGGCTGTACGTTCTGCGGTGAACTTAAGCTACTAGGAGAATTTAACAAGAATAAATTCTCCACAAAGGATGGGAGATCTTCAATGTGTAGGAGGTGTGAGTCGTCCTGTAGGTTGAAAAAAGATGATTATGATTATGCCACAAATTATGAACAAGATCTTTTAAGGAGGGGAGAGTGTGCGTGCTGCGGAAAATCTAAGTTACTAGGGGAGTTTTATAAGGATAAAGCGAGTAGGGGGAACGGCAGGTCTTCAAGGTGCAAAGCTTGTGAAGCTTTTATTACATATGATTATGAAGCAAATTATGAGAGGGATATTTTAAGGACAAGAGAGTGTACGCGCTGTGGTATCGAAAAACCAATATTTAATTTTTCTAGAAGTAAGCATTGCCTGGGAGATGGTAGACAGGCTGTGTGTAAGGAATGTTCTAAGATTAGGAGTGTCTTGAGGCGCTCGCTCCCAGGAGTTAGGAGATCAGAGTCCTCAAAAAAGAAGCTTTATAATGATCGTCCTGAAAACAGAATGCGAAGGCTTAGAGTACAGAAGGCATACAGTCAGACTCCTTCATCAAGAGAGTTGACGCGGTTACGCTCCAGAAAAAGGGGAAAGACACCTAGGGGCAGGCTAGCTTCGAGTATGAAGAATGGACTCAGGTCTTCGTTAGGCTGTCAAAAGGCAGGTAGACACTGGGAAGGTCTTGTTGGTTGGACAATTGATGAGGCTTTATCTCATTGGGAGAGTGAAGGCCTATTACTTCCTCATCCTGTAACTGGTGAGGAAATGGTCTTAGGCAAGTCTGCAATAGACATACATCATATTGTTCCACAGCAGACTTTTAAATATGAGACGGCTGAAGATCCTGAGTTTAAACAATGCTGGGCAATGACTAATTTACAACCTATTTGGCGTGATGATCATAAGAAGATTAATCATCATGATATAATTAATCTAATAAAAGTGTGTAAAGATAATCTATAGTTATCAATAAGGAGCTAGAATACAATGAAGAGAAGCTTATACCCTGACGGTTGTTTAATTGATAGAAGTGCCTTAGCAAATACTGAATCTACAAAAATTGATGAAATATTAAGAACTCGGGTTGATAACACATCTGGAGGTGTCTATTCTGGAGGTGCTGTTACAATCAACGCTCTGACAGATACCCTTGTAGACGTGGCGGCATTTGAAGGATTTACTAGTAACGGAGAGTTCATATCTGATACCGTGGCTACTGCGAGCATACCTTTAGCTGATTATACTGCGGGGGTTATAAATGTTGTTGGAGCTATAGCTGCCGAGACTAATACTCATTCTCAACCGCATGAGTCCAATGGGCAGGTCTTTAGCACAAGAGCTTCAATGAGCTACCGGATTGTGGTTTATACTTTGGCAGATTATGAAAACCCTTACGTATTGCCTGTGACAGATGCAACCTTAACAAATGACGCAAAGGACCGTTTTTTGGTTTTTGGATATGTTCAAGCTGAAGGAGTTGGTGCTACTTTAACAACTATTACAGATCCAACTACCTTTAACAACATATTGTATGCCTCTCCCACGTCTCAGGCTACTCTAACGGGCGTCTCGGTCATAGGAGTCAGCTCAGACACGCCGACAGGTCTTGGGCAGATTGACTATACGTATACTGCTCCTGCGACTTATGCAGTAACCTGGACTTCCCTAACAGGCGGAGTAGGTGCTTCTGTGGCTCTCACAGCGGACGGGACTTATACTGTGTTTTCGGGGACAGGGATTGACTATATAACTATTAGCGTAGTTTATTCAATGTTGCCTTTGACAGCTGCTGTGGCGTTCCCTACAACGGTTATTAACGCGTATGAGCAGGAAATTCCAAGGTTGACTGCGGAAGATAATTTGCACCGTAACTTTATTGGTACTGGTGTTGTTTCTCCGACAAATATTCATGGGCTTACGGCGGATGATCTCGGAGCACAAAGTCTTGCATTGTTGGATGAGCACCAAGACGTTATGCACACAAATGGGATCTGGAAAGGGTCTGCCCCAACGTGCTTAGGAACTACGGTAGTGAATTTGCCGGGTGATGACCAAATTAATGTAACTGCTCCAGCTGGATCAGACCTATATTATATCAATGGTACTAAGCTAAATACAATAGATGCTACTTCTATTCTGTTTAATTTCCCAGCATTAACAACTCAGCTGTATGAAATCAGTGTGTCAGATGCTGGCAGTCTAGTATATAATGAGAAGCTTACCTATCCATTGGTTCGGAATGTTACTGGTACCTGGATTACGGATATGTCTACCTCATACCCCGCAGGCAGCTATGATTTAGTTTGTGTAGCTTATACATCAGCTCCTAATTACTATGAACTATCATGGAACGCAGGACCTATTGTTACTGTTGAGTTTGGTGAAGCAGATCAAGCTGTAAGGCTTTATGACACAGATGGAATTAAGTGGGTTGACCTCTGGGTGAGAACGGCAACTTCTGGTGCAAATCCTGATTCATCTTTACCAACTACAGGTGGTGGTGGAACTACCTATACAGATTCTATAACTGTTTCAGCATCGTATGACTGGACAGAGAATATGCACATCTCTTCGGTGATATGCTGGTGGGATGCAGTGTCTGCCACTAGAGTGTTAGGATATTCTTCATATTCTGCTTCAAGATTTGCGATGGATCATAGACCTTGGGGTACTATTGCTAAATCTAACATGAGTGATGCTGCTCTTCAAGATTTGATTTATCATCCTAATAGTGAGCTTCATTATTCTGGAGTTCTTTTAAATAGGGATATTCAGAATACTGCTACTTCTATTGAGAATTTTGAGTTTGTCGGGTCTACTCTTCTTGCTGTTGATATAAGAGGAGGTCACTGTTATTGTAGAGGGCAAAGGCTATCAGTAGCTGAGGATGATACGCTAGCCCTGACTGATAATGTTGAGAATATTGTGTATGTGAGTGATACTGGCGTTATCATGTCATTGGCGGTTTCTGGGTTTGGAAGTACTGCTGAGGCGATTCGCTATCTGATTGGCGATGGTACTTATCGTCCAAATGTGAGCGCTGAGGTTCATTATACGGATGATAGAGATAATCCTGAGAGAGGCGTTCCTCTGTGGTCTATTACTACTGCTGCGGGAGTCGTATCGTCTTCTAAAAGCATTATGAGAAATGTAAATAACGTTACTGATATGTGGTCGGTTGGAGAGAGTGCTGGTGCTTTCTCAACCTTGGAGGCTGCATTCTTTATGGCGTCTATTTTCACAGATGAAGATATTGAAGTAACAGTAATTGGAGATACTACGGTTTCTACTGTTATTACTCAACCCGCTAATGTTTCAGTGAAGGGCGTTGGTACGACTGCTGGCGTAACTATTGGATCTGCATTGAGCGTGAACGGTGCTTGGCTGTTGTCAGACGGTTGTGTAGTTGACGGAGCTAATATTGTTAATGCTTTTGACGGAAGTGCTGCGATTGGTCTAGCTGATAATACAACGGTTAAAAACTGTACTTATACGGGACAAGCGGTTGCTGGTTATGACTATTTCTTAGCAGGAAAGGGGGCTGTTCTAATAAGTAACGCTTCTGTCTTAAATAATACCGTATCTACGACGGGTGGTTTGTTTGCTCAGGCAACTATGGCTTCTGCTATAAACGTAAACATAAATATTATAGACAATCAAGTGTCAATGTCTGCGGACAACACAAACAGTGATACGGCATTGTGTTATATTAGTGCTATCGATTCTCGGATTAAAGGTAATACGCTTACAACCGACAATGGTAATGCTCACTTTGTTGATGTTCTAAATATCTCAAACACGGTTAGTTCGAGCGTTACTGATAATATTATTCGTATGGGTCAAGGTGATGCTTCTGCTGATGAGATAGGCATTAGGCTTTCAGGGCTTTTAAATGTAACTGTAGGAATTAGTGGCAATGTTATAGGTAGAGAGTCAAGTAGTACTTCCACTATTGGGGTTGGCATCTGTATTTCAAGTATTGTGTCAGGGGTTTCTATTAGTAATAACAGGGTTAGCTTGGTTGGTAGGGCGATTGGAGCTGAGGATAGCGCTTTTCAGGCTCAAAATTTAGCTATTGATGGGAACATCATAGACTCTTGTTATACTAGCGGAATTGTAGTAGATTTAGGTTCTCTAGACTGTGATAACGTTTCTATTTGTAATAACGTTATCCGAGATATTACGAGAGCTGCTGTTGTTCTTTCGCATGACAGTATTGTGGGTATAGAGTTTACTGTTGATGGTGCGGCTACTGTTTTAGGAGTTAACATAAGCGGTAATACGATTTCAGAGATGTCTACGGATATTGGGGCGGTTCAGGGGGTTAATATTAGCTTAGGTCTTGCTTCTACGGTTGAAGGATTTTCTGTTTCTAATAACGTAATTTCTAATCTTTTATCTGCTGCTCAAAATGTGTATGGAATTGATTTTGGAGGTACTACAGGGACTTGGGATAGTTTTACTATTTCAGGTAACACGATTAGCGTTTTATCAGCGGCTGCGGCTAATGCGATTTATGGTATTTATCTTGGAGGTTCGTCTACTGATGTTACGAATGCTTCTATTAATTCTAACAATATTAATTTTGCTACTTCGGTTCTTTCTGCTAGTGCTGGAACTGCTTGCGGGATAAGGTGTCTTTGGGAGCTTGAGGCTTCTTCGCTTAATTCTAATACTATATTAATATCTCATTCTAACGATACGGATCAAGGTGATGGTATTTTGCTTGAAGATCAGTTAGACGCAACCTCTATAAACGATAATGATATTAAAGTTCCTCGCGCTGCGTTACTTTTGGATGCTATTTTAAGGGGGTCTGTCTCGTCTAATACTCTTATGTCTCACGGTGGCGGAATTATGGTAGGGGCTACCGCTAACGGCGTTAATGTTCAAAATAATGTAATTATTATTACTCCGTCTAACTCATTAGGAAGTTACGGTAGCTATGGTATTGTTAACTTAGGAAATGATGTAGTTATTTCTGGGAATCAGATTAAAATGTTTGGTGATTCTACTGGTGCCGTGCCAAATGGCTCTTGTCTTATTTGTTCTGACGAAGGGGTAGGCGTATCAATTATTGGTAATAAGTTGTATACTTCTGCTCATATAACTTCAGTTTCTGGAGCTGGTCTTGCTTATCATATTCTTTTTAATATTGGAAATGTTACTACAACTCAGCAGCACGCTATCTCTGATAATAATTTAGTGTGTAACGATGCTAGCTTATTTAATGGTATTTATATTTATCATCCTAATGCGGGTACTGCTTTAGCTACCGCTACTGTTAGTTTTTCAGCTAATAGTGTTGTTAGCGCTTTATCAGCTGCTGCTTGGCCAACGACGGCTGTTGATGTACCTCATCAGATCTTTTTTACTACGTCTGCTTTGTATAGGATAATAGCTAGTGCCAATATTATAAATGCCAGTGGCGGTTCTCTTACCTTTCCAAAGGGGTTTGTAGGTCCTTCTCCCCTGCATACAGTATCCAGTAATGTTGCTACGGCTGACGGCGTTGGTGCACCTACTTGGTGGTAATCTTAGTTTTTTCTTGACTTCTCTTATTTTTGGTGTTATGCTGTTATTGTGAGGTTAAGAAAAACAATATGAGGAGGCTGCTATGAGGTTTTTATTTGTAATTATTATAGTGTTGAGTTTGTTAGGCTGTCAGGCTTACGAGTCTCCGTCTTACTTTGATGAGGAAGATGCGGGGGCTGATACCGACACTGATACCGACACTGATACCGACACTGATACCGACACTGATACGGACACTGATGCCGACACTGATGCCGACACTGATACGGACACTGATGCCGACACTGATACGGACACTGATACGGACACGGACACTGATACGGACACTGATACGGACACTGATACGGACACTGATACGGACACTGATACCGTGCTGGGGTGTGACGACATTACTTGTTATTTATCTGAAGAAGATCCAGACGATATTGCTTTTTTTAAGATTGAATGGCTGGATACGCATGATCCTTCATTTACTATTAGGCTGGAGAGGGGCGTATGTTCTCTTTCTGTTTATGGTGTCCCTGAGTGTGCTTATGCTACGGTAGAGATTGGGTGTGGAGAAGATCACTGGGCTTCTTATTGGACGTTTGATCATGGAGAGATGACAGACTACACTAAGGAAGAGCCGGGAGCGTGCTTGAGTAAAGATATTGAGCCTGTCGTAGGGTGTCACTCTACTCCAGAATTTCATATTCTTAATTGCATAGATGACGAAACCTTGGTAGAAATCTATTTTGTAGATCCAGGTCAGTGGGATACATTTGCTTGTGAGTATACCTATGCAGAAGACTATCACACCTGTCCAACTTCTTGTGTGTCTGACGGAGATTCTTCTTACTGCGTGTAAGAATCTCCTTGACATTCTTTAAAAAATGTAGTAGAGTGACTTAACAAATTTTAAAACCTTTTAAAGGAGGGCTTTATGGCTAAAAAACAGAATGAATTGAGTGCTAACGAACTAGAAACTTTGGCGTGCGACTTATGCGGGTGGACAAATCCTAAGAATCCCAATGCTAGGGGTCTTAAGCGACACAAGACTACTAACGATTGTTGGCCAAGTGATAGCGAGGAGCCTACGGAGGAGGTTACTGAGGAAACAGTTGAGGTGCCTGCTGAAGTGGCTCCAGAGTTCAAGGAAGCGCCTTCAGAAGTTCCTATTACTGCTATCCCCCCGGTTGTTGCTCCTCCTGTTGAAGAGCCTCCTATGCTGCCTTCAGTGATTCCTAGAGATTTGGGCATTAAAGAAATCACAGTAGGATCTATTGTTCATTTGACTGGTGAATATTGCAAGTTGGCTGCAGAAGGCACTGGCGCGGTAGAGATGGATGCTGAGGGAAACCCAACTATCCTAAATCTTGTGGATATTCCTTGTGTAACTCGCAGCAATTTTGTTGATCCGGTTGGTCGTAGGTTTCTAACGGCTGATGCGCTTGATAGCTCTATTTCAGTAGTTTTCCTGGAAGAGATCATTTTGGACAGTAAAGATATGCTTAAGAAGCTGTATAAACCTGTTCCTGTGGCTCCTGTTGTAGAAGCTCCTGTTGTCAAGGCGGGTCCAACACCTGAAGAAATTGCTGCTAAACAAGAATTCTTTAAGGCTGTCTCAACTTATTTCGTCTCTAACGAAGCTAAGAAGGCGGCAGAGAAGTCTCATTCTAAAACAGATGCTGAGATGCGTGAGACAATTCTTGACTATCTTCAAGCACATGGCGCTGAGACTTCTGAGGGATCTGGTGACTCTTTATTCAAGGAAGAAGGATACGAAGTGTTGTACTCCTATACTGAGGGACAACCTTTTGTAAACAGAGATGAAGAGAAGATCATTGAATATCTTAAGAGTAACTTCCCCTTCTGTCTCAAGCCTGTTATAGACTTTGACATGTGGGAGCAGCTTAAGAGTTCTGATTTGATTCCTGCTGAGTTTATCCGCGAAGTAGAGATTCCTGACCAGCGTAAGCCTGACCGTAGACTTTACGTAAAGTTTGATTCTTCTAAATAATTATTATTTCGTATATTAGGTAATATGTTGGATAAATCAATAGTTTTAGTCGATGGAGCTAACCTTGTGTACAGATCTGCTTTTGGAGGCGGTGAAACGTATGTGTGTCAGGGAACTGTCAGGTATTTATTCGAGATTTTAGACAGGTTTCCAGGCTCAGACGTTTTATTGTTTTTTGATGAGGGGAAAAGTAGAGTAAGGTATGCTGCTTATCCAGAGTATAAGGCTAATAGAGCTAAGCAAAAGGCTGAGTTAAACTGGGAAGAGATCAAACTTCAGGTTTTAAACGCTAGAAGGTATTTGTCTTATTTAGGAGTTAGGGATATTTCTTGTGTTGGGGTAGAAGCCGACGATTTAATTTCATGGTTTGCTGAATATTTCTCTTATAGTTATGACCGGGTTATTATTGCTAGCAGGGATAGAGACTTATGGCAGTTGATAAACGCTAAGGTTCACAGTTATGATCCATTTTCAGATTTGTTGGTAACGCCTGCTAATATTGTTTCAGAGTTTGGAGTAAGCCCAGATAAGATAACTGAGTTAAAAGCTCTTATGGGTGATTCTAGCGATAATTTAAAGGGAGTTCCTGGAGTTGGTTCAAAAACGGCTATTAAGCTTCTTGACCAATTTGGCGGAATTCCAGAAATTTTAGATCCTAAAAATACTAAAGAATTGAGGAAGTCTAAGGTTTCCTCAAAGGTTTTGGATAATGTAGAAGAGCTTGAGATGTGTTATCAGCTAACTAAGTTGCCAACACTTTTCGAAGCACATTCTTATATTAACGAAGAAGAGTTCGAAAATATTAGGCAACATATTTTAAAAGTTGTAGAACCGAACGCTCTTTATGCTCAGGTTGAAACGGAGGCACTGGGCATAACAACTCGAACGAGGTACCTTAACTCTCTTTCTGATGAGGTTAAGGGCTTACTACCTTTTTTGGAGAATCAGCCAGTACAAGACGTGTCTGGGCTTTCTCAGATAGATTCTGCCATAATGTCTTGTAATAGGTGTCCGTTAAGGAGTTTAGGACAGCCTGTTTTGCCTGATGGCTATTCTGATGCTCAGATAATGGTTATTGGTAATAATGCTGTTGATGCTTCTTTGTTTACTAAGTTTTTTGAAGAGGTTGGTTTAACTTCTAGGGATTGTTGGATAACGAATGCTTGTAAGTGTTCTTTTTCAGGCGGTATTCCAGTGTCTTATAGTGAGGTTCAAGCGTGTTCTCCTTATGTTGAGGCTGAGATTAAGATTTTAAAGCCAAGATTGATAATTGCTTTTGGAAATGAGGCTATGAGTCTTGTTACTCCTTATAAATCAGGGGTAGTAAGTCATTGTGGGGAAATTTTGAGGAATGAGTATCTTAATTGTTGGGTGGCTGTTATAACTCACCCTAACCACGCTAAGCGTGGGCAGAAGAATTTAACAGAATTTGAGTATGGCACTCAAAAGGTTAAAGAGTTTTTAGAAAAACGGAGGAATTAAAATGAGTTCATCAAGTAGCAGTAGTTCGTCGAGTAGCAGTAGTGCAAGTAGTGGAGGTATTGGTCTTTTAGGGGCTACTTTTATTGCGTTTTTAGTTTTGAAGCTGTGTGGAGTTATTTCGTGGTCTTGGTGGTGGGTTACGGCTCCTTTGTGGGGAGGCGTTGCTCTAGTCTTGGGCATTATACTTGTTGTCTTTGTTTTTGTGGGTTTGTTCAAGCTTATTACTAGCGCATCAAGGGGCGATAATAGGTATTAGCTTTTAATATTAGTTAGCTAACGGAGTAACAAATGACTAAATTGATACAATGGACAAGTGTAGATGATGAGATGCCTGATGATTGGGAGGAGGTTCTTGTGTGGGTGATTTCTGAAAGTGGAGGTACTAGCTATACTGAGTCATGGATGGACGCTAATGATGGTAGGTGGGCTATGGGATCTGCAAAGAACTTTACCGTAACTCACTGGGTTAGAGTTGAAGATCCGAATCAGTAAGAGGAGACTGTTATGGAAACTGTGATGGAAACTGAGAGACTGGCAGATATAATAGCTCAAGCTGATGAACGACCACAGAAAGGTGCTTGGGCACCCGGTAACTATCTGAATGAGTGTGACCAATGCGGTTTTACCTTTGTTGGTGATAAAAGATCTTATACCTGTGCAGATTGTGCTTATAAAAGTGAATAGGACAAAATGACTAAAGACTTATTTGACGATCATTATACGAGTCAGAAGATAGAGCCAATTGACGTTCAAGAGCAAATCATGAGGGAGTTAAAGAATGTTCCTCCAGATGTTCGTCATTTGCTTGGACATGTGATTCGTTATGTTATGCGAGCTGGTAATAAGAATGGAGATCCGTATAAAAAAGACTTGACAAAAGCTTATAATTATTTGCATAGGGCTATTAACGGCTGTTGGGTTGATGAGGGTGATGAGTCTAGTAAGCAGCTGTTAGTTGAGCAGCTTAGCGAGCTTAGGGAGACGCCAGGACTTAGCGCTACTGAAATTTTGGATAGAGTAACTAGGGGCGTTCCTAAAAATCTTAAGCCTAGTGAGGATAAGGTGACTCCTAAATCACCAGATGAGTTTGGTGTACATCTTTAGTTATGACAGCCAGATTAATATTTCAAATAGGTTTTACCAAGAATCGGAAAATGTCTCAGTCAATTAAGGCATTACTGAACGATGAGGAAGTTAGTTGGTCAACCGATGACGGAAAATATTTAACAAGTAACAAAGATCGCGTTTATAAGAATACTATTTGGCACATGGCTGATCGTGAATTAGCTCCTGACGATGTTTTAAAAATAGAGGTTAAGACTTATTTGACAGGAGTTGGTAAAGACGAGGAGAGAACGTATACAGCGTTTTATTATGCTGATGAAGATTCTCCAGTTAGGGAACACAACGTTAAGGGAGTTGGTCATAAAGGTTATCCGCTTCTCAAGGGTAGGTTTCAAGAGGTTGCAGCGGTTTATGAAGAGGATAAAAGATTGGGCGAAATACAAGACTTTATAAATAGGGAGTTTTAAGAGGAGTAAATTTTGAAAGTAAGCTTTGAAAGACTAACTGAACCTAGTATGATGTTGGCAGCTATGCGTACAACTCAAGGTAAAGACATGTTTAAAAAGAAGGACCCTGAACTGGAGACTTACTATAAGATGCTTTTAAGCGAGCATTCGACAAGTAGGGTTATGAAATATAGGGTTTATATCGAGGATATTCCTTATTATGTCTCTACTCATTTGGTTAGGCACTCTATTGGAGTTGATCACTATGTTTTGAGCCAGAGAGACGATGATGGAACAATGGAGATAACGGAGAGAGATAGTTATCCTCAAGGGAAGCTCCTCAACATGGTTATGGACTTGAATGCACAAGCTATGATTTCAATAGCAAGAAAACGTCTGTGTCACAATGCTCATAAAACCGCTCAAGATGTTATTAAGAAATTAAAATGTAGTTTAAGGTATGACGGAGACGAATATGATAGAGTTCTTGGTAATTTGCTGATGCGACCTTGTTCTTGGTTTATGGGTTATTGTTCTGAGCCAAAGGGTTGTGGGAGAGTTCCAGGAGTTAAAAAACTCTCAGATATTCATATGAAAGCATTGGAGGTGCCAGATGAATAGAGATAAAAGCTATGATGAGGGATATGACGATGGTTACGATGAGGGGCAAAAAGAGTTCTTTAATGATAACACTGGCGGCGTAATTGGTTTGGCTGAGCTGTTAAAAGAGTATGTCGGCTTAAGCTCATATAAGTTAGATGAACTAGCTGAAGAATTGTTTATTGCTTTTGACGGAAAACTAGGAAAGCTTAAATAGATGATTGCACTAGAATCGCATGGAGATAAATTTGTGGTATCTTTAGATAAGAACCATGAGTATTATACTCGTGCGTATATAGCAATGAGGTCTTTGTTAACTGTCCAAGAATTGCCCAACGATAAATGGGCAATGGGCTATGATGATCTAGTTTCGTTTAAGAGCAAATTAGATTCTCTTGGCTTAGTTGACGGACGAACGATGAATGAAAGCGCTTTACAACTTGCTTCTCAATATCAAGCTCTTCAAAAACGAAATGAAGATATTAAAAATGGAGTGCATAACGAGTATATAGAGTCTTTGATAAAAGGTAAGTTGAAGACAACTCCTTATAAGGATCAAGTAACAGGAATCTCCTATTTAGTCAATAATAGAAGAGCGGGAATGTTCTCAAGCATGGGAATTGGGAAAGCTCAGCCTCTTGATGCTAAAATTCTTACTCCTACGGGTTGGAAGCTTATGGGGCAGATGAAGGTCAAGGATAGAGTTATAAACTCAAAGGGTAAGATCTCTAGGGTAACGGGAGTATTTCCTCAAGGAATTAAAGCTATTTATAGAGTTACTTTTACGGATGGGTCAAGTACGGAATGCTGTGAAGACCATTTGTGGAAGGTTCAGACTCCTAGAGAGAGGGCGAGTGGGTATCCTTCGCGTATCATTCCGCTTAAAGACTTTAAAGATGATTTGGTTTATGGTAGTGGTAATAGAAAGCGCTTTATTCCTATAGTTAACCCTGTAGATTTTGTTGAGAAACAGAAATTACCTTTACACCCTTACGTTTTAGGGTGCTTACTGGGAGATGGAGGGTTGTCTACTGAAAGTAGGGTGGGGTTTACTTCTATAGACCGTGAGATTATTGATGCTATTAATAGTTTTCTTCCAGATAACCACTCTTTAAAGTTTAGGAAGGGTACTGAGTGTGATTATGCGATTACTCGTGACGATGTTAGGAAAAAGGGTGGTAATTTTGTTTTATCTGCTTTGCGGCTCTTATCTTTGCACGGAGTAAAGTCTGATACAAAGTTCATACCTGATATGTATAAATTTAGTTCAGTTTCTTCTAGGATGTCTTTGTTGCAAGGATTGTTAGACACAGACGGAAGTGTTTCTGTTAATTCTTGTATTGAGTATACTTCAGTGTCTGAGAGACTGGCAGATGGTGTGTCTTTTCTTGTTAGATCTCTGGGCGGAAAAGCTACTAAGAATTCTAGGATTCCTACGTTTACGTATAAGGGCATAAAGAAGAAGAGGGCTTACCGCATACATATATCGATGGCTGGGTATTTTCCGCCGTTTAAGCTTTCCCGTAAGGCTGAGGCATGGAGTCCGAGAACTAAGTATCCACCAGCTAGAGCTTTTAAATCTGTTGAATTTGTGGGTAGAAAAGAAGCTCAGTGTATTTCAGTAGATGCAAAGGATCATTTGTATGTTACTGATGACTTCATTTTGACTCATAATACGATTCAGGCTTTGGGATCTGTTGTTTCTTTAAGCGATGAAGTTAAAAAGACTTTGGTAATTGCTCCAAAAAGCGTGCTATCTGGGTTTGCTAATGAGATTGAAAAGCATACGTATCTCAGCTCTATTACTATTCCTCCAGGAAGAAAGCCTAGCTTAAAGTTCTTACAGGATAATAAGCACGGTAATTGGGATATGCTTTTAGTACACCCTGAAAACCTTATTGGATCGTCTAAAAGAGAAACGTATGGAGACATTACAAAACTTTTAAAGACTATGCGTTTTGATATGGTAATTGTAGATGAGTTCCACCAATATAAGAATCTTTCAGCCAAGAGAACTAAATGCGTTTTATCATTATTAGCAGAACTCCGAGATAATAAAAAACAATTACCAAGAGCTGTATTAATGACTGGTACTCCTGTTTCTGAATCTCCATTAAATGCCTATACTGTCTTACATATTTTAAGTACAGATGTTTTACCGCACGTTGATAGGTTTGAGAATTACTTTACGATTAAGGATTCTTTTGATATTCGGCAGAAGAATAAGAGGACTGGAAGATTTCAGACAATAACTGTTCAGAAGGTAAAAGGGTATAAAAATCTAGGCGAACTCAAGCAACGGCTAGAAAGAGTCTCTATCAGGCGCACTAAGGATGATATGGAGGGCTTCCCAGACCAAGTGTTTACTACTAGGTCAGTAGAGCTTAAAGGCAATCAGAAGGCTCTTTATAAGACGGTATGCGGAGAAGTAGTTGAGTCTTTATCTCAGTCGAGTAAGATCAATCTCACCAATTTCTTTTCTTCAGCTAGTGCGGTTAGGCTTAGGCAGCTTTTAAACCATCCTCAATTTTTGGATGAAAAAGGAACTTCTGCTAAGTATGATGAAATTGATATTATTTTAGAAGAGCTTTTTTCAGATCCTGAACAGAAAGTTGTGTTATGGACTGAATATAGAAAAGCGGTTGATCTTATTTATGATCGGTGGAACGAGAAATATGGAGTAGTTAAGCTCTATGGTGGAGTTGACATTACTAACGAACTAGCCAATTCTTTTGAGTCAGATGGTGGTCCAAGGATTGCGGCTTCGATTGCCGCCAAAGTAGGGACAGGGGTTGACTTTTTAGCAAGGGCAAGAACTGCTATTTATATTGATAGACCTTATTCGTTTACGCAGTATAAACAGTCAATTGACCGGATTCATAGGAGAGTAAAAACGACTGGAGAACTTTCTAAGCTAGACAGGATAAGATCTCAACCAGCGACTATTATTTATCTTGACGTTCCTGACTCAATAGACGAGCTGGTTAAGGTAAAGTTATACGGTAAGCAAGAAGTGGCTGACGCTTTAACGATTGAAGATAGTAAGTTAGTAACTATGGGTAAGTCTGCTCTATTAAGGTATTTGAGGTAATACATGGTAGATATAACGATGTTGTTGGGTAAGTCTAGCGCCGCCGATATTAATAGAAAGCTAACAAGAGACGAGGAGAACTATCTTATCAGAATATCAAGGAAGTTTTGGAGCTATTTTGGGTATACGGGATTGCTAGACCCTTGGCATGATGAGCCTAGACCTTTTTTGAAAAGTTCTTCTAAAAAACTTTCTGAAACCCTTAAGTTTTCAGAAGTGGAAGATATAAGCTTGTCAGCCTACTGTATAATTATGTTGACTTTGGCTCCCTATACAAGGTTTAGCACTGTTGGTCAATGGTTTTCTAATTCTGTTGATGGAACTTGGGTAAAAAAACTGAGAAAGCATGCTGGTTCTATGGATATGATGGATGAGCTGTCTTATTTGCTTTTGATTTTTATGGAGCTTCAGATTGAGCATAGTGGTAAGGCTTCATTATCCAGGAGCAGTATTGTAAAAGATAGATATGCAGGAAAAGTAAAAGGAAAGGCTAAAACGGAGAAGTATTTAGAAGCTTATCACGGAATGGTTGATAGGGTTTCTCAACTGCAGAGTAAGGATATTGATCCTGAGTTATGGCTTAGGGCAAAGTTTAAGAAAGCGATTGAGGCTTTTCCTGATAAGCAGGTTCCTCTTAGAACAATAACTAATTTGAACGGACTAGAGCCAAACATTCAACAGCTTCAGGCGCAAGCTCATGATCCTTGGAGAGAGCTTAGAGGGTTGTTAGGCTTGTCTTTTGAGTGTGAGTTTCCTGATGGTTACATTCCTAAGGGCTGGGGCGTTTCTTCGGACGATAGAGACGATGTTAAGAGAATAACTAAGATTTTGGGAGATGGGTATTACTATTATGAGGATGGGACGCAACGTAGAGGAAAGCGTCATTATGCTTCAAATAGTTATTTTGTGATTAAGTGTGACCCTGAGAACTTTCATTTATTTAGAGATAAGTGGTTTGATCCGAGGTATTTGGCTGAGTCTCCAACTTGGATGGAGTACAATACTTACGCATCAAAACCTGGATTGTGGGATGAAAAAGGTGCATCAACAAACGGACGCGGTAAGTCGGTTAAATGGAGGAAGAAATAATGGATGATGCTAAAAAGCATGAAAGAGTTTTAGTAATTGGAGAAGATCTTATGTACGGGTTTGGAAAGACTCTTGAGGCTGCTTTTCCTTTTTCAAAAGTTTGGGAGAGTGAGCAAGATTTACAGTGGCTAGACTATTGTTTGGGGCAAGCTTGTTTTATGCCAAGAGGGTTGGTTGAGGAGAATCCTAAGTACAAACAGCTTATTCCTTATATCGTCGTAAAGTCTGGTAACAAGATTTTGTCTTATGAGCGTGCTGGGGCAGAAGAAAGACTGTCTGGTAAAGTTTCTGTAGGAATTGGAGGTCATGTTAACCTTGAAGACTTTTTTGAAGGTAGAAGTCGGTTTGCTCCAGAAGGAAATCTGTACATTTTAGAGAATGCTGCGGATCGTGAAATTAATGAGGAGCTTGGACTTGACCAGCTTTCTAGATCTTCTCAACTTAGGTGTATGGCGGGACTTAGCAATCCTAGCGGAATTCTGTTTGTTGGTGATGGTGACATGGTTAATGCTGTACATCTTGGAGTAGTCTATCAAGTGAGTCTGGGCGCTGAGGTTGAGTCAGACTGGTTAGCAATTAGAGATGAAGGTATTAATACTGTTTGGAGAACTAAAGAAGAGTTGTTGGAAATTGATGATCGACTTGAAACTTGGTCTAGTGTAGTGGTGAGAGAATGTCTTTAAGAGGTGAGATTATAGGTTCTTGCGAGCTAGGCTGTATTGATGGTTTTGTTAAGGGGTTGCACCCTTGCGAGTGCATGAAGAAGTTTAGAGCGTATAACCGAATGGTTTCTACAGGTTTTAGCAAGGGCACTTTAGACCTTATCAACTCTGAGAATTATCAGGATCTTGTGTATGAGTCTGGTGAGGACTTTGTTAAATTCTATTTAGCTGATTTGTACATGACTGAGGAAAGGGGTTTGTCTTTATTTGTTTATTCTAGGGATAGAGGGCGCGGTAAAACTACCCTGGCTCATCAGATCATTTTTGAGGCTGTAAAGTTGTTTTCTGAGGACGAGAATTATAAGTCAACTCGTACTTATGCTTTTGAGCATGTGGATTCTTTCTTATCTAGTTTTTCAACTCAGAAGAAAAAGAATGAGGTTTCTCCATTATGGCAAAGTACTTGGTATGTTTTAGACGATTTAGGACATGAGGACCGAACGGCTAAGTGGAAAAAAGGAATTCTGTTAGATTCTATACAACGAATGCTGCATTATCGGAGAGACTTGGGATTGCCTACTATAATAACTTCAAATTACGCTCCAGGTGACTTGTCGTCTCTCTATGAAAGAGAAGTTGATTCTCTGTTGGAAATACAAGTTGATGGAGTTCTTGGTGGTGAAAGATTTAGATCTGTTCATGTAGGTGGAGCAGAAGATTTTAGACTTCAAACGCAGAATAGCGCGTGGAGCGGGATGGAGAAAACTAATGATTAAAGCTTATATTTGTCATCCATATGCTAATGACCCAAAGGGGAATATTGAAAAGGTTACAGAGATTGTAAAAGAGTTTGCAGCTCTGTCTATTGACCAGCTTAAGAATGGTACTATAACTAGCGCTGAGACTCATCTTAACCGAGAGTTTGTTGTCGTACCTATCGTTCCTTTATTTGCTTTTCCTCCGTTCATGAGTGAAGACGGCGATGTTGATAGAGAGATTGCTTTAGCATTTTGCCTAGCTCTTCTTGAAGGATGTGATGAAATTTGGGTATGCTCCAAAGACATTACTTCAGGAATGCAACTAGAGATTAGTAAAGCGGCTGAATGGGGCATTAAAATAGTGTGGAAGTCTTAAATGAATCTTAGCGTAAACGTAGAGGCTGAATTCTTAGCAGCCATTTTACAAGGGCACTCTTTAGATTCTGATCTTCTTTCAAAAGTAGATTTTGGATACTTTTCTGTGGATTCTTATAAATGGCTGGTTAAACAGCTCAAGGCTCGTAAATGGCAACCAATCGCTTATGACTACCTTGACCAGATTTTGATAGATAACGTTAAAGAGGCTGAGAAACAGACGTTATACAGACAACAAATATATGCGTTATACCAAAAAGAGATAACGTTTTTAAAAGATGCTGAAATCAAATTTAAGGCTTTTACTGCTTATTCTTGCATTAAGTCAGCTATTAAGGACTCTTTTGAAGCTCACGAGAAGTCAGGTAGAACAGACTATCTAGTAAAAGACATTATGGAGGCTACTAGAGAAGCTCATAGCTTAATTCACGAAGATGGCTTAAAGGTTATTGACTATGCTGAAGACTACGATTCTAGGATGTCTAAAAGAGTGAGCGAGCGTGACAACCCTGATTTATCTCCAGTTGTCTTAACCGGGATTAAAGGACTTGACGATCAGTTTAAGATCAAGCCTGGGATGATTGTTGACTTCTTAGCGCCTTTCAAGCGGTATAAGTCTATTATCCTAAATAATATGGGCTTTTCATCTTTGTTACAGGGGTTTAACGTTGTTCATGTTATTTATGAGAACACTATTGCTCTAACAACTGATAGGTATGACTCATTATTCTCAGAGCTTTCCTTCGATAGACTTGTTGGAATGTATTTGTCTCCAGAGGAGAAGAAAAGTCTAGATAGTCAAATGCATTGGATAGGAAAGTGGGACGCTCGATTAAAGGTTATCAAATGCACTGCTAATAAAACGAATTTAGAGCAAGTAGCTGAGAAGATAGAGAAGTTACAAGTTACTGACAACTTTGTTCCAAACGTTATTGTTCTTGACTATCTAAATCTTGTAGCTCCTGTCCTCCATTCTATTAAAGAAGAGCGTTTAAGACAGGCAGCTGCTGCTTGGGACGCTAAAGCGCTAATAGACCATTTCAATGTTCCTATGTTCACGGCTACTCAAGCTAAAATGGAAGCTAATAAAGTTGACAGAATGGACAGTACCCACAGAGGAAAAGCCATTGATATTTCTCAAGCGGTGAACTTGTCTATTGCTCTTGATCAAACCAAAGAAGAGCGTGCTGAAGGTCGATTAGTGCTCAGTCCTCATATCTACCGTGAAGGAAAAATTGTAAATTCTGAAATAGTAGTGAACACTGCGTTAGAACGCATGGCGATTTCAAGGAGCTATAAGCCCTTGTGGGACAGGGCATTTGAGAGGTACGGGTACCTAACTAATTAATTATCTTGACATTTTAGATTGTTTATGTTATAAGTGTATGAATTATGATTGAAAAGACGAGCTATATTTTGAGTAAGTTTCCTAACAAAGATCCCAACAGTAGAGGACAGATCCATACGACTTGCCCTTTCCATGACGATAATACGTCTTCATTTTCAATTAACGTAGAAGAAGGCGTGTTCATTTGTGGTTCTAGTCACTGCGGTATAAGAGGAGCTTTTCCCCTATTTTATAAATTAATGGAGAATATTGATTCTTGGGTTGAGGTTTTTGAGGATCTTAAGAGTAAAGACCCAAATTATGACCTTAATGAATTCTTTTCAGCTGATAAAGGACCACGAGTTAGCTCAATAATTATTAATCCTTTTCCAGAGCCTCCCGGTATAGAGCCTTTAGGCGATATTCAATTTCTGCAAGATAGAGGAATTACTCCTGAAGTTTGTCAGCGTTATGGCTTAGTCTATGGTAGAGAAGGTCGGCATTCTGGAATTAGCATACGTTCTTCCATCGTTGCTCCTGTATGGGACGTTGACAGTGTTTATAAAACGTTCCAGGTTCGCTATTTAAGTCCTAATTCACCTACAAGATGGCTTAATCCTGTCGGTAGCCCTATTCAGGAGCTTTTATACGGAGGTCATGCTATAGACCCCTATGCAGAGTTCTTATGGGTTGTAGAGGGTGCTAGCGACGTTTGGAGAATGTCTACTTTTGGGGTGCAGTCTGTTGGTTTAAATACTAAAGAAGCTTCTCCTTCTCAGTTTAATAAGATTAAAAGCGTATGTGACACTTTTAAGTGTCAGCCTGTAATTTGCTTAGACGGAGATGCGGCTGTTGCACCTTCAGCTTATGAGATGAGCTGTAACGATATTTTGTACATTAATTTGGCTGCTTTTGGTTTTCAGCCGAAGATAGTAACTTTAAATTATAGTGAAGACCCTGGTTCACTTTCTTATGACAGATTTTTAGAGCTGCAGGAGACTTTGTAGATGGCTTTGAACCTAAATGATTATTTGGAAACGATGATAACGAAGGTTATGCACAGCCCTAATGGGTCTGTGCTTGCTGGAAGCTTGCTTAAGTGGAAGCCTCTTATCTATTCAACTATTCTTAAGCTGATGAAAGTCACTAAGCGTACTCAAGAAGAAGCATTTCAGGATCTTATGGTTCCTTTAGCTAGGATTAGTTCTCTATATCCTGTTATTCTTTATCGCTATGACGGAAAGATTTATGAGGAAGTTGAAAGAGACGGAAAGCTTGTTAAACTCACTACTGTTCGTTATAACAAGCAAAAAACTGTAACAATTTGGGTTAGGGAAGAGAAGGTTGAAAGGGTAAAGAAGGCAAAGTTTAGTTCTTTAATCTATAACAAGATTCGTCAAGAAGCTTGCGTAATGAATAGGGCGCATTTTACTCAAAAGAATGGCTATGAAGTAACAAAGATCACAAAAACCAAAGTGAAGACAAACAGCACTAAAGGACCTAAGTCGAAAACGGTTGATTTTAAAGAGGTTCAAAAGTTCGCACGTATTTATAGCTTGGGTGATTCTTGTGTCAGTACTAATGATTCTGAAGGTGATAGGACCTATGAAGACGTTATTGCTTCTGACTCTATTTCTCCTGAGGTGATAGCTGAGGGTTTTGACACTTTTACCAGCGTTTCTGAGGCTATTTCGCTTATTTCTAAAAAAGCATTAGCGTATATTTATGAAAAACCGGAAATTACAAGTAAAGAACTGAGGCAGAAGCTTAAGGTAACGAATAAGAAACTAGGGTTTATCCGTAGGGAGATAAAAGAGGCGACAGACAAGTATCAAGGGCTTACGAGAAAGTCTGCGTATGCTCCTTATGCTATTTATGAGGATAACTACTATTATCTGGATGAGTCGTATGGATCTGTAGTAGTTATTAGGCTGGGAGATTCGAAGAAGTATGTTAATAGGGACGCTGTTAAAATCGAAGAGGAGATGTCTTATCGGACGCCTGTTCATTTTAGCGCGGATTTAATTTAAGGTTTAATTATGCAGATACAGGTATTCAAGAATAAGCTTTTAGTAGACTTTGACTTAATTTCGGAGTTTGGAAAAGCGGCTGAAAAAGCTATTAACGATATTAAGTTTATTTACCTTTCGTATGATGGTAAGGAATTTACTATGTTTTCTGAGGAGGGAAGCATGGGTTCTATTGTTGTAGCTAAGGTGAAAGTTGCTCCAGAAGAGATTAAGGGAGATTTGCCTTATTTTTCAGCTGGCGTTGAGGCTATTCCTTTTTTATCTTTTGTGAAGAAGTTGTATAGTGGTTTTATTACTATTAAAATGGGGAAAAAGTCTAAGTTGTTGTGTGAGGAAGACAATATTAAGGGATCTTTCCCAATTGTGAGTCCTAAAGCTTATTTTAGTCTTCCTACGGGTACTTCTTTGTCAGGTGAGCATAAGGATTGGATTGTTAATAGTCTTATTGATTGTCTGTCATCGGTTGAAGAGGCTTCTAAGTCTTCAGCTTTGGGTCCTTTTCCTGGAATGCTTCTTGACACTACGGATTTTGCTTCAAGGATTTGTAAGTTTTCAAATATCTCTTTGTATTTGTCCTCAAATACTCCCGTTTTCGCAAAGAGTTGTAGGCTTGTGATTTCTGACAATATTGCTAAGATTGCGAAAGCCTTTCAGAAATCAATCTCTGAAATTATTTTTACAGAAAATTCTATAGGTTTGTTTTTAAAGCACGGAACTGTGGTATATAATACGCAGCCTGAGGATGCTTATCCTCTTTCGTATATTGCCGGGTTAAACCTTACTGATAGTGTGTGCATGATTCCTAATGACCTTTTAAATTATGTGTTTGAAACTCCTCATTTACTGAATGCGGTAGACTTGGTTGCTACTACTTTGGGTGATGCGGAGTCTTGGGTTACTTTAGCTCAGGTTGGGGAGACAACTGATAACAAGAATTTGGTGTGGAAGGTAAGTGGTCATTCGTTTAAGGGTCTTGAGGTTCAGGAAGAGGTTCTTAGCTCTTTGGGTAAGCCAATTGATCCTTTTTCGGTTAATAAGAAAAGAATGTTGAGATGTTTATCAGTATTTGAAGAGGAGGTTAAGGCGTATGATTTGAGTTCTTCTGCTCTTGCCTTATCAAATGATTCTGGAACAAAAGTAGCGTTGTTAATTAAAGCGAACGTATGAGAGGGATATTAGTATGGCAAAATTGTTACCAAAGAAAATTCTAGATGAAGAAATAGCGGCTAAGCTAGCCAGTTATTATAAATTGGATGACAGGAGTTTTGATTCCCGCGATTTGTTAGACTGGGAGTGTTTTTCACATCCTAGTTTAGAGTTGCATGAGTGTAATTCTAGATCTCTTCTTCCAGGAAGGCACGCATGTAAAAGTTGTGGAAATAAGCCTGGGAAAGTGTGTGACATCTCATGTGATATTCAAAACTTCTGTTTAGCTGTTTATGCATGGCGTATGGGAATTGGTGGAGAAGATTTTGATGCTGCTATGGACAATAACTTATATAAACTAAGACCTGAAGCGCTATATGCAAAAGTAATTAAGACATTTAGCAAAGAGGAGCTTGAAGAAGTAGTAGTTAAGAATGAAATTGCTATACCAGCTTTTGTTAAAGATTCTGAAGAGGAGGAGCCTGTGGAGTTATCATCTAGGAATAAGCGTATGTCTGAGGCTAAAAACTCAGCATTGGAATCTAAAAACGGGGATGACTTGTTGACTATTCAGGAAGCAGCTGAAGACTATGGTTGTACTTATGCAAATATCTATAATTACGTAAAGAACGGTAGAATTCCCTCTTTGAAGGATTCTGGCAAAGTAAAAGTGAAAAGGTCTGCTCTAGATCTGTTTAAATCTCGCACTCACGGAAAGCGAAAGCCCAGTACAAAGGAGAGAGCTAATTATGGTAGTTAAAGAAAAAGAGGGACGTGACTTTGTTCATGAGATTAAATCTGGAAGTGTAGTTATCGAAATCTACCGGAAGACTGAGCCTCATACTGGCAGGGTTTATTTTGATTATAGAGTTGGCAGGGAATTCTTTGTAGGAGACGATGAAACCGCTCGTGGTCCTTTTTGTCAGCAAAGAGACTTGAGGGATAATGTTAGAGCGCTAATTGATGTGCAAGAGTGGGTAAGTTCTCAGCATAGAGACATCAGAAATAATTCTTATTAGGAGTTTTAGCTTTGTTTTTTAATAATGTAACAATTCCTTCTACTTATATGCTTGTAGACTCTCCTCGTAAGCTTGCGTGGCTTAGAGAGCGTTTATTGGCTTCTCCAGAGTTTGGGTTTGACATTGAGAATTCTCACCCCACTTTGAAAAACAAAGAGAAGGTAAGAGCTTATACTCGAACAACTACTATTTATATTTCTGGTATTTCTTTTGCTTGGGGAAGAACCGGCGTTCAAGATCCTTGGGAACCTGGAAATGCTGCTTATATTCCCTTGACAAAAGCTGATGATTCTCCTTATTGGGGAGAGAGACAAGATGCAGTTGTTCAAGTTCTTAAATCAATACTAGAAACCGATATTCCAAAGGTTGCTCATAATGGTAAGTTCGATGTTTCCGAGCTAGCTAAAAGACTAGGAATTTATACTAGAGGTTTATGGTTTGACACAATGCTTGCTCACGCTCTATTGGATGAGGAAAAGCTAGGAAGCTCTCATGCCCTTAAATCCGATTTTGATAAGCAGGGTCGTATTTTTAAGATGGGAGTTTCAGACTATTACTTGAATACCGAAGCTAGTTGTTTTAAAGAAGACTTGGGATCTGCTCTGACTCACTATGATCCTCATTACAGAAGGTATTCCAAGGTTCCTCTTGACATTATGTATCCTTATGCCTGTGCTGACTCTGATTTAACTTTTGCTTTAAGGCATGTGTTCTATCCCATGCTTCAAAAGGAAGAGACTCTCTGGGTTTTTCAAAACGTGGTTATGCCGCTTCAACATTCAATTATGATGATGGAGATGCACGGTTGTCCTTTGAATATTACGAGAGCTAAATCAGTTGAAAAAGAGCAAAAGGAATTGATGGTTAAATACGAGGCTGAAGTACATGCTTTGGCGGGAAAGATATTTAATGTAGGATCTGGAGAACAATTAGGAAATTTCCTGTTTGATGAACTAGACCTTCAACCTCGTCAACGTAATAAAAGAGGTTGGGTAGTAGATGTAGAAGCTCTTGATAAATTAGACCATCCAATTATCGAGCCAATAAAGCATTATAGAAGAGCGCAGAAGATTCAGTCTACTTATGCTAGCTCAGCTTTAGATCTAGTTCAAGAGATAACTAATGATGGTCATGTAGGTTGGGTACATCCTAGTATTTGGCTAGACGGAGTAACAGGAAGACTTAAATGCCAAGATCCAAACCTTACAAATCTTCCAAGACCTGAGAATGGTGGAGATATTGTAAAGTCAATGTGGCAAGGCGGAGACGACTACGTATTCCTTTTTAAAGACTTCTCCCAAATTGAGCTACGGGTAATTGCTCATGTGTCTGGAGAACCAACTTGGATTGATGGTTTTAATGCCGGTTACGACATGCACGCAGCTATGGCAAAAACTATTTTTCATTTAGATTGCCCAGTGGACCAAGTTAAGGACCTTTATAAATCGGAAAGGTCTTACGCGAAGACTATTAACTTTGGAATTGCTTATGGTGAGTCTGTTTACGCTCTTGCAGAAAAGCTGGAGTTGACTTATGAAGAGGCTAATAAATTAGTTAATGAAGACTATTTTGGTGCTGCTCCTACTCTGAAAGCCTGGATAGACTATACTCATCAGTTCTCTGAGGACGAGGGCTACGTTTATAACATGTTTAAGCGGCGTAGGCATCTTCCTAACGCTCAGATCATAGTTCCTGACAGTGCTCCCTGGCCGAAGTACAATGACCGTCCTGCATGCTATAGGGACTGCGTGAAGCCTATGCATATTGGGTTTGCTCAAGGCGAGTGTGACCTTTATTCGATGCCTGAAGATCACTTGAAGGGTTTGATCCAGACTTATAAGAGAACTCACCATTTTAAGTGCAAGGAATGTCCTTATATTCGATCTTGCTTTATTAATTCTGAGGTTAAGTATCTTGACGGTACTAAGAAGAGAGCTTTGAGGCAGAGTGTTAACTCAATTATTCAAGGTTCTGCTGCTGATATGAGTTCGATGGCTTTAGTCTGGATCACTGAAGAGCTTAGAAGACAGAATGTAAGATCTCGCCCATGTTTGTATATTCATGATGAGATTGGTTGCTATACGCATAAAGACGACGTTGAGAAAGCTGAGAGAATTATGGAAGACTGTATGGTTCGAAGATTAAAAGAGTTCACTAATTTTAGTGTGCCTATTGTGACTGACACTGAGATTGTTCAATGTTGGGGCGATAAGAAATAAGGGAGGATTTATGATTACTAATAAAAAAGCGTTTAAAAGGTTGATTCCATTCTTGACAAAAGAGGACCAGCGTAAGATTGGTCAAAACTTGTCAATGAGTGAGCTAGGAGACGTTCTGCTTAATGGGCATATGGCTATGGAGACTGAGATTGAACAAGTAGAATCTCAGATTAAAGAGCTTAGAGCTTATGTGGTAGATGTTGACGCAGATCTTTATGAAGTAGAGTTCCTTATCAACTTTTATAAGACTATTGTAAAGTCTTGTAAGGGTCTTGGGTTTATTTCTGAAAAGATTCATACTTGGCTAGATGAGTTTGTAGCAACTCGGATGGAGGATTCTGAGGAAGAGCCTGACGTTTTTACAAAGGCAGCTGAAAAACATCTTAAAGGAGAGTTTCTATCAGATACCAATGAGTGTGAAGAGGAAGAGGCTTGTCCTTCAGACGTTGACTCTTGCGAGAATTGCGAATTTAGAGAGCAGTGTGAAGAAGACATTAAAGATGACGAATATGACCTTGAAGAAGATGAAGGTGACTGTGAATGTGATTGTGAGCGTGACTGCTGTTATCTAGAATGTTACAGCGGAGAGTGTAAAGAATGTAGCGATTCTTCTGAAGAAGTTGATATGTTTTCAGATGATTTAGTTGTTGAAGCTGCTATGGAAGCCTCGGCAATGTGGATGCATGGAATTGTTGCCGATGAGCACTATTTTCATGTTGTCGGTTTTATAATTAAGCTTGCTGACAGGGTTGATACTTCTTTTAATATGGATGAAGCGGAAGACATTCTAATTAACTGTTCAAGAATTGCTAATCAGCATGACAATATTTGGTATGTGAAAGAAGAGGCATAAGAATGGGCGCAATTTCAGTTAATGGAAATCTGTATGAAATCGGAGTTCCTGTTATGCGGTGGGATGAACCCGGAGGATATAACGGCTATTCAACCAAGAAGTATGTAACGGAGGTTGAAGATCGTAAGACAGGAAAGGTTAAAAAGAAGGTTGTTAAGGGGAAACGCTATTCTAAAAGGGCGCTAACTCAAGCTGGTGCAATTAAGAAGGTGTCGAGTTTTACCATTCATCATACGGGCGGCTATACGCCTGGATCTTGCTTCAACACTCTTCATAATGATAGGAAATTATCGGTTCATTTTATTATAGATGACTTCGGAACTATTTATCAAACTCTAGATGTCATTGAAAAAGCTTGGCATGCTGGTTCTCAGAATAAGTGTAGTGTTGGGGTTGAGTGCTGTTTAAGACCTGATGCCAAGAAACATCCTGACGCATATAGAGCGTCAAAGTGTGCTCGATTAGGTCTTGCTCCACATGAGGAGATCATTAGTCAGCATATTCAAGGGTCTGACAAGTCTGTTTATGCTATGCCCAAAGATCAGGTTGAATCTCTGTCTAAGCTGGTAGCAGGAGTTTGGCACGCTAGAAGTAAAGAACTTCCGCCTGACTATTCGTTAAAGGCTTATGTTCCTCCTATTTTTCCAGGAGTTGAAGGTGATATTCCGACTGATTTTAGCCCTGCTTATAAAAAGCATGTTGGATTGGTTTTACACGCTCATGTGTCTCCTCGTAAATGGGATGCAGCAGGATTGCGCTTGCGAGAGTTCGAGCTAAGCGTTGCTGAAGACTTTAGAAAGTTTCAGAAGGATGCAAGTTTAGGATTGTTCGATAATGACTAAGTTTATACAGGTATGGGTGACACAGGCTTTTTTAAACAAAGGATTATACGGGAGAGCTAAAATGAAAGAAGAACGAGTAATTAAATGGCAGTCTCCGGGAAGTGATGTTATTCATACAATTCCTGAAGTTGCTAAAGTTTGGTTTGAAACTAAAAGAGAATATGCGGAAATTTCCTTTGTAGAAGACGCTGAGGGAACTCCTACTATCTTTATTGAGGCGGAGGATCTATAATCATGGATAAAGAGAAGAAGGCTTTACTGTTAGAGGCTATTACTTGGTATCTTAGGTTTCGTAAGTCAGAAGATACCCATTTTAAGTATGATCTTAAGGATATTATCTATGAAATCTCTGATGATGCTGAGTTAGAGCTTTCAGATGATATGATTGATGAACTTGCTGCAGACTTTTTTGACGTGATTTAGTATATTGTTTTTAGAGGTAGTTTTATATGAGTTATTTATCAATTGCTAGGAAATATCGCCCAGACTTCTTTGGGCAAGTTTTTGGACAAACCACGTCTAAGCGGATCTTGGTTAATTCAATTTTAATGAACCACGAGATCAATGCAATGCTTATTACGGGGATAAGAGGAACCGGTAAGACTACTCTGGCTAGAATTTATGCGAAATCGCTTAATTGTCTGAATTTTAAAAACGCTAATGAGCCTTGTAATGCTTGTGAGTCTTGTTTAGAAGCCAATAACGGCACACATCCAGACATTCATGAGTTTGATGCGGCTTCAAACAATGGTGTAGACTTTATTAGGGATCTTGAGCCTCTTGCTCGTCAACGAAGTGCTTATGAAAGGAAAGTAATAATCTTTGACGAAGTTCATATGTTTACTCCGCAAGCACAGAATGCGTTTTTAAAACTGTTAGAAGAACCTCCTAAAAATTTGACATTTATTTTGGTTACAACGGAGGCTGAGAAGTTGTTAGGAACGATTAGGTCTAGGTGTTTGAGCATGCCTTTAAAGCCCTTATCGCCTTTTGAAATTGAAGAGAGTATTAAGTATATTTTAACACAAGAAGGTAAAGAGATCGATGAAGGTTTTGTGACTTCTTTAAGTTTGGTAGGAGGTGGAGCTTTGAGGGACGTTCAACAGATATTGGATAATGTGTTATTGGCAGCTGGACCTAACGGAGAATTAAACGAGGCGTTATTAGAAGAAGCGGTTGGTATTATAACGGTTGCTCAGTATAAGAAGCTAGCTGCTGTTTTAACGTCATTAAACCTAAATACTATGATTGGCGCGGTTAGAGAGTGGCATAATGCAGGGATGAATCTGTCTCAATTGTATACAGTGGGAATTCCTGCTTTATTGAGGGACTGTGCAGTCTGTTTGTCTGATTCTTATAGTGACGGTTTAACGCTTTATACCGGAATTCCTTACGAAATGTTTAAGTTGAAGTTAAATTTGAGCGTTGAGTATATTAAATTTATTCAGGATGCTTGGGTAGAGTTCTTCGAAATGATGAAAGAAGCTTCCCATCCTAAAATTGTTTGGGAAATGTTCTTTGTTAAAATTTGTCAGCTTCCAGAAGAAGTTGTAGAAAAGAGTGATTATTAATGTTTGTAAATGATAAACAAGGATCTCAATGGGCTTTAGACGAAGGCTTGCGAGAGATGGCTAGAAGGCTGATTCAGAAGCATGATGACTTGGTAGGGCATGTTAATTTGTCTCAAGTGGTTTTTATGAGGTTTACTGGATCAAAAAAGGCTAATTGGATGGGGAAATGCTTTTTGATTAATAAAGCGCCTCAGACTATTATTGCTAAATACGTCGTTAGCAAACTTGCTGAATATGGCTTGATGGATTTGTCTCAGATTGTGGGAATTGAATCAGATTTGTTTGACCTTCACTATATTATTGCTATTAATGACGATGCAATTGGGGCTTCTCCTGCTTATCCTGATAAGATTGAAGAGATCACTTTGCTTCATGAGCTTATGCACATTTCTGAGTGTAACGAAAAGCTGGTTAAGCATAATAGTGAAGACTTTACTGAAATCCTGGATAAGTTTGGAGTTCACTGGGTTGAGGGTATCTTCGAGGAAGAAGAAGCGGTTAAAGCTGAGATTAAAGAACTAGCTGAGAGCCTTGTTGCAGCAGGAGCGTCTATCTCAACTGGTCCTCAAAAAGTGCGTAGGGATAATAAGGACATTCCAGTAATGCCTCAGTTTAATTTCCCTGCACCTGAGACAATGACTCCTGAAGAATCGAGCTAAAGAATGAGCGGATTTAAAGTAAAGATAGACAAGGGGATTGTTCAAGTCGTTAGTGAGGATGATGTACCTGAAACGGACATTATAGATCTTTTAGAGTTTGATGAAGCTCAGATGGAAGATCTTTATTTGAACCATGCGGCTACTCAATGTCGGTGGGAGCAAGTAGCTATCAATCTAAAAAACGAGTATGATAGATTCTCAGACAACTTTGAGAAAAAGTGGTGGGCGCACAATAAGCGTTTCGCCAAGTTAGTGTTAATTGGTTATGGAGAGAAGAAGCCAACGGTTGACGCAATTAAGGATACAGCTCTTTTAGTATATTCTCAAGATACGTCTGAACATGAACGAGAGAAGTATTTTGATTTAGCTTATAAAAACGGAATGACTGAGAAGGACTTAGAGGGAGGCGGAAAAGAGCAGTTTAAAAACGAAATGTTTAAATATCTACTAACGGAGCCTGCTTGGTATTTTGAGACAGTACTGGAGACTTCAAAATTAATGGAGAAGCATTTCTTAACAGTGCAAAATATAGCAAAGAGGTTGGATAGCAGAAGCTACCACATGAAAGAGTTAAAAGACTTGTTAATGGCTAAGAGATCAAACATTGGACCGATGACTGAAAAAGAGACGAATAGAACAAAAGAGCTTCAACATATTATGACTGAAGCACATCAAGGAGGACAGAGATAATGACATACCCAGTACAATTTAATATGCCTGTGGGCTTGGACAGTGTTAGCGCACCATCCGATACTTCAATTTATCGGTTTTACAAGCCGTTGCCCCATGAGAAGGGGAAAAAGGAGACTAATGAACTGTTTATTCCTTTGTATGACCCTTCGAAGTGGCAGATGTTTAATCCAACGGCTGAAGTCGCTGCTCGATTTGGTCTTACTGGTGTGAATCCTCTTGCTCCTATTGGTGAGGAACCTGTATTTTATACGTGGTATTTTACTGTTGGCACTCACTCTATTTCAAATTTTAAGCGTAAAGATGGGTCTACCGGGTTTGCTTCGGTTATTTGTCCTGTTCGGCTAAACGACTATTTGGTACGTGAGTTGGGGCGTCGTCCTCTGTTCAACAATCCTAGATGTGCTCATTGTGAGGCTGAGAAGAAGGCTTGGGCTACTTTCAACGCTAAACGGGATGCTGTAATGGCTAACTTGGGCATTGACCGTAAGGAGCTTAAGACTGACGGATACAACAAGATTATTGATGGAGATCCTGAGCTTTTTGAAAGTCGTAATTATGCTAAGTCTCTTAGGATGGTTGATAAGTACATTCTGAATGTATTTGATGTTGGTAAGCAAAAGGGTGAGCGCCCTATGGACTTTGACGGAGAAACTCTTGCGTATCAAACGTGGCTGACTCCTAAAGTTGTTGCTGAGGGTCTGATTGAGCTGATGCGAGAAGAGACTAAGGATGGTATTCCTCAATTCTTTATGCCTTCGGAGGATGGTAGCCTTCAGATCATTAAAGTTATTAAATCGACTGAGCGTTGTGTTACCGATTGGCGAGATACTTCTTACAACGTGCAAAAAGGTATTCGTAATAAGTTTGATGATGCTACGGCTGCTTATTTGACTAATATGGATGCAATGTCAGATCCTTCTGACCTTGTTTTAATGCTTCCGTATGAAGAAATGGCTATGTATGCTGGTGGCGATAACGCCGACTACAATACTCCTGTAGCAGCGCCTGTTGTAGCAGCGCCTGTTGTAGCAGCTCCCGTTGTAGCAGCGCCTGTTGTAGCAGCGCCTGTTGTAGCAGCGCCTGTTGTAGCACCTGTTGTAGCAGCTCCCGTTGTAGCAGCGCCTGTTGTAGCAGCGCCTGTTGTACCTGTTGCAGCCCCTTTTATCCCAGCCGCAGTACCAGCCGCAGCACCTGTACCAGTTGTACCTGTAATGCCAGTAACTGCGCCAGTTGTTCCTGCGAGTGTTCCTTTTTTACCTCCTTCGGCACAGCCTAGCGCAGCACCTGTTGCACCCGCTCCTGTTGTTCCTCAAGGACCTTCACCAACTGTTCCTGGTGTTCCTGATAGAACGCCTCCAGCCGGGTCACCTCCTCCTGGTCAAGTGCATAGTTGGTAAGGCTTTTTGAGGTTCTTTGAGGCTGCGAGTTTAGGCTCGCAGCCTTTCTAGAGTTCCAAAATTCTTAAGGAGAATAAATGGCAAAATCTAAAGTAAAAAAAGAAGATAAGCTTACGCGACTTGAACAAGTTATGGTTGATTACAATAAAGCTTCTGATGCTGAGGCTCAAATTACTTTATTAACTGATGACGCAATTATTGATAAAAGCGTTAAGCCCTTACCTAGTGGTATTTTATCTCTTGATAAAGCTTTGGGCATTGGTGGTTATCCACAAGGAAGAATTGTAGAAGTGTTTGGTCCAGAATCTTCAGGAAAAACCACAATAACTCTGCATGCAATTGCTGAGGCTCAGAGATTGGGTGGGATTGCAGCTTTTCTTGATCTCGAACACGCATTGGATCTAGCCTACGCAAAAAGCTTAGGTGTACAGGTTGATAAACTTCTGTTCTCACAGCCAAATTCGGGTGAGAGTGCTTTATCCGCCGTATCAACCCTAGCTAATATTTTGACTGCTGGGGATATTATTGTAGTTGATTCTGTTTCAGCTTTGACGCCTCAAAAAGAGCTGGATGGGGAAATTGGTGATCAATTTATGGGGTTGCAGGCACGATTGATGTCTCAGGCAATGAGGATGCTTGTGGGTTCTATTAGTAAATCAGGCGTCATTGTGATGTTCGTGAATCAAATCAGAATGAAATTGAACGTTACGTATGGCTCTCCTGAGACAACTTCTGGAGGAAACGCACTTAAGTTCTCTGCCTCAGTGAGGTTAGATGTGCGGCGAACAGGATCTAACAAAAAGGGTGAAGAAATCATTAACAATAAAACTAAAATTAAAGTTGTAAAAAACAAGGTAGCTCCACCTTTTAAGGAGGCACATACGATTATCAAGTTTGGAGAGGGGGTTCCTAGATCTTCAGATGTTCTTAAGCTGGCGATTGACAACGGAATTGCTTCAAAGACTGGAGCATGGTTCAACTATGGTGATATAAAATTAGGACATGGTGAACCCGGAGCTGCCGATTTCCTTAAGGAGAATCCTGAATTATTGGACGAGATTGAAGCCAAAGTTAAGAAAGAATTAGGGATTTAAGTATGTTTGGTAAAGTTTTACACGGTGATTGTATAGATGTTTTAAAAACTCTTGAGGATAACTCAGTAGACTCAGTAATTACAGATCCGCCTTATGGATTAAGTAAGGCTCCTGATATTGCTGAGGTTATGAAGCATTGGATAGCGGGCACTAAGTACGACCACGCTTCTAATGGTTTTATGGGCAAGTCTTGGGATAGTTTTGTTCCAAATCCTGATATTTGGAAAGAGGTTTATAGGGTTCTGAAGCCTGGGGGTTTTGCTTTAGTCTTCGCGGGAAGTAGAACTCAGGATTTGATGGGTATTAGTCTAAGATTTGCAGGTTTTGAGATAAGAGATTGTCTTCAATGGCTGTACGGTTCTGGGTTTCCGAAATCTTACAACATCTCCAAGGGGGTTGATAAGGCGGCGGGGGTTGGAAGGGAAGTTGTGGGGACAAGACAGCACCCTACGCTTAAAGATACTAGTAAAATAGATCGTCATGGAAGCCAACAATTTCATGGGGATAATACAATTAGTGATGAGTGGAACATCACAGCCCCCGCCACCGAAGAAGCTAAACAATGGGATGGTTGGGGAACTGCGCTTAAGCCAGCTTATGAGCCTATTATCGTTGCTATGAAACCTATTGAGAAAACTTATGCTAATAATGCTCTAACCCACGGAGTGTCAGGGCTAAATATTGATGGGTGTAGGGTCGGCGTAGGCGAGAAAGTTCCCGGGGGCGGCAAGTCAAAAAGAGGTGAGCATGGAGGCGTAGTGTACGGAGATGGCGAAGCGCCTCAAAACGCAAAACCTCACACGAACGGTCGTTTCCCCGCCAACGTAATTCACGACGGATCGGATGAAGTGATCGCGGGGTTTCCGTATACGACAAGCGGGGGCGGGGTGAAAAACCCGGTTGGTTCTAATGTCTACGGTGGAAATGCCTTACTCCCTTCAAAAACAAAGGGTGACGGGGCTTATTGTCCCCCCAGCAAAGGCTCCGCGTCCCGCTTCTTTTATTGTGCTAAGGCTACCAAGTCAGAGAGAAATGCAGCTATAGAGAATAAGCACCCTACAGTAAAGCCCTTAAAACTAATGGAGTATTTATGTACTCTAACTAAAACTCCTACAGGTGGAGTTGTACTAGATCCTTTTGCAGGAAGTGGAACAACTGGAGTAGCTTGTGTAAGAACGGATAGGAGCTTTATTCTTATTGAAAGAGACGAAGAGTCTTATAAAATAGCGGATAAAAGAATAACACATGAGATTTCTGAAAAGAAAAGTAAATTAGAGATTTAAGTATGTTTCAAAGGAGGAACTAGGCTTATGGAACTTTATAAATTTATTGTGTGGGCTGACTCGCACTGGGATAAGTTTGGGGCAAAATGTGTAACCCTTGATGATACTGACGTAGTAGAGCGTGCTATTTTCAAAAGGGCTAAAGAAGGAGGATTTGACTTCACCCTTTTTGCTGGTGATAGGTACCTCAAACGAGAGCCAGATGATGAAACTAAGGTAAGAGCAGATCGCGTAATCTTTGATTTGGTACATCCTGGTAATATCCCGCATTATCATCTTATTGGTAATCATGACTGGGTAAATAACACGATGCGCTGGCATACAGCAGAGTCTATGAAGCTATTCAACAATGTTCATGTAATGGATGAGGCTAAGACTCATTTGTTCAAGAATGTTAGAATTCACGCTTTACCAGCAGACTTTGAGTTTGATCTTAACAAGTTTCAAACAGATCCTTCTTGTTTAAACTTGTTTGTATTTCACGATATGCTTAGGGGGGCTTCTTTTAACGAAGAGAATACCGTTCTTATTGAAACGGGTATTGAATCTGCGGCAATTGATCTTCCTCAATTTGATGTTGTGTTTGCTGGTGATATTCATATTAGGCAGCAGTTTAACCTTACTCATACCTTCGGAGGTTATCTAGGATCTGTAACGCAAAGGAACAGGGGAGACTCTAACATTGAAAGAGGCTGGACAGAAGTTACGGCAACTCGTAATTCTCCTAATACTAAGTGGTCTTTTGAGACTAGATTTGTTCCTACGCGAAACCTCTTTACCAGGGTAGCTTTCAATATTCAGGATGACACTTTGTTTGAGTCTATTCAAATTCCTGAAGAAGACATGCTTGACCAGCTCGTTGAGGTCAAGTTAGCCGGTTCAAAGGCTAACGTAGACCGGATAGCTGATGATCCTAGATGGAAAAAGATGGAGAAGCAGTATAAGGCGCGTCTTATTGATATTCTTAGGGCGTATGAGGTTCAACAGTCTGACGTAGTAGTTGACTTAACCTCTTCTAACAGTATTTATAACGATGCTGAGCTTTATCTGCAGAGTTCTTTTGCGAGCCTTGGTAGGTTAAAGGCAGACCAAATTATGGATGCGCTGAGAAAGATGAGGGAGGAATAAACCGATGAAGTTAGTAAATTATAGATGCGCTAAGTGCGGTAAGGAATTTGAAGAGATTTTTAATGACACCGAAGACCAGCCTGAAGAGCTTCCAGGCAAGTGTAAGGATTGTGAAGGAAAAGTTGTTAAAACGTGGAATATTAAGTCGAACGCTCATGCGTGGAGATGGAACGATAACAGCTTATAAGGAGATTTAGTATGGCTGACCTGTTAAATATTTATTCTGTTAACCCTACTGGAATGTTTAGTTTCGGTAGGTGCGCTGACTATGTACTCAGAAATAAAGGAATGGTTCACCTTTTAGGGCATAACGCCGATAAAGGCGGAGACTCTAACGGATCTGGTAAGTCTTCTTTGTTCAATGCCCTATGTGAAGTTCTTTTTGGGGAGAATCCTACTGGAGAAAAGGGAGACTCAATAGTAAACTCTGTGTGGGATAAGGGGATGGCTGGTAGAGTTCTGTTCACAAATTGGCAGGGTGACCATTATCGAGTTACTTATTGTCGTAAATGGAAAGAACAGTTTTATCCTTCTGATGTTGTAGCAGCTGACGGAAGTCATATTGCTTATGTAGGAACTTCTATTTTCTTTGAGAAGCACGAGAACGGAGTTTGGATTGACCAGCGCGGAAACGGGATGCCAGATACTAGAAAGAAGATTTTAGAGACTATTGGTCTTTCTTATGATCGGTTCCTGGCAATTGCTTATATGAGTCCTAGAATTGGTGACCAGTTCTTGAGAGGGACTAATAAAGATCGTATGGATATTCTCTCAGGAATTACAGGCATTGAAGAGTGGGATAGAATTCTGGATAGATGCCGTAAGAAAAAGAAGTCTTTAGGTCTTCAAATAACCGATCTTGATAAGAAGGCAGAACGTGAGAGAGGGGCTGTAGAGACTCTTAGAGAGCAGTTACAGAGCGCTCAAGCCTTTGACTGGGATCAACACATAAAGAGCTTAGAAGAGCAGCTACGCCAATCTAGGGGTGCTTGGGCTATTGCTAACAAGAACAGTCAAGCTTTAAGTGCTCAAATTACCGCATTAGAGGTTGAGCAATCTAATTCGTATGATCAAGAAAAGATTGTTAAGCTCAATAAGAAGATTGAGGAATTGACTGAGGAGCTGAGAAAGAATGAACTAGTTCTTTCAAGACCTGTTAATATTGAGGAAGACTCTAACCTAAGATTGACTTTGAATGGCGTTGTTACTCAGTTAAGTCAGGCTCAGTTTGCTTATACTAATAAACAGTCTGAAGGAGTTGTTTCAAATCCTCCTGTAGACAAAAAGTTGGAAGATGCGGTTACTGAGGCTAACGCGGGAAGGGATAAGTCTCAAGGTGCTTTAGGGGCACTGTTAGGTGAGTCTGGAGATCTTTTGAGCATGAAGGACTGCCCAACTTGCGGTAGTAGGGTTACTAAGGTTAAAAAAGATAAGATTCAAGAGAAGATAGATGGTCTTCAGGATGAGGTTGCTGCTTATGAGGGAGCGGCGAGTTTGGCTAGTGAGGTTGTTAAAGTTGCCAGGGATAAAATGGTTTCTGATCTTGAGAATCGCCGACAGCTAGAAATGGTAGATCTCCAAGTCAAGATTAAAGAGTTAGAAGCCAATAAATGCACATGGGAATCTGCCCTTCAAGAAGATAAGTCTGCAAAACTAGTTAAAGCTGATGAGAATAGAGCTGAAGTAACCTTAGTCGTTACAGGACTACGTAACAAGATTCAAGGGATTAGGGATGACATTCAAAAGGAGAGTGAAGTCTACCAACAATTTGATGCAACCCTAAAAGAACATCAAAGTCGGTTACCTGCTTTTCAACAAGAGATGAATGACCATCAAGCAGCTGGGGTTAATGTACAGGCTCAGGTTGACCAAGCTAACGTAAGTTTAGAGAATATTAAAGTCTTGGAATCCCAAATTAAAGAAAAGGGAAGGGAAGTTAAGTTCTTTGACGATGAGATTTTGCAAGTTAGAAATGATTTGTCTGTCTATTTATGGCTGATTGATAACATTCCTGCTATTAAGCTGCATAAGATGTCTGTAGCAATGGCTGAGATCTCTGATTTAGCCAATAGTTATTTTAGTGACATGGGAGATTCTTTACGGGTTAGCATTACTTCTTTCGAGGAGAAAACCAAGAAAAAGAACGCTGCTGACATTAAAGACCTTATGAAGTCAGAGGTAAATATTGAGGTTACTGACGGAATTAAGAATATCTCGCCTAAGCTCTATTCAGACGGAGAGGTTGGTAGGATCTCTTTAGCGATTATTAGGGCTTTGCACGAAATGGCTCGAAAGTCTGGTCAAGGTTGTAATTTAATGCTTATGGACGAGATCTTCTCGTTTGTAGATATGAATAATAGTCAACGAATTGCTGACTTCTTTAGTAAGTTAATGAAGCGAGGAACTGTGGTTGTTACGGATAACTCAGGAAAGGTTAATGACTTGTTGAAGTTTGATAACGTTTGGACGGTAACCAAAACTAATGGACAATCGGTACTGGAGGTATAAGGATGATTAAAAAAGGTGATAGAATAAAGATAGTGTCTGATGGTACGATAGAAGGTACTAAAGTTCTTAATTCTGATGGAGAGCTTATACCTAGAGTTCAGAAGTTGACGGTTTCATTATCCGCTATTGATACTATTCCTAAAGCAAACTTAACTATTCTTATTCCTGAACTGGAATTGACAAATGTAGAAGTGACCGAAGTTGAAGAAGTTAAAATGGAGGTATAAATAATGGACGATGTCCTAAAAAGAAGAATGGAAAGATTCGATAACGTAGAGGAAGAGATTTCAGATGAGGTTACTAGCCCTTTAACTAGTCAGCACCCATCTCATATTCTTCAAGCCTCTGCAGGGATGTGCGGGATTGAAGAGCCTGCTAACGATGAAGAAGATGCTACTGCGTCAATGGGGTTAGTACAGAATCCTTTTTCTAAGGATGAGTCTCCAATGGTTTTGCTGAGGAGTGAGGGAGTTGAATACCTGGGAGGCTTTGGTGGAGATTATGATGATGGAAGTATAGAGGTTATCTACCCTATGCGCTATATTGAGCAAATGGGTCCTCCTACAACTCCAGAAGCTGGTCCAGAACTTATGGTAGGCGCTCAAAAGGTGTTCTTAGCATTGTCTATTCCATCTTCTATGAAGTTTTCGTATAGTTACCTTTACTTTTTGCCTGCTGACACTCAAACCTCTAAAGAGGTTGTTTCTCTCTATGAAAGCGCTGTTAAATCTGCAATGGCTGGTGATTCTAACTTGGAGGCTCCTTCTGCTAAAGATGTATTAGCTTATGGCAGGGGAAATGACTCGCAATAGAAGGGAAGAAAAGCCTAATTATAGAATAATGTTTTCTCGTGATGTTGAGAGAAACGATGTTAGACTATTAAATGGGTGTTTCTCAGGAAAATGGCTGAGAGAACTGTGGGCTGAGAGTCGTGAAGCAAAGGACTATATCTACAAGTATATCTCAACTGATTTGGACCCATTTTTACAAAGCATTTTAAAGTCTTTGTTGTGTTAGGAGTTTTGGATGTCTGAAGATTTCGAAAGAGTGGTTATGGCAATAGATCCTTCTTTAACAGGATTTGCTATTGTTATTATCGGCGATACTGGAGTAATATTTTATAAGGAAATGTCTACAAAACCCGCTAAGACGCTTAAAAGCAGGTTTGCTAGGTATCAAAAGCTTGTTGACTTCGCTAAGGAGGCTAATACTACCTATCAACCAGACATTATCTTAATTGAGGGATATTCTTACGGGTCAAAAGGAAGATCTGTTATCTCGTTAGGGGAGCTTGGAGGAGTTTTAAGAGAAACTTTATTGTCTGATGCTAATCTTCCGCAATTTGTAGAAGTTCCACCAACAACTTTGAAGAAGTTTATTACAGGAAAAGGCAATGCTTCAAAAATAGTTGTTGCAACTTCCTTAGCAAAGAGGTATAATATGGCGTTTGAATCTGACAATCATGCCGACGCTTACGGGCTGGCAAGGATGGGTAGGTGCGTTATTGGAGCTGAAAAGTGCGAGACAAAAGCTCAGCAAGAAGCCGTAGACGTTGTTCTAAAAACATTGGGAGAAGGATAAAGAATGGAGACATTTAAGACATTAGATATTGGAGTGGTTAACTCCCTAAAAGAAGGTAAGGATATTGACCTTATTGATATTAGTCAAGATCTGATGGGAGACGTTATTAGGCATATGGCTATGGACGTTGAGCCTAGTCTGGAGTATGAGTTTATTATTAAAGGATTGATAGGATCGTTCGGTAGATCAAGCATTGAACTAAGAATTAATAAACGTCTAAAACCTGGATCTATTAGGTTTCTAAAAGATAGTAAAGTAATAATTAGAGCGCAAAAACAGGAGGAATAGAAAGTGACAAAAGAAGAAATGACCGTAGAAGAGAAACCAGCACTCCAAATTGACCCTCTTTCCCAGTCTTATAAAGCTACTGTTTCAGTTAGCTATGAGGAACTTAGAGAAGCTTGTGACGAATATTGGGATAAGAACAAGGAAGCCCTAGCCAAGGGTTACAAAGGCAAGAAAGGTAAAGGCGGTAAACTAGACTTTAAGAAGGCTAAACTGGCTCTAGAGGCTAATGTAGGGACTTCTAAGCTGTATAGACAAGTATTCTCAGAGAAGGCTAGCTCTGCAGTTGATGCTCTAGCTGATAAAGAGATCATGCTTATCACTGATTCAGCTGTTTTTAATTTTGAGCCTGACGCTGAGCCTACTGTGCTAATCATTTTCCATTATTGGCCAGAACTCATTAGAAATGGAGATCTAGACTTTGATCTAACCAGACTTGTTCCACGCGACTTTGAACAAGCTTATGTTGAGAGGTGTAATGATCTTTCCCTTCAGAATCCTCTCCATCCACCTTTGGAGAATGACTCTGAAATTAGACCTAATCATCGCGTTCTAATGGATGTTATTACGTCTTGTGAGGGAGAACCTTGTGAAGACGGAACTGTAAGAGGTCAATGGAATCAGGTTAAGGATCTGGCAGTAACAGAACTTATTGAAGGAATTTGCGCTCATAAGAAGGGAGACTTGTTTGAAGTCTCTTTTGATAGTCCTTATGACGGAGATTCTAAGGGTAAGACTCTTGATGCTCACGTAAAGATCCACGAGACGACTGAAGTGGTGTATATCAGCGTTGATTCTGATGAGCTTTATAAAATTGTTAATTGCGATACTAGAGAAGCTTTTAAAGAGAAGTTCGAGCAAGAGTACGCTGCTTACATGGATAATTCTGAGAAGCATCAGGCTTATAACCACATTATGGAGCAGGTTGTAATGTCTGGGAAGATTGAGCCTCCACCTCAGCAATATTTGAATCTTCAGGTTGATTCTGCCATTAAGCGTCACTTTGAGCAATTTAAGGGTGACAAGGTTAAAGCGCTCCAGGTTGTAGGGGCTAAAAACGAGTCTGAGTTAGCAGAGTTGTTCCAGGGTAACTTCATTCAAGAGATTGTTAAGCAAATGGGCATTAAGTGGTATGCAAAAGAGTACGGCATTGATTCAGACGCTGAGAATGTAGCCAGTCATATGCTTACTCAAATCACTTGGAAAGACCCTGATCCTATTAAAGCTGACTAATTCCTGCTTTTTCTCTCCTCTTAGTATGTTATATACTAGTTCATTTTAAAATACAGTTTTAGAGAGGTAATGACTTGAAGAAATTAATGAATTGTTCAACTCCTTATTGCGACAGTAGGATATTGGTAAGAGAGGTTGAGGAAGAAGACTACGTATTTTGTCCTAAGTGCAGGGGAGATCATTCTCTATGCGTTCTTAAAACACAGGTAGACCATGATAAACCGATAAAAGAAGTTATTATGGATGCTAGAATATTCAAGAGCGCTAATGGAATGGCTGACTATGCTGGAGTGTCTTTTGTTTCGATGTATAATTGGATCAAGAAGTACTTTAATATGTCTTTTCAGGAGTTTAGAAGGAAATACATTTGTAAGTCAGAGAAATGCTACTTGTTGAATATCAAAAGGTCTTCTTATAGTCGTAATGACTACATCCTTAAAAAGATTAGGTCAAGGAGTAATAGTTGTGCCTGTATTAACTCTTTAGAGCCTAACTATATAATGACTAATTGCCCACCTTCTACGGTTTCAGGTATTCTTAGGGGCGCTCCAAAGATCACTAAACTCTCCGATAATTTATTTGCATTATCCCCGAAACCTGTTAATTTTGGGTTTTTAAATCCTATAACCTTTGGTGATGTAACGCCTTTCCATTTTGTGGAAGCTGCTTAAAATAATGGTTGAAAGTTTAAAAACCCAACTATTGTTGCTTTATAATGGTAATCGTCATGGATAAAAAAGAATCAAAGTTTTTAGAAGAAATAGCCAAAAAAGCTGGGCTAGATCCTTCTAAAATGGATAAGAAAGCTTTTGGCAACCCTTTAGAGAACTCAATGTTCGCAAACGCGATTAAAGCTGCGTTAGTAGGGCTTGAAGTGGTTGCTATTGGTACTCTGGATATTAAACTAACTGCTATTGTTAAGCTTCTTCAATCTTGGATAAAAGACCGGGAAGAAGAACTGGCTCAAAAGCAGCAGCAAGAATATGGTTATCAGGAGAGTTATCAAGATGACTCTTTTGGCTATAACGTAAACATTGGCGGTTATTATTAAAATGGAGACTATAATGAAAAAGAAAGCGAAAAGAATAATGAAAAAGAAAAGTGAACATCACATGTGGAATGCTCAGTCAGACGATAATGGGCAAGTAACCATCAACCGGAATACTGCTGAGCGTGAAGAGTTTGAGGAGTCGGACTTCCTCATGGCTGTTACAGCAAGTTCTTGGGGATTCTTTGGCGCAAGTCTTGTAGACCAGTTTTCAAAGAAGGTTACAGCTGCTGAGAAATCTCGTTTCCAGTTAGTTGCCAAGACTTTAAAAGCTTCTGGCGAAAAGCCTCCCCGTGTTAGATCTTGGGAAGAGCTTCGCAAGGCTTTTGGTAATGATGAGATGTCTGAGGCTCGTGAGTTCATTTCTGACGGAATGAAGGTTCGTCAAGCTTCTAAGTTCCTTAATCTTCCTTTTATTATTGCTGCGGATCTTGTAGACGAGATTGAAGTAGTTGGTAAAAAGGCTATGAAGGATATTGTTAAACGAGTCAAAAAAGGCGATAAAAAGGTCGTAAAAGACTACGGAAAGGTTGCATCTTCTGTTAAAAGGCTGTATGATGAGGCTTTAAGAGAGGGTAATACTAAGATTGCTATTGATGATTCTGCTAAAGACTATTGGACTCAGTATTATGGTGAATACGGTGAGCAGTTGGTAGGCGAGGTTAAAAAGCGGGTTAAAGCTGATGTTGCTTACGAGTGGTTAAGACGTAATGGCGTTGATGAGGCTGCAGCAGCTTATTGGGCAAATTATTATACAGATGGAGACTATGGTAAAGACATGGTAAAAACTCCTGAGAAAAGAACTACTCCTAAAGCTAGTAGGAAGAAAGCTCAAGATGTTGATGAGATGAAAGAGGCTCTTGAGATTTATATTAATGAATATGGAACCGAAGAGGGTTTTGTACAGTGGTTTTTAACTGGAGTTCGATCAACGGCTAGTAAGAAAGCTCAAGACGTTAATGAGATGAAAGAGGCTCTTGATATTTATATTAATGAATATGGAACCGAAGAGGGATTTGTACAGTGGTTTTTAACCGGAGTTCGATCAGCATCTAGGAAGAAAGCTCAAGATGTTGATGAGATGAAAGAGGCTCTTGAGATTTATATTAATGAATATGGAACCGAAGATGGTTTTGTACAGTGGTTTTTAACCGGAGTTCGCTCAGCATCTAGGAAGAAAGCTAATTTGTTCGAGGACCTTAAGAGTACGCTAGTGAAAGAGGTTGGAGACTATATTAATTCTCTTCCTGCTGAAGAACAAGATGCTGCTATGGACTTAGCTGGGCAACAAATGCAAAATTTAGTAGGGGAGTTAATGGATTATCGAGATTCTAGCATGGGAGGAGATGTTTACTAATGAAATTTGAAATGACAGAAAAATCGTTTAGCAGAATTGCTCAAGTTATGGATGAGGGCGTTCATACTGATAAGAAGGCTCAATCCTCAGTTGGCGGGGATCTGGGTATAGATGAGTTCACCCAAGGATATATTGAGGCTGCTTTTTGGACTGAAGATGAGAGTGAGGAGCTAGAAGACTTAGGTTTTTATGATATTGCACCAGAAGCTTTAAAGTCTGTTAGTGAGGAGTGTGACAAGTTTCAGTCCGATAACTCAAACCTTCTTTCTGAATATTATGCTGAGCGTGAGGGGGAAACGGAGGGTACTCCAGAAGCTAATGCCGGTCATGATTTTTGGTTAACAAGAAATGGTCATGGAGTAGGCTTCTGGGATAGAGGACTTTCTGAATATCTGGGAGATGCTCTAACTGAGGCTGCTGATGCCTACGGAGAGTCTTATATGTATGCTGGTGATGACAACAAAGTGTATTTTGATTAGACTATGAATCCTTTTTCAACAACCAATCTTCAAAAACTTGCCAATTCTAATTCCTGGCACTACTCTGAAGAAGAGGTTGTTGAAGTATTAGACAGGGTTGATGCTTTAGCTGCTAGAATGTATGATTTTAAAACAATGCTAGAGTCTGAAGAAGATGAAGCGAGAAAGCAGGGGCTACTCGATGACTTCAACTTTACGTTAGACAAGATTGAAGAGTCTTTAAAGTGGTTTGGGGGTTAGTTTCCTAGCTGCTTTAACAGGCTAGTTTACATAGGGGCTGAGAACTTAGGTTCTCAGCCCTTTCTCGTATATTATAGATAACCTTAAAAGGAGGGTTAATAATGGCTGAGTATAAATTCTGGGATGAGAGTCGAAACCTACAGGCTAAAATCTATTCAGGGTTTCCTGGCGTTGGAAAATCTTATTATTTTATAAAATCGAATACTGGGGTTTTGGATAGTGATAGTAGCCACTTCGATAAGAAAGATTTCCCAAATAACTATATTCAACACATAAAGGATAACCTGAATATTGCAGACATCATATTTGTTAGTAGCCATAAAGAGGTTAGGGATGCTCTAGTTGAAGAAGAACTAGACTTTACGTTAGTGTATCCTGATTTGAGTTTGAAGCAAGAGTATTTAGAGCGATATAACGAAAGAGGAAGCCGTCAACTGTTTATGAATCTTATCTCTACTAATTGGGAGAATTGGTTATTAGAGCTTATGCGGCAGGAGAAGTGCCGACATATTGTATTAAAGTCTGGTGAATTTATGTCAGATGCTCTTAAAAAAGAAGAATAAATAATGCACGAATCAATTGACGATAAAGTTAAAGAACTTGAAGACAAGATAAAGAGCGCTGCTGAAATAACTCCAGAAGATGCAAAAGTCATGGAATTCTTCAGCTTTGTTAATAAGGTCAATCAGGCAAAAGCTGAGGTTAAGGACAATGGGGAAGAGGTAGACCCTTGCCCAGACGGGTTAGAGGATTGTGATGACCTTGTGTGCCCAGAGTGTTCAGGTGCATTAGTCACTGTATCTTTTTCCTTGCCAATTCAGGTTGAATGTTCAGAATGCGGAGAACTCTTTAAATTAAGGGACCTTATAATATCTCAAAAAGATTAATGTGGTTTAAGAAAACCAAAGGGTTCAGTGGTAATATAGGGATATTGAAAAGCTAAAACTTTATTTTAGGAGATTGATTATGCACCGAAATTCACGTCAAGACTTAGCAAATCTGAGCAATCAAAAAGTTGCAGGTATGAACTATTTTAAGCTCGCTCAAAACTTTGCAAAAGATATTAATGTACAGGCTGCACAAGATCGCAGTTACGAGGAAGCTTATTACCGCAATGACGGCTCTTTGCATGAGACTCACGTTGATACCCTAAAGAGGGTTATTGCTGAAGAGCTTGCTAAAGAGAATGCTGATATTCAGGGTACTTTACCTGTTGCTTCGGTATTTGAGGCATATCAGGTTGCTAAAAAGGCTTCTGAGGAGTTTAGTAGGGACGTTGGCGTAATTGCTTTAGTAGGTCATCTCCAGACTAAATGGAAGCGTGATAAGACTGCAAATATGAATGCTTCAGACTTTTATAAGCTGAAAGAGTACTACAAGTTCAATTATCCTAAGAGTGCCGCTTCTGATATTATGGAAGACATTGCTAAAAAGGGTTATGCAACTCTTGAGACAAGTAAGCTTATGGAGATTGCCTCTCAGATTGAATGCCAGGATGACTATGAGTACCAGATTCGAGCAAATCACTTGACGGCTAATAGCATCTCCAATAAAAAGGCTAGACAGTTTATTCTTGCTCTGGTTAATGGGGAAGATTCTATAGGACAAGGCTCTGCTCCTGAAGATCGCTATATCAACAACATTGAATTCTACTGGGATGAAGATTCTAATCCTGATGATGTGGGTTGGGTATGGGTTTCTAAAGATGGAGACGCTAGGGCAGTTCCTGGAAATGAAGGTAGAGATCCAAATATTACTGATGAAGATCTTTATGAAGCGTTTTTTCAAGATCCCGCAAGCAGCTTTATGCCTGGAATAACTGGGACACGGGAGGGTGAGAATCGCTCCCCTTTTAGGCGTGAGGCTCAGTCTGGAATTTTAGGTCCTCCAGAAGAGAAGCCTGGAGCACAGCAGTACTTTCAAGAGGACTTTCATTCTTTTGATGGATTTTTAGAAGCTATTGAGCAAACTAATGATGGTTTTTTGTCTTGGTTGGAGATACCGCCTACTCAGGAAGAGTTTGATGCAGTGTTATCTATCTTAAGCGACGTTGGGTATTCTCAAGAGTCTTCCAAGATTAAAGAAGTAGTACCTGAAAACTATGAAAAGTGGATTTATGGGGATGTGTATAGCTCTCCTGAAATGGCAGTACTTGTAGAATATGGTCAGTCTCTTCAACCAATGGCAGCAGGAATGCGTGAGGCAGTTGAAGACGTGTTTGGAGAGTACTTTGATAAGGGAGCTTCTAAGAAGGCACAAGAGGGCTATGGAGAAGATGACTATGAGACTTATGAGTCGTCCAATCCTTCTAAAATGTCTGATGATGAGCTTTATGAAGAGATAAGGGCTTTGGGACCTAAGAAGCTTTATCAAATGGAGATGAACCAGGATTTTCCAACTTTAACTTATCCAAACTTTATGGAAGTTTTTGAAAAGGTTATGTCTGACGAAGAATGGTATGAGCTTTTTCAAGATTGGATGGAAGAAGCTGAAGGCGACCCTGTAAATACTGAAATGGATACTGGGCAAGAGTATGGTAACCCTGGGGTTCCTAGCGATGCAGCTTGGTAGATAAAAGGAATATATAAAAATGAAGAAATTATCTGTAAAACAAATTAAAGAACTCCTCTTGAATGGTAAAGAAGTTACCATGAATAAGTGGGCAATTCTTATTAATGAGAATGATGAAGTTGCGGTATATGCTCCTGACGGAACTGGTATTGCAGCTTCTTTAATGCTCCTTGACCAAGAGATTGGTAGATTTGTTAGAGCAGCTGGGATGCCGGATACGACACCTAAGCCGGTATCCTATCCTGCTACCGAATCTCCTAAGTCAGTTCTAAAAGATGATTCTTCAACTGGTCATCCTACTAAGGACCCTTCAGTCGTTAAGCAACCCGTTCCCCAAGGTGACAAGCCTAACAAGGGTATGGACAGCGATTCTTCAGAGGGTCACCCTACTAAGGACCCTGCTATTGACAAGCTTCCGCAGCCTAATAAAGAGCGCGGAGGATTGCCCAATAAAGACCTGGGCAAAGATACTTCTCAAGACTCTACAAATTGGGGAGATAAGCAATCTCGTAAGAAGAAGTCTAGAGAGCAAGTCTCTTACGGTTTTGCTATCTCTGACGGGTTTGATGAATATTCAGATAATGAGTTTGACTCTGAGGGAGTTACTCAGGCAGCAATGCAGGTTGAGAGAAACATTTTAAATTGGCTGAATTCAAATATTGGTAATGCTAGAGATGAGGGTCATGGCTCGGATGGTGATTTGATTGGTAGTATTTTTGTGGATGTTGGAACGGGAGAAGAAGAGTTTATTAAAGACGGTAATGAGCATCTAGGGGAAGAGCCTTATTCAGTAGGTAAGGGGGACTTCCCATTTGATCCGTTTGAAGGAGTTGAGGATGCTTATATAAGCGCGTTTATTCCTAGTCTTTCTTTCTTTGGTGAGGGAGATTCTACTAATAGAGTCTATAGTCGCAAAGCTTTCACTGACGAGCTGTTTGGCGTAGAGATTAATGAAGAGCCTGAAAAGAGCTTTAATGATGGAGAAGATCTTCCCAATATGAATGAAATATTCTCAGAAATGGGATCTGGAGAAGTTGATGAAGCTGACGAAGATTCTGACGAAGAGGGCATTGAAGTTGAGGTTAAGCTAGAAGTTGATGCTAAGAAGAAAAGATCTCAAATGAGAAATCAGTTTGATGGAGTTGCTGTCAGGATCGTAGGGGGTGATACCTTCTTAGAGCTAAATAACGATGAGGTTTATGTAGGCGTTGTACACGATAGTTCAAGCATGACTCCTTCTGCTGCTGTTTATATTCAGCAAGGTTGGGGTAGTGAGGACGAAGTTCTTCAAGAGGCATATGCCGAGTTGGAAACATCAGATTCTGACAGTCTTTCACCTGAAGAGTCGGAAGAGCGTTGGACTACTCAAGATGCTGAAGGCTATGATCCTTTAACTGAGGCTTATGATGGGTGGGCGTTTACGACTACTGCTAAAGAGCTTCAATCCATGATTGAGTCTCAAAGTAATCAATATAATAAAGAGAAATTCTCTGAAATAGAGTTTGAAGCTCCTGAAGAAGATGATGAAGACGAGTATGATGACGACGATAACTATGATGCTGAAGATGCAGCAGGGAAGCTAAATGCCTCAAACAAGATTGCAGACACGTTTGACCAAGAGCCTGCTGCGGGACCTTCTTATATGGATTTGGTACATGCCAAGCCTCATGAAGATATGTTAAGAGACATTGGAGATCCTGATAAATGGGCTGCTAATCGCATGCTAGAAGCTATGTCTGAGCCTGATGAAAAGAAGTGTAAAGACTGTGGCAAAGTAAAATGCGAATGTGACAAGAAAGAGAAGAAGTCTAGGAAAAGAGTTTCTAGAGAAGTTGTTTGGGAAGTATCTGAAGAAGATGTTGGGCAAGGAGTAGAGGACAATCCTGTATTTGAGCCTTTAGGGGTTATACAAGACAGAGATATTGGTAAGCGCATATATAATATTAATGGAGTTTATCAAGTAGAAAATGATTCACAGCTAGAGAAAAGACTAAATGCATCCCGTAAACAAGCTGGTCCCAAGATTAAAGAGAATTGGGGAGATGGTGGAACTTATTCAAGGGATTTAGAAGCTGAGTCTGGTGAAGAGCTTTATCACATTGTAAGGTCCCTTGGACAAGATGATGATTACGATTGGTCAGGCTATAGTGGAGCAGGCGTTCCTATAATGGATGACGACAATGCTAATGAGATGGAAACCGGCATTATGGCAGGTAAAATTCCACCTCAATTTTTATCCAAGAATGATAAAGGAAAAGATAAGGATGCAGATGAGAAAGACTCAGAATGCGATAAGTCAGATAAAGAAGCCGTAGACGACAATGCTAAAGAGTATTGGGGCAAGTATTTCAAAGACTACGGCAAGGATCTTACTAAGGATCCTAATGACTCTAATAGCACTAATGATGGTAGCCGGGCTGATACTGATGATTATTCTCCTGCTGTTAGTACTCAACCTAAGCCAACTGGTCAACAGCAAGTGGACAAGAAGATTAAAGCTCGAAAAGCTAAGCGTAAAGCACAGGAGGTATTAGACAGTGCTGATACTATGAGCGAACTTATGCAAAAGTTTGATGAGGCACTTGCTATATGGGTTCAGGAATATGGGTCTGATGCTGGATTCAACGAGTGGTTTACTCAGCAAGTGGCTAGCAAGACTGCTAAGCGTAAAGCACAGGATTATCAGTCTGAATTAGAAGATTCCCTAATGTCTGCTGCTCAACAGGGTGATGTAGAACAACTAAGATGGTTGGTTGAAACTGAGGGAGCTTTGGGGTTAGATAATGCTCTTCAACAGGCTACTTCAGCGGGACAACAAGGCGCTGTAGAATATCTTCAATCCGCATTGGGTACAACGGCTTCTCGTAAAGCTCAGAATGCACCTCCTGGCTCTGCTCCCGCTCCTGCTGCTCCCGCTGATCCTGCGGGTGAGACTGCACCTCCTGCTGGTGGCGCTCCTGCTCCAGCGGCTCCTGCTCCAGCGGCTCCTGCTCCCTCTACCAAGCCTGCTCCGGGTGCTGGCGATGAGGGTTTAAAGTCTTTGGGATTCACTGATCAAGAGATTCAGACAATGACTCCTGAAGTTAAGACTAAGATTCTTCAAGTTCAAAAGGGACCTGCTCCAGCCGCTCCAGGTGCTAAGTCTCCCGCAGCTCCGACCGCACCTTCCGCTCCAGGGGCACCCGCTGCACCTGCTGCTCCCGCCGCACCTGCAGCTCCTCCTGCACCGTCTAAACCTGTAGCAACTCGTTTAGCAAGGCAAGTAAAGGATTCTGCTAAGGTTAAGAGAGCATTTGCAATGTTGTCACAAGTTGCGCCAGCTCCGGTTGCGCCAGCTCCTACAACTCCTGCACCTGCTCCCGCTGCACCTGCTCCCGCTGCACCTGCTCCCGCTGCACCTGCTCCAAGTGCTCCTAAGGCACCCGCTGAGGGTCCGTCTTCCGAGTTTGATACGAGTACTGGTGCGGGTTCTGGACAGCCTACAGTAGAGGCTATGGCTCTTCTGAATGAGATTAGGCTAAAGCCTGTATCCGCAGAGACTCCTGCGCAAGTTTCCTCAATTAAAGCCCAAGAGTTAGTACAGAGACTATTGAGTGAGGTTGGATTACCAATTAGTGAGGCTAGAACTGCTTTAGGTCTTCAAAAAGACGAATCTTTTGACAAATTGTTTGAATAATAAATACCCAAAGGAGGGATATTTAAAATGACTGAAAAACTAAGAGTATTTAATAAGACACATGGTGCAATATCGTTTAACGTGCTTCCTGCATTAGACGACTCTATTTGGGCAATGTCTGAGCATCATCGGCGCAAGAAGATTCGTTCTTCTGGGATTCCTGTATTGGTACAGAAGCAGACTTCTCAAGATCTTGTAGACACTACAAAGCGCTCTATTGAAGAGATTAAGAAAAGCCCAGACTTTATTCAAATCATGAAGAAGTCCGTTTTCGACGTTCTAGAGGATTCTTCAATTGTGGTTGAAGAGGTTTTAGTACCTGCTGGTGTAACCGTTGATGAAGTTAAGGTTGAAGACATTCTAACTGAGGATGAGCTTGAGAAAGAGATAGTTGGGGTACCTGAAGTGACAGAAACTGAGATTTCAAACACTCAAGATGTGGTAATAGAACCGGTTATTGATACAGCTTCGAATTTCCCTATGGTAGAGCTTGAGAAAGAACCAGTTTTAACTCCTGCGTATAATGCCGCACCTGTAGTTGTTGAATCCGAAAAAGAAGAAGAAGAATCTCAAGATGATACTAAGAAGATTTCAGTTCCTCCTTCAGCTCCAGTTGCTCCGATAATGCCTCAGATGCCTGCAATGCCAGTAGAAGAGAAGCCTAAAGTAAGAAGAGGACGACCACCGAAGTCAGAGGTTAAACCTAAAAACAAAGGTGGAAGACCCAAGAATAGCCCTAACAAGCCCAAAGCTCCTAAAGTAAAGGAGTAATATATGCTAGTAAAGGCACATAATTCACCTGATAAATACTTAGAAGATTTTGGCTTAGCCGAAGGTAGACAAGTTCATTTCTACGAGAGTGGTCCTGAATATCTTGGCAAGGTGGCTATTTCGTTAGTTCATCACGTTTTAGCAATGTGGGCTGAAAAACCACTAAAAGTAAGATGCGATATAGCTGACTCAGAAGAATCAAAGAGATCAGGGCTTCAAACCTATGATTCTCTAGATGAAAATGCTGGCTTATTCTTTCCTTATATTCCTTATACTGAGGTTACCTTTCATCAAGGATCTGTCTCATACCCATTAGACATTATTTTCCTGAAGGATGAAGAGATAATCAAGATTCAGTCAGATACTAAAGTAGGATCATCTGATAGATGGTCTTGTGCTGAGGTTTCTGGAGTAATCGAGGTTAATGCAGGCTTTTGCAAAGCTAATAAGGTAGCAGTAGGTGATAGAATCGTTTTACAAGCTGTATCTGAACAAGACATTAAAGAGGTAGAAGAAGAGAACTTTCTAATGCTGGCTTATGGATCTGAGGATTCTCATGACGCTAAGTTCTCCTATATGCCAAATTCAGTTAATCTATCTTCAGCTATAGCAGATATGCTTTAAACCAGGAGTTTTGATGTTAGATATTAAATCAGACCAATTGCTCTACCCATATCGAATCTATCTTAAGGGAGGGCATGTTATAGTAGTATGGCTTCCTTTTGAAGATTCAAAGGATTGTGGAGTTGAGCTTTTAAAAGTGAAGAAGTCTAAGACTACGGGAATGATGCTTTATGGATTTAGACAAAACCTTCAGCCTTATGACATTTTTATGGATGCTTCAGAAATAGTAGGATTTGACAGAGCGCTAACAACGGATGCTAGATCACTCGATATGAACGCTGCAAGGTTAAAGCAAGCTGCTCAGTCAAACCACGTGAATAACTCCAAAAAGGGTAAGGTAACTGTTGGACAGACAGTTAAGAAAACAAGGAATTAATATGATACCTACATTTAATGAATTAATGCAGAATGAGAAAGTTAGGAATCATCCCTTACTTGCAGGATATAATAACCTGCCTAACGTTAGAGAAGGTATTCTAAAGCACTCACAATCGCTTGAGGATGAGTTCTCTCAGTCTACCAACCCTTTAAAGGAAGATCCTGAGTTAGACCTTCAATCGACTATTCATGAGGCTGCTAGGTTAGTGGAGGATTCCTTAGCTCAGTTTGATTTTCCTCTTCTTCCTAAGATCTCTTATAACAATACAAGAGATCTCAAGTATGCTCGTCATAATGAGGCTCAAGTGTCTCAAGGGTTAGTCCTGTTCAACGTTGAAATGAAAGCTGCTTCTGGTATTAAGAAAACAGCTCTAATTCCCGTAGCAATCTCAGGAGGAACTTTAGTTCCTCCTTCTGTCATGGAAGTTGATGGAAGCATGTATACGCTTTCTCAATCATCTGTTAATACTATTTTAGGAAGGTTGACTTCGTATGAGTTGCCTCAGCTAAGAGAGCAGTTTGATCCTCCTATGAATAGAGATGAGCGAAGTATAGCTGTTGACATGAGGAATGAAGCAGGTTGGAAAACTAGAACTAAAAACCCTGAGCACTATATGATGCAAGAGGTTAAACAAGCTAGGCGAAGAGCGCAAATGGGGTTGGAGAGCTACCTAAGCGTTGTAGAGGACTGGGCTGCTGATCAAGGGCTGAGCATAGAAGGTACTCCTAGTTTTGCAGAAGGTGAAATGGGATTGTCGCTAAGTGATGGTAGTAAGATAGTTGTGACTAAGGGAGATGAAGCAGGGTCTGAGGTATTATGGGTTTCGGACCTTACTAATCCGAATAATGATGACACAATAACGTTAACTGCGCGTAATAAGAATGCTGCTGGCAAGAAAGCTGTTAAATCTACTCCAAGTGCTTATGGAATCGTTATGGAAGCAATGATAGAGGCTGAAGAGAGCGGAGAAGATACGTTCCCGCGTCCTTATCATTATGTGCTGGCTAACTACATCTTAAAGCACGTTAACACTGCGTCTAAAGACGCTTGGGAGCCTCACCTTATTAATCAGGGATTCTGTATCAATCCTTACGGATATAATAGACATCGGTTTCATAAAGGTGGCAGAGTTAGTCAGAGTGAGATTGAAGAATATTATGAGGATGGTGGTCCTAACAAAAAGCAGTGTAAGGGTTGTGGCAAACTGTTTGATGTTAGGGAGCTAGACGACAAAGGTAACTGCGAGGACTGTGCTCCTTCAGCTAAGAACGCTAAATATCGAAGGAGTGCTCAACATGAGAAGACGCAAGAGTTTGATAAAGAGATTGATTTTGAGTTGGACGAGGATGAAGGGATATCTGAAGCAGTTCCTGGAGGGAATAGCCGCTTTTATACGGATACAAAAACCCCAATTGAGCCAAGCGATAAGGTAAGATTTCCTCATTCTAAAGGTCCAATGCGTGGAGTAATTGTAGAAATAAGCGAAGATGAAAACACTATAATTATTGAGTCTAAGGGTGACCAATACAGGGTTGAGGTAGATAGCGTAGAGCCACTTCCCGCAACATTCAAAAAGATGTATCGATAGGAGTATTAGGATGAACCGCATTAATGGTATTTCAAATGAAGGTCTTCTAAGATTAAAAGCTCAACAAGGTTGGGAGCCTGGAGATCGGGTCGATGAATACTCAGACGAGGAGTGGGCTAGAGTGCAAAAGGGTGAGGCACCTTTTTTGAATGAAACATTAGGCTTAGCGGTAGAGGATTTGAGCTGGAAGGTAGAGCGTCTTCCTAGTGAAGATCAGGATCTATATCAGAGTATTATGTATCGTTATGACATTAGGACCGGACCGGGTGAAACTATATCTGGGCTTGTTGACTCTTTGCCAGAAAAAGAGAAATCACAATTCCGGCAAGATATAGCTATGGCGTTTGGCGATATAGTGCCAGATTTAAAAAATAGGTAGATAGGAGTATTAGGATGAAACGCATTAATGGTATTTCAAATGAAGGTCTTCTAAGATTAAAAGCTCAACAAGGAGAGCTTTCAGATCCTGAAGAAGAGTCGAAGTCTATACGGCTTAGCCAGATGCTGGATTCTGAGTTAACCAAATCTACTGAAGAGCTTTATAACTCTCTTCGTGAAGCTTTTCAAGGAGTAGAGGGTGGGCGTTATTTGCAGGTTGCTGACGAGTTTGAAGCAGCTGTAGTGCAGGAGATTGAGCGTCAGTTTGAACAACTTCACGAATGGGCTGCTATTGAACTAGACGTTGATATTAACTGGAAAGACCTTCGTAGCTTATCAGAAACAGCTAAAGCTGCCTTTGATAATGCTTTTATGCAGGTATATGACTCTGGAATGACTGATAACGATTTGTATAATGTGGCTCAAGCTGCGTTTGACGAGGTTGTAAATGACCTTGAATGGTTTTTAAAGTAATGAAAAAAGCTCAAGAAGATAATTTAGGATATGACCAAGAGTATACAATGCTCCTATTTGGTTATGACGTAGCTATTGTACCTTCAGATATGGGTCCTGATTATTTTTATGTAACTTTACACGAGTTAGGCGCTGAAGTTTTTGGTGAGGACATCCCAATTCCGCCAATTCAGCCAAACGAAACTAACGAAGAGAGTATTAACAACGTTGCTCAAACCGCTATTGATATGTTTGAATCTCAACGCGGAACATTAGGTGAAGGAGCAGGAGCTATGGAAGCATCTGTAAAGAAGCTAGCATTTATGTGGCAAAGTGATATGGAATCTTTCTATATGAAATTAAAAGGCACTCCTTACGAGGAAATGGCTTACAATCTTATAGAACGATATTACGAAGTAGAAGTTGAAGAAGCTGCATATGTTGATGCTGCGAGCGATGAGCGAGCAGAGTGTGCCAATATTGAGCATCAGCTTAAAATGCTCAATCTGCAAAGAATGCAAATGTCTAAGGCAGATACTAAAGTCATTATTATCCAGGCAACTTATAAAGAATCTTGGATAGGTGATGCAGAAGAGATTCAGCGCTTCTTAGACAAATTCATTAGCTCACCTCTTGAAGGATCTGTCGTAAAGCTAATTAGTAGCTATCTAGACCTTAAAGAAGTTATTCGTAAACAAGAAATGGGGATAGAAGATTTCTGGGAGAGTAGATCAGACATTCGTAGCCAAATGGAAAGCTTGGAAATGGAAGCTCTTCAAGTAAATGTCGTAGAGAAGATCCCAACTAGCGGTCTAGATGCTTTCCCAGCAATGGGTGAAGAGATAGCTGAGTTAATGGACGGCGTAGCAATGGACGAACCTCTTGAGCCTATGTCAGACCTAATGCCTTTTACAGCTGGCAAAGATCCTGAAGAAGAGGATGAATTTATTCCAGTAGAAGATCGCATTGAAGAGCTTGGAGAGTTTCATAAAGGTTTAGACGTTGCTGAAGTAATTCCTCCTGAGAATAAGAGCTTTGAAATCGGTGATGAAGTAAAGCTGTCTAAAGAGTTTGAAGTCTTCAATGTAGCAGGGGCTTTAACAGTGCTTTCTAAAGGCGCTCTCGGAGTTGTTGAGAGCTTAGGAGACGGAACAGCTGAGAACTATGTAGTAAGGTTCTTAGAAGATCAGGTATGTATACCAATTCCTTCTAAAATATTAACGAAGAAATAGCGGGTCGTACTCAACTTATAGCTTTGGGTTACCGCACGTTATTCGGCAGACTTTGTAAGTTCTGTTATAGGAAAGTTTCGCTTAAAAACTGGCAATTAACGTAGATTGATAAGGAGACTATGGAGCGTATGACAATTAAAACTCGTAAACATGACGTTGAAATTAAGAATACTGAAGGCGAGACAATATTTGAAAGGAAAGGTTTTGAGATACCTGAAGCTTGGGGGGATCGAGCTGCTTTGATAGTAGCCTCTAAGTATGCTACGAATTCCGAAACAAGTGCTATTCAAATTATTGATAGAGTGGTTAATACGATAACTGCTTGGGGGATTGAGCATGACTATTTCTCTTCTCCCATAGATGCTTTAGGAAATGAAGAGAGCACAGACTATTACAAATTCAGTAAAAGTCTAAAAGAAATTCTGATAGATCAAAGAGCAGCCTTCAACACCCCCGTAAATATGAATCTAGGTGCTCCTGGACATGACCAACAGGCTGCTGCTTGCTTCTTAGGACATGTTGAAGACACCATGGAAGATATTGCTCAACACGTTACCAGAGCAACTAAGGTTTTTAAATCAGGATCAGGCATTGGCTTAAACGTCTCAAACATAAGAGGCGAGGGTGAAAAACTCTCGAATAAGGGCAGTTCCAGCGGGATAATTTCCTTTATGAGAATGTGGGATAAAGCTAGTGGGACTGTAAAATCTGGTGGACGCTCAAGAAGGGCAGCAGTCCTATTAAGCATGGAGCCTAGTCACCCAGACATTCAAGAATTCATCCACTGTAAGTCTGATGAAGAGAAGAAAGCTAGAGTTTTAATTGACGCTGGAATATCTGTCGAAGAAGCATACTCGACAATCGATTTCCAGAATGCTAACCACTCCATTGCTGTCTCAGATAAGTTTATGAAAGCTGTAGAGAACAATGAAGACTGGGAACTTACTAATAGAGCTGATAAAAAGGTTGCGAAGGTTCTAAAAGCGCAAGATTTGTTTAATGAGGTATGCGAACAAGCGTGGAATACTGGAGATCCCGGTCTTCAGTTTCTGGACAGAATTAATTATGACAATCCAGTGCAAGATACCGGAATCATTGAAGTAAGCAACCCTTGTCAACCTGCTGAAGCGACTGTATTGACTCCTATGGGGATAAAAACTTTTGCAGATATTGATGTAGGCTCAATTATTTGGTCTGGTAAAAATTGGACAAATGTGGTTAAGAAAGTGGCGACAGGAGTTAAGCCTGTTTTTAAGTATAGGACAACGGCGGGTTATTTTTTAGGAACAGAGGATCATCAAGTTATTCAAAACGGAAAAAGGGTTAAAGCAAAAGAAGCTAAAACTATAGATATTGCCGAAGAGCCTATGAGTTTAAGTTCTTCGTCGGAAAAGACTTCTAAAATTGTAGAAATAACCAAGATGGGAGATATGCCTGTCTGGGATATTACTGTAGAGTCTGAAGACCATACATACTGGACAGGTGGGCTACTTGTGTCTAATTGCGGGGAAATATATGGCATACGATGGACTTCTTGTAACTTATGTTCAATTAATATCTTAAAGTATCTGAAAAAGGATAATACGTTTGATTTAGTAAAGCTTCAAGCTGATGTTAATTTATTGGTTATGGCTCAAGACATACTCATAGAAGGCGCGTATTACCCTACTGAGGACTTTAAGAGGGTTTCCCACAGTACTCGTCCTATAGGTTTAGGTCTGACGAACCTTGGGGCACTCCTGATGATCATGGGGTATCCTTACGATAGTGATGAGGCAAGAGGGCTTGCTAAAGATCTGTATGAGCAAATTAGTAAGTTTGCAGCTTTGCAGAGTATAGATCTGGCAAAGAAGTTTGGCAGCTTTTCTGAAATTGAAGTTGGTAAAAACAGGGAATATGTAGCTCAAGTAATGGGGAGAGTTACTGGAGACTTAGGCATTTATGATGCAGTTGTTCAACACGGGATAAGGAATTCTCAGGTAACTACTAGTATGCCCGCTGGCACCGTTTCGTTTATGTTAGACGCAGACTCAACAGGAACTGAGCCTTTATTCGCATTATCTTCGGTTAAGCAATTAACTGGCGGTGGTTTTATGGAGATAGTACCTGATTGTGTTCAAGAAGCGTTGGGTAGATTTGAAACTAAAACGGTTGGGTCACTAAGGGGTAAGCAAACAGATCTATCTGTATCAAGTTTATCAGAAGAGGATAAAAGGGTTTTCGCAACGGCTAATGAAATTTCAGTTGAAGGACATATTAGGATGATGGCAGCTCTTCAATCGAGAATTTCTTCTGGTATAAGCAAGACTGTTAACTTACCTGCTTCAGCTACGGTTGAGGATGTTAAAAATGCTTATATGATGGCTTGGAAAGAAGGGTTAAAGGGGATCACAATTTATAGAGACGGTTCAAAGAGTATGCAACCATTAACTGCTAAGAAAGACGAGAAAGACACTGGAGTAAAAACGCTGGTCAAAAAGGATGGAGAGGAGAGGCGCACTATTAGACGAAGACTACCTGATGAACGAAAGTCTATTACTCACAAATTTGATATTGGAGGTTTTGAAGGATATATAACAGCGGGTATGTACGAGGATGGGACTCCTGGAGAGTTGTTTATTAGGGCTTCTACTCTGGGGTCAGCTGCTAGCGGTTTATTAGACTCTTTTTCTATTGCTATTTCTATGGCTTTGCAGTATGGAGTTCCGCTAGAGCATTTGGTTGAGAAGCTTAAAAATGTAAGGTTTGAGCCTGCGGGGGTTACTAGAAATGCTCAATTGCCTATCGCTAAGAGCATTGTTTCTTATGTGTTTACTTGGCTTGAGCGGAAGTTTTTAGAGGTTGAGGTAAAGCCTGACTCGATTCCTCCGATTGACTATGAAAAGGCTGAGCCTTCAGGGGATCTATGTACTAGTTGTGGCTCTTTAATGCAGCGTCTTGGGGGATGCTGGTACTGCAGCTCTTGTTCTAGTTCAACCGGTTGCTCGTAGTGAAGTCTTTAGTATTTTGTGGCTTTCTTTTGGTATCCGCATAAGAGCGTTATGGAAGCCCTATACAAAAAAGCAAGTATTCTACAGGGTCCCCTCTCCTAAATAACTTTCTTTAATTTTTCTTCATATTTTTGTTGACAGCCGTTCTCAGGTTTGCTAAGCTGTATTCATGGCAAGGGAAACCACAACAAAGGAAAAGAAAATGTCTAAACATTGTCACGCGCAAATAGAGTATTTGAATGAGGAAAAAGTTTCGGTAGAGTCGCTTGTAGGCTTTAACCCCTTGGCCAAGGATGACAGAGAATTTGTCCATGCCTTGTTGGACGAGTTTCTGGATCATTTGGCAAGTCGATTTGACAATAACTCAGACGCAGGGGGTGAGCAGATCGATGCTCGATTCATCGTTTTTGACGGTTTTGAGAGTTGAAAGGAAATTAAAAATGACTGATTTTCATAGTAAAATGATTAATCTTGAGATACCAAAAGGTGTATTGCCGGTTTTGGATCGTGGGGCATCTTATCGACTTGGGCACAAAGACGCAAGGCATGCAGCAGCTGAGATTGCTTTGGAGGCTGACTCGGAGATTGAGGAGCTTCGGCTGGCTCTTCTGGGTGCTGCTAGTACTTTGGAAATCTTTGCAAAATATTCTAGGGATTCTGAAATTGATGATGTTAAAAAAGTAGTGGAGAATATTGAAAAAGTTTTGTGGAAATAATATAGAAGGAGAAGACAAACACTAACGCAGGAACAACAAACAACGGGAGCAAGACAATGAGAAGCGTACATACCAGAATGATGAACTTTCAGTACGAGACTGGTTACGTTAAAGGGCAGGTGGACGCAAAGTGCGCAGCAGCTAAGACTTATTTGAGAGTAAATAAAGAGATCTCTTCTCTCAATTCGACGATTGAAGATCTCAAAAAGGAGCTTCACGAGGCTTATAAAGACCTTGCTGCAGCTGAGGGAGTTTAAAAATGGATGATTGTAAAATATGTGTTTATGCGGAACAGTGCGAAATCTATAATAATTTAAAAAAGAAAAAGGACTGTATTATTCATCTTCCAGTATGGCTAGAAATAGACGGGTATATTGAGTTTGATAAGAAAGGTGTTAAAAATGAAAGACAGGATTGAAGGGCATGGGTATAAAGCTCTTAAAAAGGCTTCGGAGATTATGGAGCATACTAAAGAGTTGAATGCTTTTAAGGTTGATACTCTGACTAAGGAGTCTAAGAGCCTTCAAGAGTACGTAGAGTATTTGGAGGATGAACTGGATAAAGCAGGAATTAATTATTACAAAAGATAGATAATAGAACTTGACAAAAATGTAAAAGTGTAGTAAGTTAGTGTTTACTTGGCAGCATTGCTAATAGCTTCTAAATTTAAGGAGAGATAATTATGAAGGGAATTAAAGCGGTTTATAAGATTAACCACAACACCTTTGCTTCAGGTGACGTTGGAGGTTCTACTTATACAGAGTTTAAAGTTGGTGAAACCTACGAGTTAGAAGGTCCGGTTAAGCTTTGTACTAACGGGTTTCACTTTTTCCGAGAGACAGACCTTTGTTTTGGTGTTGACTTTTACAAGCAATATACCGGGAATAGTAATAAGGAAACGGTATTGTTAGAGGTTGAAGCTCTAGGAGACATTGATAGCGATACGTATAAGGTATGTACTAACAAACTAAAAATTGTCCGATATATCCCCAAAAAAGAATGGGGGAAACTGCTGGACAATAAACATAACTCAGGGTTTAATAACTCAGGGGATAGTAACTCAGGGTATAGAAACTCAGGGGATAGTAACTCAGGGGATAGTAACTCAGGGGATAGTAACTCAGGGGATAGTAACTCAGGATCTAGTAACTCAGGGGATAGAAACTCAGGGTCTAGAAACTCAGGGTACTATAACTCAGGATATGCTAACTCAGGGGATTGTAACTCAGGGTCTAGAAACTCAGGGAGTTATAACTCAGGGTCTAATAACTCAGGGTCTAGAAACTCAGGGAGTTATAACTCAGGGTCTAATAACTCAGGGTATTTTAACAGTAATATTCCAACTGTTGTTAGAGTGTTCAACAAAGAGTGTGCTAGAGCTATTTGGTATCAGGCGTCTAAACCTAGTTTCTTTAATAAGTTAGACATTGTTAATAACTCTTATAAAAAAGCGTGGCAAGAGGCTTATAAGGGAGCTACTAAAGAGGATAAAGACCTTCTTCAAGCTCTTCCGAACTTTGATGCGGAAATCTTTGAAGAAATTACTGGAATTAAAATTTAAGGAGAAAAAGATGTCGGGAATGACTAAAGCAGAATTGACAAAAGAGCTGAACCGGGTTAAGAAAGATCTTACGGAGAGTCTTGCCCATATGGGAACTCAGTACGATGAACTTGAAAATCTTACGGAGTTCTGTGATGAGCAGATAGAGGCTAAAGAAGATATTCAAAGTGAGATTGAGGCTCTTAAAGGAGACTATGTTGCAATGACCCAATATTCGTCAACCAAGGAGGACGAAGTTATTGAGCTAGAGAAAGAGCTTCAGACTTGGAAGGATCGTGCGTTTACTCAAGAGTTTCTTAGAAAGAACGATAAAGAGAATAAAGATATTGTGGATGCTGAGAGATCTGCAGCTACGATTAGGTCTACCAAGTATCAGCGTCGGTTGTCGCAAGCTTTGGAAATGTTGGAGATTCTAGCTGATAAAACCAATCATAAGTTTATGCTGTGTCCTTCTTGCACTTCTGGTGTTCTGTATTCTGAGGGAGATGAGGAGTATGAGGGTCTTAGATCTGCTACTAGAGCTTCTCGTCTTTGTCCTTCTTGTCTAGCTTCAATGAAGAATCCTTGGGAGTAGAACTATGGATAAAGTTAATTGTAAAACCTGCGTGTATTATCGATATTGGATTTTGCACTTGTTTAATACTGGTCATAAGTGTATGGCTACGGAGCTTCCTTCACATTTTGACCCAATTGAAGGGGAAACACGTATGTTTGCAAGTTGCCGAGAAGTTAACGCAACAGGTGAGTGTAAGAAGTGGGAAGGATACCCTACGATTAATCCTGAGCGTGCGAAGCCTCAACCTTTGAAAGTTATGCGACCCTTAAAAGAAGTTGTTTTCTTCTGTTGGTTGAGTGATCTGTTCTACCCTTTGACAGAAGGATTTAAGAATACTTGGAAACAAGCTTTTCGAAATAGTGAGGCTGACCTGGATGCCTAAATCATTCATCAAGTGGGCTGGCGGAAAAGCCCAGATGCTTAAGTACATTAAGCCTCTAGTTCCAAAGTTTGACCAATATTATGAGCCATTTGTAGGTGGTGGCGCAGTCTTTTGGTCAATTTGTCCTGAAGACTATAAGAAGGCTCTTCTAAGCGATTCTAATGGAGAATTGATGACAGCGTACAAGGTTATTAGGGATGACGTAGAAGACCTTATAACGTTGCTCAGGAAGTATCCTAATGATAAGGACTTCTTTCTCCAGATGAGAGCTATTATGCCTAATGACCTTGATCCGATTCCCAGGGCAGCTCGATTTATCTATTTGAATAAGACCTGTTTCAATGGACTTTATAGAGTTAACAAGAGTGGTGGTTTTAACTCCCCCTTTGGTAAGTATAAGAATCCTAAGATTTGCGATGAGGATACTTTAAGATCTTGTAATAGAGCTTTGCAAGGGATTGAGCTGACTGCTACGTATTTTCAAAACGTTTTGCCAGAGGTTGAGGGGGCAAAGTCTTTTGTATATCTTGATCCGCCTTATGTTCCTATTGACAAGACAAGCTTTGTCAGTTATTCTAAAAAGGGATTTGGTCTGGAGCAGCATGAGGAGCTGGCTAAGATGATTGAAGGGATGGATAAGCGAGGGGTTAAGGTGCTTTTGTCTAATTCTGACACGGAATGGTGTAGAGAAAGATATAAAGGCTTGACAATTACCGAGGTTCACGGTAGAAGATCAATTAACTCGAATGGTAAGGGTAGAGGAAACGTTGGAGAATTGTTGATAAGGAATTATTAAAATGAGTAAGCCTTCTACGTTTAAGGTGGACTGGGAAAATATTAAAGATGACTCTCTTAGTTTTCCTGATCTGAAGTTTGAGGCGTCTAAGAGAGGTCTTATTTGTGAGATCCTTATTGATCAGAAGAAGTATGTTGGAGAAGATCCAGTAGGCTATGGCTGTTCAAACAGAGCAACTATTAAAATTGGTAGTGGAGACTATGTAGCTTATGCTTGTAAGAGTTGTTCTGATCTGATTAAGAATGAGTTTGATCGTGTAACTTTTCCTTGGGAGCTATAAAATGAAAAAGCCAACTAGACAACTTATTAATCGAATGCGAAAAAAGGCTAAGACAAGCCCCTGTAGGTTTAAAATAGTTGCATTTGGCTTTAATCATAAGGGTGAGTGCGTTGCTCAAGAGACAAATGCTTTCAGGTTTACCAGTAAGGGTGGAGGTTTACATGCCGAGATGGTTGTCATGAAATACGCCCAAAGGAAGAATATTAAAAGCATCTTCATTTTGAGAGTTGGCAGGGCTGGAGACATTTTGCCAATAGATCCTTGTTCAACGTGTCAAGAAAAAGCTGATGAATTGGGTATTAAGATTACAACGGTAGGAGTTTAAGGAGAGATAATTATGAAGGGGATTAAAGCGGTTTATAAGGTTAATCACAACACTTTTGCTTCAGGCGACGTTGGAGGTTCCTCTTACACAGAATTTAAAGTTGGTGAAACCTACGAGCTAGAAGGTCCGGTTAAGCTTTGTAATAATGGATTTCACTTTTTCCGAGAGACAGACCTTTGCTTTGGTGTTGACTTTTACAAGCAATATGCCGGGAATAGTAATAAGGAAACGGTCTTTTTAGAGGTTGAGTCTATAGGAGATATTGATAGCGATACGTATAAGGTATGTACTAACAAACTTAAAATTGTCCGATATATCCCCAAAAAAGAATGGGGGAAATTGCTGGACAATAAACATAACTCAGGGTTTAATAACTCAGGGGATAGTAACTCAGGGGATAGTAACTCAGGGGATAGAAACTCAGGGTCTAGTAACTCAGGGAATAGAAACTCAGGGTATAGAAACTCAGGGGGCTATAACTCAGGGGACTATAACTCAGGGGACTATAACTCAGGGGACTATAACTCAGGGGACTATAACTCAGGGGACTATAACTCAGGGTATAGAAACTCAGGGGATAGTAACTCAGGGTCTTGTAACTCAGGGAACTATAACTCAGGGTCTAGAAACTCAGGGTATTTTAATAGGACTACTCCAACGATTATTAGAGTGTTCGAAAAAGACTGTGACAGAGATATTTGGGACAGGGCGACTAAGCCTTATTTTTTCCTTATCTTAGATGCTCATGAAAATGGCTATAAAGAAGCGTGGCAAGAGGCTTATAAGACAGCTACTAAAGAGGATAAAGATCTTCTTCAAGCTCTTCCGAACTTTGATGCGGAAATCTTTGAAGATATTACTGGAATTAAAATTTAAGGAGAAAAAGGGGAAAGAAGCTTTATTAGGATGCTTTGGATAAGTCTTTACACGCTAGGGTTTTTGGTTGTAGGGGTAGTATCTTATAATTCAGCTAAGAAGCATCTTATTTGGGAGAGTGATGCTCACTTGTTTGCGTTGTTAATGGCTATGCTCAACCCAATTGTATTAATAGTTTGCATTATGATGTTTTTTAAATTTGTGATAACGGAGGTCAAAAGATGAGCTGTATAATATTTCCTGAGAATTCCAGGTTAGGTGATAGATTTAAACCGGAAGTAGTTACACCTATTCCTAGGGATTTCTTGATTCAAAAAGGTCAAGATTCTGTTGGGAACGTTCGTTATTATAGAGAGCTAGACAATGGCAAGACGGAAGTAACTCATTATCAGCTTACTCAACTTCGTAAAAAAGAAGGAAAGATAGATGTTGGCGATACTGTTCAGTTTGTTATTCACAATGAGTACATTAAAGAGTGGGCTTATTCTCAGGATCGGGTTTCTGGAGAGTTAGTATGGATTCCTGTTGACAGAGAGCTAAAAGTGAAAGACAAGGGGCTTTATGAAATCGTCTCAATGACTGACCTTCTTTTTGTTCAAGGTTTTGTGGAGTTATGGGGGAAGATCATTTTAAAACCAATTAACCCAAAGCTTGATACTTCGGAATCCGCTAAGACTGCCACTTCTCTTTAAAATCCCTAAACATAGTAAATTATAATCCCTAGAACTTTTAACGAAGGAGTTAAATTTTGCGAAAATTGATAATTCTGGCTATGACTCTATTTTTGATTATGAGCGCACAGTTGAATGCTAACGCCCCAGCTGGAGCACAAACACTTGAACAAGAGGTTGAAGCGGCTATTGCAGCCCTTATCCAGGAGAAGCCTAACCATAGGCTACTAAAAAGCCCTAAGAAGATGAGAGAGATGTCTAGCGCGGCTATAAGGGCATCTGAGATAACTGGTACTGACTGGAAAGTCTCAATTGTTATTGCGAGATATGAAACATCGTTCCATAAGGAACTGGTAGGAACTATTGGCGAGCGAGGAGTTATGCAAGTCTCTCCGTACAGTAAGAGAAGGTGTGCAGAGTACTTAGGAAGAAAGGTAGACTTGAGTAATTTGGATGACCAATTTATTTGTGGGAATTTAACGTTTGAGAATGCTTTAGACTTCTGTAAGACGGATGATCTTAAGGAGGGTCTTTCTTATTATGCTACGGGAAAGACGTGTAAGCCAAAGACTCGGACGCTTAAGTGGATCGTAAGGCGTCGTTATGACAAGATTCAAGAACTTAAAAACCTGTAATTTCTTTTCAAACTTTCTTCACATTTTTGTTGACAGACCTTTTTAAAGGTGTTAAGCTGTTTTTAGACGGTGAGGGAAACACAATTTTTGAAAGGTTAATAATGAAAACTCTCAGAAAACAGCTTATCAATTACGAACAGTCTGCGAAGCTAAGGTTAGACCTCGTTAAAGAGGACCTAAAAATTGAGAATGTTAGCTCTCAAGCAATTATGTACTACTTGGGTAGTCTAATTCACGAGGAAGAGTACTTCAGTCTGATAACGGGTCTTATTGATGCGTTTGATAATGCCGCTATTGCTGGCAAGGAAAGCCTAAAACACTTTTTTCTGGATCTTATAATTGTAACTAACGATACCATGTGTGAGGCTGGGACGTACGAGGATGATGAAATGAGTATGATGGCGCAGGAGTATAAAAGAGGCGCTAAAAAAGATTTTATCAGAACGCTTCGTAACCTTGAGTTTCACTCGGATGAAGTAGACTTTTGAAAGGGAAGAACAATGGGAATTATAGTAGAAATCATCTTTTGTCCACTTTTGGCACTTGCTTGGGTGGCTGGCACTCTCTGTTATAGTCTTATTAAAATGTTCAAGAAAGGGTTTTGGAGTTAAAAAATGGAAGTAATTAACTGTGCAATTTGTGGAAAAGGTCTTAAGCGCTCTGATTTTACCATGACAGATCTGGAGAACGAGAAGAAGGCTGTCTACTATCAATCGTTTGGCGCTGCTTGTCTGTCGCATAAGGGAGTCGCCAAGATGTTTACTGAGGTTCTCGAAAAAGCTGAAAAAGAACTTGACAAACTAACCTCATAGTGTTAAGCTTTATTCATGGACAGGGAAACCCTCAATCTTCAGAGCATATAACTTTGATCCATAAAGGTCAATAAAGAAGGGATTTAAAATGAAAACGATTATGATTCTGGCGTGCTTGGTTGCTTCAACGTTGTTTATCACATTTATGGGATGCACTGACAATATGATGGCACGTTCTTGGGGAGGTGAAAGTAACGTTAACCTTCCTTGTGGCGAGAAGTTGTCAATGGTTACCTGGAAGAACAATGATCTTTGGCTAATGACTCGTGAAATGATGGAGGAAGAGAGTGCGAAAAGTTATAAATTCGCAGAGTCTTCCTCATGGGGCATGATGGAAGGCCAAATAATTATTAAGGAATGCGTGAAGTAAGATGTTTCAATGGCTTAATAAATGTTGGTTTCATCCACGGAGCAAATATGAGACAGTGGATACGGCTACTTGCACGATAACTACGTATGACAGTTGGTTTAACAAGAAATTGTACTCGTATCCTGCGGTTATAAAGCTTTGTCGATGTAAGAAATGTGGGAAAGAAGCTGCGTTCTATGTTGACGGGTCTGAGTATGAACAAGTCGATGTAGACTATGCTAAGATTAAGCATGGGTTGAAAAGTCCTGAGAAGGAGAAATAATTTATTTTTAAAATAAGTTGACATTCTCAGATTCTTGTGATAATATAGTAAATTCGGTTAGATTCTTTGACAATTTAATATTTTGTTTCGGGATGTGGTGGAATTGGTTATACACTCCAGTTGTCTGGTGAGGGATCATCTATAGCGCAGTAGACCCCTTTTTCAAGTTCAAATCTTGGCGTCCCGATAACGTCTCCTGGTGATTTATGTTGGATATGGAGGTAGCTCCTCCCATTAGGTTCAATTCCTACCTGTAATGGTATAGAATCAGGTTCAAATCCTGAAATCACCTTAACGTTGACAGGCAGCGGGAGAAGTTTTTATGCGTGGGTGGCGCAATATACAGACGCACTGGTTATAAAGCTTTGTAAGGGCTGTGTCCTGGGATGGTTTGCTCTTCAGTTTATCTGGGAGGACAGAGGTTTGACTCCTCACGCATTATAACTAGCTTACATTGTAGGTGAAAACCCTGCCCCACGCTCAATTTTATGGGCTTGACTTGGATTCGACTTTTGTTAATGAAGCGTACGATGCATGTTCCGCTTTTATTAGTCAGCGGGTTAAAAAGGCTTTTAAATTATAGTTGACGAAGACTATTACGAAATGGCAGAAGCGGCTTAAACCCCTCTGTCCGTCAATACTAGGGAGTGCTACATAACTAGTTGCGGCGTCATTTTTGTGGCTCGCTTGTTGCGTAGGTAATTGGGCAAAACAAGTTAAAAATACCATTTGCAAACCTGGAGAATGACTTCTAATAAGTTCTTCAGGTAGCCTGATTAGGAAAAGCATGTAACGAATTGTATGCGGAGAACAAAAACACGGGGGATCGAAACCCCCCAAGTCCACAAGTAGCTGATTTTATTAGCTTAAAAGGACTTTAAGCTGGTTAGTGATTGACCTAAAGATCCTCATAAGTAAGGACGCTAAAGCGACCTTCAACCAGTAGTATCTCAGTACGCTAATGAATCACGGAATAAGGAGTTTCAGGGCTTTTACCTTATTCTGAATCTTTTAAAGCCCATTTTCGACCACTTAGCTCAGCTGGTAGAGCATTTGTTTGTTAAATAAAAGGTCAAAGGTTCAACTCCTTTAGTGGTCGCAGCTCACCTGCCATGCGTAGGAGGAGTATCGAGATCGTCAGGCTTGGGAAGTCCACTGGCGCTCTTAGCAAAATCCTATCTACCTAGTGTAGAAAAGGCTAGGACGATGTTTTGCAACGTCCTCGTAAACAAGTTCTTTGTAATGATGGGGCAAAGTAGGGTAAAGCTGCCTGAAAACGTCTCCCAAAGTCTGTTCGCGGCAGATGTTCGTGAGTTCGAATCTCACCCCTTAGCAGTGCGTTGGGGGTTCACACGAGGAATGTGGCTTTACAAAGTTCTTGTTTACATTTTTTAAAGGAGGAAATTATGAGTATAGACTACCATACCTGCCCAGTTTGTGGTTCAATCTTACCTGGAAGAAAACTTCATTTTGTGATCATAAATGTCTTAGAGACTTCTATATGAAAACAGACTGGAGCAGAGTTAGGAAAGTAGTTTATGCTAGGGATGGTGGGATTTGTATGATTTGTGGTCTTCCTATAAAGGGGACTTATCATGTAGACCATATTATGCCTTTGGTCAAGGGAGGTGATGAATGGGATTTAGAGAACCTTCAATTGTCTTGTCCTACTTGTAACTTAAAAAAAGGAACTAAGCTTGTTTCTTCTAACAAAAAGGAGATGGACTAATGTCTACTGGAGATTTTGACGATAACTACTATAAAAAGCATTTTGGTAATGCTATTTACGTGTCTCCTTTACTACCTGAGACGGTACCAGAACCCTGGGTAGAGCTTATTAAGGCTTTAGAAGAGCGTATAGACGCCTTAGAGAAGAAGGTGGAGTCTCACGAGAAGCTTAATTCCAGTACAAGAACTAGCAATAGTCTTCATACTCCATTATTCGGAAATTAAATTAAAAAAGAACTTGACAACTCAGCTTTTAAGTGTTATGCTTTCTTTAATGGATGAGGGAACATTCAACGAAAGGGAAAGTAAGATGGCTACTGAGTTTAGCGTAGGTGACTCGGTTATTGCAATTGGGCTTGGGAATAAGAGTGGAGAGATTCTTAGTATTGGTGGGTCTTCTACTTATCCCGTTTACATTGTTGATCTGGGTTTGTCGCATTTAGGAATTAAGCCTGTTCAACTTTTGTCAGAAGAATTAGAAAAAGAACTTGACAACTCCTGAAAAAGGGAGTAAGCTAGTATGTAGAGATTGAGAAACGGTTCATTGATAATTGAATAGCTGCTAAACAAAGTCTTGGGATGACTTTTAAAATAAACTCACACTGGTGGAGGATGCCGGGAGGCGTCCCTAAATAGAAGTCCAAAGGATACTGATGACTGCTTAAAAGCCGTATCCAGATCTAAAGTGCTGGTACAAACCCTTTGAAGGTTGTAGAAGTCAGAGAATTAACTCTAGCCCATTACGTGCTAAATGATGCTTAATAGGCGTTATAAAGACATCGGAGATGACCGACAGCACTCAACAACGTTCCGTTAGTCAGCGGATAGTTAGGAGAGACGCCTAATGAAGAAAAGAATTGACATTCTTAAAAAACTCTCTTCTTGAGTAAAGACGCAGTAGTTGCGATAGTCTACAGTGGTGAGTAGGCGCTATAACCAAGCGGTGGAGCACTTTGCATTGAAGCCGTCTGGTCTACTCGTTTTATCCTTGGGTAGCTAAGAGCATGACCTTGACAAGCATTCTAGGTGTAGGTTGAGATAATCATGGCGAAAAGCGGGGTGCGCAGCCTCAATGTTGGTTCAAGTCCAGCCCCAGGGTCTAGAGACGTGGTAAAATCCAGAATAAGGGGTGTTCAGTTGAGAGTGCATGGATGTGTATTCGGAGCTGACTTAAATTAGTCGAGACTCTGGTTGTTTCGCTAATGTAAAAATACAATTCCACAACAGCGTAAGTGTGGATCTGACTAGCCCTAACTATGTCTCGTTTAATATATTTCGAAAGCTGTGATTGTTTGAATTGTTGCGTCAGGTTAGGATGCGTTGAGTAAGCTTTTTATCACAGTGTTGTTTCTCTGGAGGCTTACTCTCATGGGCGTTGGTCCGTCTTCAAGCTCGGGACCCCGGAAATACAATCCTAACACGCTTGATCTTTTTAACAAAAAGGATAATGATATGAAAATAGTAGGAATAGTTTTTATAATTTTAGTTTGTCTATTCTGTGTATTTTATTCAGGATTCAATGTAGGAGATAGCGTTAGTAGGTTTAGGGTTGCAGAGTACGAAAAAGCTATTCAAAAACTAGAAACTAAATACGATAGATGCACTAAGTGCAAATTAATTGTTATTCCAGTGAAAACGGATACTGAATGTAAGGAGCTAGAAGGACAGTACGCAGCTATTCAAAAGTGGTGTGACCCAGATTGCCCAGAACAACTGGAAGCGTGTCAGATTGCCTTAGAGAGACTGTGGGGCTATCCTTCTTATAAGTTGCTCGAACAGGAGATTTAATAACTCGCACAGTGAAACGCTGAGGAGCGTCTAAGCTTACTCTTACTGATGAGTGCGGGTAACAGGTTTTTGCATACTTCACCTAAAGAAAGTATGATAGCATAGTGACTGTCCGTAAGTTTTTATAGTAGCGGGGGTTATCGGCTTACCGCGCTTAAGAGCTTGACAGGCTAGAGCAGACATGTCTAGAAGATGAGATTTGACTAATATCTCAGGAGTGACACTCCGCGCTATGTTATTTTATTCTCTTTCCTAATTTATTTTAAATTCTTTTCATTATTTTGTTGACAATTGATCTAAGCAGTGTTAAGCTGTGTTTAGAAGGTTTGGGAAACACTATTGAAAGGAAAAGACAATGTACGGATGTGGATGCGAAGAATGTAATATCCTGGGAGAATGGTTTTGGCTTCATGACTCTGTTCATGCTAAGGATCTTTACGACATTGACGGTCTAATGTGCTGGTATGCTTTTCCAGAGGATGATAAGAAAGAACTTGCACATCAACAAGGCATGCTTAAGGGTTTGGAATTTAGATATAACGAGATCAAAGGAACCAAACATTTTAAATAAACTTCTTGACAACGCTCCCAAAGTGTAGTAACCTTGTTTTGGCGATTAAGAAAGGTAATTAAGAATGGACATGCGTAAGGAATATAGCGAAAGAGAACTAGCGTTATTTATCCACTTTGGTTATGAGTACATGATCGATATTGGAACTGATGCACTTCAGCCTGATACGTTTTATCAACTAATGGTTGAAGTAGCATTTTTAAACAATATGAAAGGACCTAAGGTAGACTCATTGAGACGTTGTTACTTTGCGCTTAAAAACAGAACATGCTACCGAGGTACTCCTGAGTGGGACGCAATGATTAAGCTCAGTAGTTAAGAAAGCTAATTAAGAATGGAAGATTATAAAAAGACTTTTAAAGATTTCTGGAAAGACCTTGTAACGAACGATGATGGGTCCTTAAACGTGGATCAAATCATGAGAGAGCTGCATGACTACAGTAGGGTTATGGATAATGTCTCCAAAGTGTATATGCACATAACTAATAGGAGCATGTCTAAGCCTAATTATTGTTCAGAAGACGTAATTATGGAGTTTGAATCTGTTCAGGAACAGAACTGGGAAAAGTTTTTAAAAGAAGAGATTGAATACCGTCAGACTGAGTTTGAAGATCTCAACCAAGATTATCTAGATCTTGAGAAGAAGATGCTCAAGGCTAATGGCTGGGTTCCTGAAAAGGGCGATAAGGTTAGGTTTTGGTTTGACGATGAGAAGTATGAAGGAATCGTTACTTTCATTGAGCGCGCTGGCGGACCTGGAGATGAGGAGTTCGCTATGATTGATTTTGTTAATGAGGAAGGCGGCGAGGATGGTTGTGTTGTATCTTTTTCTGCAATCATTGAGATACTGGAGTAACAGTCATGAATGAATTCAAATGGAAATATAACAAAGAGGGTAGCTATGACTTGGAAACCACTAAAGATGGTTATAATGCTTCTGTTAAAAGAGGTAACATAGCTTGGTCAGGTACCGTAACTTACCCTGATAAAACTGAAGGGTTTCTTACAGGTTTGATGTATTTTGAAGACAATGCGCGAAATGGTTGCCAAAATGCAATCTTGGCAGATCGTTGGAGGAAAGACAATGAATAAGGATATTAGTGAATACTCAGCAAGAGAGCTTAAAAAGGCGCTGGAGCGTAAAGAGAGGGAGGATAAGAAGATTCCTGCAGAGAAGGCTGAGTTTCATCCATCCCGCCTTGTGGAAACTATTAGGTTTGCTATGAGAGCGATCGTAGATCAAGGTTACTCAAAAGACCATGAATACTATATTTATGAAGAAGCAATGCAGATGATTTATGGTGACGATATTTGGGCGTGGATGCGTGAGAATAACGAGGGTTGTTAAATGAGTTTTGCGCGGATGGGGGAATGGTCTACCCAGGAGATTCAAAATCTCCCGCCTGTAAGGGCTTGCAAGTTCGAATCTTGTTCCGCGTACCATAGAGAACTAGGCTAATTGGCTTAAGCCACCAGCTTTTGGTGTTGGGTATTCGGGGTTCAAATCCCCGGTTCTCTAATCAATGAAAGGAAATTATTATGGCAAAAAAGAAACAAGAAGTAAGACTAACCGTTGACTCCATGTACCCTTATGATCTAGAAGGGAGCATAGATGACGCTATTGAACATCTTCAAGAGGTTAAAGAAGCTAGCAAAAAGCATACTGATCTTCGGTTAAACTTTGTTCAGACTTGTGATGACGAGTGGGAGTTTGAAGTTATAGCTTATCGGCTAGAAACTGACAAAGAGTGCGACAAGAGAATCGCCAAAGAGAAAGAGCGAAAAGAACGAGAGGCTGAGCATAGGCGTCAAGAGTTTCAAAAGCTAAAGAAAGAGTTTGAAAATGAGTAAGCATCAGAAACTCAGCATCTTTATTAGCCTTATTCTCAGGCATAAGCCAGGAACGGTAGGAATGGCTCTCGATGAGAACGGTTGGGCAGTTGTTGATGACCTTATCCTTGGAGTTAACCTAAACTCTAAACACTTGCTTAACCGAATGATCCTCAATGAAATTGTTGCTAGTGACGATAAGCAACGGTATTCATTCAACGAGGACCAATCGATGATTAGAGCTAATCAAGGTCACAGCGTTAATGTAGACATTAAATTCGAGGAAAAAGATCCTCCAGATATTCTTTATCACGGCACGAACGCTGAAGCTCTTGACTCAATCTATAGAAAAGGTCTTAAGTCAATGAAGCGTCATGATGTTCATTTGTCTGCTGATTTCGACGAGTCTTATCGAGTGGCTAATAGGCGTAAGAATAAGTATCCTATTGTTTTGGTGATTGCTGCTTCTGAAATGAAAGAGAAAGGCTTTGTATTCAATCTTTCCGAGAATAAGGTTTGGCTAACTAAAAAGATTCCCAGTCATTATATTATGGGAATTTATGATTTGGAGGATCGGGGATGAAGAACTCTAACCCTCTTCAACATGTTATAGACTATGCAACCAAAGCTCATGAAGGACAAACGGATAAAGCTGGACAACCTTACATTAGACACCCGTTAAGGGTGGCTAGGCGCTGTTCACTATTTGGAGACGACATTGCTAAGGTAGCTTTGCTTCATGACGTTGTAGAGGACACTGAGAAGACCTTAAAGCAGGTTGTTAAAGATATGGAGCTTACTAAAGCCGAAAAGAAGGCTTTGGACGCTATTACAAAGAGGGATAAAGAGGAGTATACTAAATATCTTTCAAGGGTTTCGAATAGTAAGATTGCTTGGCTGGTAAAGATTTATGATCTGGAAGATAATATGAGCGATGAGCGAATGTCTCAGCTTCCAGAAGACGTCCAAGAGAGACTTTTGAAGAAGTATAATTTTGCTTTAAAGACTTTGGCTCTAGGATCTTGGATGAAGAATGAGTAGCTAAGTAAGTTTTTGTAGCACATGTAGTATATTATTGTGCATGAGCAAAAAATGTAATAGGTGTAAAGAAACGTTTGAAGCAGAGTTATTCCCAGTCAGGGTTAAAAGAGGTAAAAAGACGTTAGGTCCTTACTGCAAGATTTGTGAAAGGGAATATCAAAATGAGCATTATCACAAGCACAAGGAGAGAAATCGAGAATTAAGAAGGAAAAGCGTTAAAGCTATAAGAATAAGAAATAAGCAGTACTTATGGGGTGCTAAGGAAGCTCAAGGCTGTATAGACTGTGGAGAGTCAGAGCCTATTATCTTAGAGGGTCATCATACTGGAGACGGAAAGATAAATCACTTATCGGATATGGCTAACGATTGCGTATCTATAGAAACTCTTCAAGCGGAGATTGATAAGTGTGTTATGTTGTGCGCTAATTGTCACAGAAAAAGAACAGCTAAAGAGAAAAACTGGCATAAGGACATAAAGAAAAATGAGTGAATTAGACGAAAAAGAAGCTGAAGAGTATATGGATTACGCTTCAATGGGGTTTAATACATGGTTTTATATGTTGCCTTATGACGACTTCTCTTTAGACTATGATAACGCTACTCCAGTTTACTGGAGCGTGGAGACTGGTGAATGGCTTTAGTATATTATATTCCTTTTTTGTTAACGGTTAGTGTTATGCTTTGGTTTTGTTTATACGGAAAGATGAAGACAGATGAAAAAGATACTAGGGATTGAATCAACTTTCTATATTCCTTTTTGGTCAGAAGACAACTTTTTGGCCAAACTTGAGACTTGGCCAGAGTATCTTGGCATAAGAGAAGTTGAAACCGTTACAGTAAGACCCTGGCTCTTCTTTAGTTCCTTTACTATTATTGTTTGGGGTGATGCCTCAGCGATTAACCGGTTTACTAATTATATGAGAAACGGAGAGTAATCATGGAAAAGGTATTCTATCCTACAGCAGAAGACTATCAAGATCTGGAAGATTTTATGATGGAAGGATTTTCAGAGATAACTATTAAAGATTTGGTTAAGCCTTTTATGCTTGAAGGTCCTGTTTATCCTCCTTATTCAGCCGTATGTTAAAGAACCTGAAGATATTACTCCAATTATTACTTGGAAGACTCCGAGAAATACGACTTATTAATATTAAAAACTTGACAATCCTTATTAAAGGTGTTAAGATCTTGATAATTAAGACAGACTAGTAGCTCAACGGTAGAGCGCGTGCCTTATAAGCGCGTGACGGCGGTTCAATTCCTCCCTAGTCTAAGCAACGAACCTCTAAAGCCTCTCTAAAGAAGCTCAAACCAGACCTGAATTAACAGGTATCACTGTTAGGACGCTAACGGAGTGAGGTCATTTTAAAGTGCTTGGGCGGCACGGTTGCCCCAATGTTTGGCGAGTTTTTACCTTTCGCGCCAGATGTTGGGGCATTTTTATTTAAGCTTTAAACTCTAAATCACAAATTCTTAAACTATTCAATAAATTCTCTTGACAAACCCTTTCCCGCGTGTTAAGCTTGGTTTAACAAATGGAGGAACGAAATGCTAGACGAGATAGTAGACCAAGAGCCAATCTATGATGCAAGAGCTTTTTCAGAGATTAAGAAGAGGTGGGATCAAGCAACTTATGAAGACGCTAGGGATATGATTCACACTGATAGAATTGTTGTGACTATTCCTGGAGTAACTTATAGAGAGTTCTACAAACATGCTCTGGACAAGGGGTATCATAGTGTTAGCCTCTCATTTCAATTTAACATCATGAAAGTTGGCGAGCACAAAACGCCAGGATTTCATGAGCTAGTAGACAATTGGTTGAAAGAAAACCCAAAAGACTAAGAAAGGATCTAAAATGAGCACAAGTTACAAGAAGCGCAAGAAGGCACGTCAACAGGATAATGCTTCTAAAAAGCACGACAGAAATCGTAGGCGCAATCGTCTTAAGAAGTACAACCTAAAAGGATGAGACAATGACTAGAGACAAAGAGGTGCTAACTAAAGAAGAGAGCATTGCGAGAAGTAACGCAAAATATCAGCAACGCACAGACAAAGCTGCTGAGAAGAAAGCGAGAGATCTAGAGAATTCCCACTTGCTTGAGGAAATGGGCTATGAAATTGTTTACTGGCATCAAATGATTGATCATAGTGAAGACTATCCTGTTATTGATTTTGGTACAGTTTCGTTAGCTTATAAGGTTCACGTACTTACCAATACTTTTATGGTCTTTTATACAATTAGATCTACCAAGGACTACTTCTCGCGTCCAGTTGCTCGTGAGGAGCTTGCTAGAGGGGTTGAGCAGGGAGCATATGAGGCTGACAATGGGTTTACCTTCATAGCTGACCAAATGAATTCTAACATTGCTGAGGAGTATTTGGTTAAGCTTTACTTTGCTCAGTTTGTTATGGATAATAAAGCATTCTTTCCCCCTAAATTTGTCAAGGGGTTTTTGAAATGTCGTGAACTTTATGGGATGGTTAACTAAGGAGGAATAAAATGACTAACGTAGCAGTAAACAAGGATCTAGAAGCTAAGACAGGACTCAAAATGAGATCTCGTAAATTCCCATGTAAGGGTGGTGGCTGCAGACACCATGAAAGCGGTTGATATTTGTATTACAGTGAGACTGACTATCAAATGATTTTTGAGTGTGAACCTAACCCTTGTCAGAAGTTTGGGAGAAAGAGTTATTCTAATGTATAAGAACTACTACAACTTTTCTTCGTATCAGCATTATACGGCAGATACCTCTTCTCTAGAACGGTTGCTTGGTCCAGATCATAAAAAAATTATAAACGAAGGTGCTAAAGCGTTTTTAAATCCTAATAAGGAGGAAACTATGTCTGAAAATGAAATTGTATTTTGGGACTGTGATGAGGCGCAAGAGTATCTGACTCATACTAAAATGGACAACGCCGTTGAATATCACCTTGATGCCCTTGATAATCTCCCTTTGGGTGAGGTTATCAACGTCTTCGGGTTTAAGAAAGAGCGCTTAAGCCCTGAAAATGAACTAGGACTTGTAGGGGTTTTTGGGGTTCTTGAGTCTTTTCTGGATAACTTAGATGCTAATTATGGAGGAGAAGATTCGGCTGGACCTACGCCTAAGATGATTCAAGCCGAAAAAGTCTTTATTGAAGCAGTATTAGCTGAATATGAAGTGTGGCGATGCTATTGGAGCGATACTGAAAGGATTGATGTTACAGAATGGGTTACAAAGAATAGACCTAATTGGCTTGAGCATGAATAGATATTGGGTAAGTTGGTGGAGCGGCAATTACGTAGAAGAGGGTTGTACAGAACCTCCGTTTATGTATTGGGTGTCTGGTCAACGTGATAGAGGAGACACTGAGGAGACTGAGAGAGATGAGTGCTCAATTTGCGCTGTGGTTGATTCAGAGTCTAAAGACTCTGTTTGGGAATTGATAGCTATTCATTTTCCAGATTATGAAGAACGCTTTTGCACATTAAAGCCAAATGACTATGTTCCTGGCAATAGGTTTCCAAAGGAGTGAAAGATGCTTGAGACTATAATTCTAGGGATTTGGCTTGTTGGAATGTATTGTGTTTGTACGTCTTATGGTGAGCCTGAGTATGAGCTTTCAGAGTATGGAAAATATTGGGAAAGAATTATGTGATTTTACTTGACATTTCTGTTGAAGTAGGTTAAGATGGGTTTAGAAAGAGAGTTGTAGAATGGAATGTCCAATTTGTAATGAAGAACTTGTTTATCAGGATTACTATGGAAGGGTCTTTGCTCGTCAAGATAGTAAAAAGAAGGGTGATATTTTCAAGTGTCCTAATGGAGTATCTCAAGACGGATCATGCGATTCAAGCATGTTCTTTGTAGCAGGAGCTTTCTATACGGATGAAACTGGAGAACTTTACGAGGGTTATCCTTGTTAACGGAGAAGAATGATGAGTGATTTTACTAAAGGGTCTGTTATGGTTTCAAAAGAGTTGTGTGATAAGCTAATTGCCTCAGAAAGAATTAGAGCCAATAACTTAGAAGACAAGGTAAGAAGTCTTGAAGAACGGAACCAGAAACTAACTAAGTCGGTAAGTGTCCTTACAAAGTACATCAAGGAGAATGGAGAATGCTAGAAACATTATATTCAAAAGGCAAGAAAGAAGAGATCAGAGTTTGGCGAGTCTGGACAGAAGGAGCTTCAATTCTTTCTGAGCATGGAACTTTAGAAGGCAAGATGCAAATTGACGAGAAGATTGCTAAACCTAAGAACGTTGGTAGAGCTAATGAAACGACTCCTGCTCAGCAAGCGGTGAGCCAAGCTGAGTCAATGTGGAAGAAGAAACTTGATAAGGGATATTTCCCAAGTATTGAAGAGGCTAAGACTACTAAGGTTTTCTTGCCAATGCTTGCTTCCAAGTTTGAGGATAAGAAGCACAACCTTACTTACCCTTGTGATGTTCAACCCAAATTGGACGGAGTAAGGTGCTTGGCATTCTGGGAGGGAGACAAGGTTAAACTGCTTTCAAGAGGAGGCAAGGAGTATAACGTTCCTCACCTCAAGAAAGAGCTTGAGAGAGTGTTGACCGATAAAACTCAAGTATTGGATGGAGAGATTTACATTCATGGTGCTTCCCTTCAAGAGGTTAATCGTCTTGTCAAGAAGAATCGACCAGAATCTGTAAACCTTCAATATTGGATCTATGATACTTTTTTGATTGACGGAGAAGTTGAGTGGTGGCATACTCGCTTGTCCGATTTAGAAATGTTCTTTGAGAATTATGAAGGAAGTATATTAGAGCAAACGACAACAACTACAGCACAAGATGAAGCACGAGTTTATGAGCTTCAAGGGATTTACGTTGAGGCAGGATTTGAGGGAGCTATTGTTAGAGAAGGATCTGCCCCGTATGCTTTGGGCAATCGTTCTTCTAAGCTTCTAAAGGTTAAGTCGTTCAAGGATGAGGAATTCCCCATTGTCGGATTTGGGGAAGGTGAGGGAAGATTTGAAAGCTGCGTTATCTGGGTTTGCCAAACTCCAGAGGGCAAAACGTTTAAAGTAGTGCCAAAGGGAACTATTGAACAAAAGAAGAAATGGTTTAGCGAAGCCGAGAAATATATTGACCAGTATCTGAAGGTCAAATTCTTTTCGTACACAGAGGATAACCTCCCTCAGTTCCCTGTAGGGCTAGACATTAGGCTTGAGGAGGATATGTAATGTCTCCTGAATACTTTATGCTTTTGTGGCTACTTTTAAGTTTATGCACTACTCCTCTTGCTATGCTAACTGCTTACAAAATGGATTCTTATGCAGATGGAGGCTATCCCCCTGGGAACATTATAAGGGTTAAAGACGTTGCATATGCCTTTATGTGCTGCCTCGTAACGGGTCCTATCGCTCTAATTCTTTGCTCGATGGTCTGGTTCAGTTGGGGTTTATGGTATTTATTCTCAAAAATACCTAAGGATAACTCTGTATTTAAGTTCTTTAATGTGAAAATAATCGAGAAACGCTGAAAGGATATGTAAAATGGGAAATAAGACTTGTAAGGCTCTAATCGTTGGATCACACAGATACGTTGATAGGCTCTCTATCAGAAATCACGAAGGGCATGATCTAAGACCGGCATTAAGCGAAGCAGGATTCAAGGAGGAAGAAAAGGTTGTAATTATTACTCAAGAAGAGTATGACTATCTCCTTCTCCAGGAAGCACAAGGACCTTCAGCATGATTGATCCTCCCAATAGGCTGACTAAAGATACTATGTTCATGAGTCTCGCTTATCTTACAGCGATGCGCTCGCCTGACGATTCTACAAAGATTGGTGCAGTAGTAGTAGGTCCTGATGATGAGGTACGCTCAATGGGCTATAACGGGCTTCCTAGAGGATGTGATGACTTTGATAGTAACCGGCATGAAAAGCCTGAGAAATACTATTGGTTTGAGCATTCTGAGAGAAATAGTATATATGCCGCAGCAAGAATGGGAACGCCGTTAAAAGGCTGTAGAATGTATACTCAGGATGTTCCTTGTGCTGATTGTGCAAGGGCTATTATTCAATCTGGGATAGTAGAGGTTATCGTTCATGAGCAATTTAGCGAGTTTCAAGATAATAATAAATGGGTAGAAAGCAAGTTAAGAACCTTGACAATGTTTGACGAATGTGGTATAAGCCTGAGAGAATGGGTAGGCGAGATACCTCAAATGTATGGTAGGAAGAATAACCAGTTTGTTTTTGGAGATGACTAAATGACTTTTATAACGATATTAATGTGGTGGGGAATTCTTGGGTTAATAGGATCACTGTCTTGGGCAGCATTGTCTATTTATGTACAGAGAAAATTTATGTTTGTCGATTTCTTAATAGCCTTAGTCCTTCTCTCTTCAGGACCTTTAGGAGTTGTTAGTATGATCTGTTCTAGTACCAAAACAGTAATTCAGCATTTTAATAAGAAAAGGGAGAAGAGTAAATGATTTATATTATGTGTTTACTAATTAGCGTTAGTGTAGCGGGAGTTGTCTTAGCAATCAAAGCAAAAGACTATTCTCCAGAGGCAAACGCTGCGTTAGGAGTTGTTGTAGTGTCTAGCATTATCTTGTTTTTCTGTTCTCTGGCGTTTATTTCTAATTATCGAAACAGCGTTAAAACAGTACAAGAGAATAAAGCTACTCAACAAACCCTTGACAAATCCAGGGCCAAAGGTTTCACCCAAGAAGCGGAAAGGGTGGAGGCGATTGGCAGGATCATTGACCATAACAGTAAGTTAGCGACTGCTCAGTACTGGAATAATAATTGGTTCTTTGACTCCATGATTGACGATACTGTTGACAAAATTAAGCCTGTTGAGTAGTTCGTCAACGGTTCGCTAACTCCTTTTTAATTTATTTTCAAACTTTCTTTACATTTTTGTTGACAACGCTTTTTGTTGGTGTTAAGCTTTATTCAGGACAGGGAAACCACAAACAACGGGAGAATCAAAATGAAAAACTCAAAAGTCAAACAATGGTTCTGTATTGGTTGTGATGATGGTCCTTGTCTCAGAAAAGCGGAGCATCAGCCTTGTGACATACAGTGTCCTTACGCTGAAACCAATAGTCATGAGTGCTCTTGGCAAGAAGTTCCTAAAGGTAAGACTGCCCAACAAGCGGTGAATAACGCTTTTCATAAGAAATTCGATGAAAGGATAAACATCCCAGAGGAATCTATTAAGTTTATACGAGATGATGAGTGCCTAAGGTGTGGTGGAACCGTTGTTTCAGGAGATGAAGCACATCAAGGGTACGACGGCTATCCTTATTGCGAAGACTGTGGAGAGGTTTAAAAATGGCTAACGTAAGTAAATGTGAATGTGGTCGTAGGAAGTCTAACTTCTTGAGCAGGTGTAACTCTTGCCAAAAGGTTTGGGACGATGAGCGTATTTCCCAAGCTTTGGCAATAGTTGAGAAAGGTGTTTGCCCAGAATGCGGTCAAGGGCTTAAGAGAAACCTATCTATTGCCGGTTGGTGGCAATGTAAGCAATTTGGTGCTGAAGGCTTTAGAATCGACGCTAACAAGCCTTCTTGTAGCTTTCAAACGTTTACTGTTTAAAGGAGAATCAAAATGAAGAATAAGCATATCCATAGCATGTTTGAAATTCTGGAGGCTGAGCTTTTTGCTCAAGAGTTGCCCTTGCATTTCTTTGACCGGATTAACAAGGTCAAGAAAGACTTTCAGGAGCGTTGCCTTCAAGATTTGTCAGAATTGAGCGAAGAAGAAAAAGCCGTTTTGGAAGAGAACATGACAACTAGAGGACGTATCCGCGCCATTAAGTCATATCGTGAGAGAACTGGAGCATCTTTGTCAGACGCGAAAAGCGTAGTTGACAAGTATTTCTTCGCACTTCTCGAAAAGAACAAGGAGAACTGAAAAATGACACAGCTAGTAAACTATGATCAATTGTATATTTCTTTTAACGAAGGACCGTTTGTGGTTGTAAAAAAAGAAAAGCAGTATAGGATAGAGGAGCAAAGTTGTAAAGACTCTATTAAGTCTTGTTTACCTCATGAGCCTTCTACTCATAAACTGTTGGATAGTCTAGGGCTAAGCGGGTGGACTCCTGATCCACTGCTGGCTATGAACGTTTGTAACAAGCTGAACGGTCGGTTACCTCAGAAGTCTGAACAGCTCAAGCTTAAGGATCTCATCAAGGCTGCTCAAGACTTCGTTGAGTATGGAGAAAATGGTGGGCGAGAGGACGGAGACAACGGGCTTGACTACATCTACTATACGGAGAAGTTTGACGCTCTAAAGGCTGCTGTAAAAGCATTGAAGGAGAATTAAGATGATTATTCGCTGGACGACAAAGCGTGTATATAAGCATGATGGGGCAAAGCTCGGGTCAGGACTTCGTAAGTGGAAAAGAGTGTTAAAGACTACACTATGGATCTTGTTTATCCCAATCTTTACTAAAACTGTTGACCCAGGATTTAGGAGGTAATTAAGGTAGACGAACTACTTAAATAACTTTGCCTCAATAAATATAAAATAAGTAACTTTAAGCTAGACAACAGTGTGTGAAGTATAATATAGTAGATTCAAGAAGCTAAAGGAGCTTAAGCTGTGGAATTAACCTCAAAAATCGCTAGGAAAAAGGTCAATACTGATATGTGGGCAACGATAATTGATAAATATGCCCAAGATATGAGCCAAGCACCTGAACAAATCGACCCAACTGCTATTCAAATGGGTCAAAGCATTTATGACGGCACTGGAACAGAATATGTCGTTATTGAGGATGATCCTACCACAACTGATAAAACCGTAATGCCAGCAGACCAATCAGGCTCAGACTTACCAGAAGGAGTCAAGACTGTTCAGGATACGGAACTTTCTTCAGAATTCAACGTGCAACCTGCTGAAGGAATAGTAGCAAGCATTGAACCAGAGTTTGTAAGGGGATAAAGAAGATGTTAAAGCAAAGAGGAATAAGTGAAGAAGGCTTAAAGAGAATAAGTAAGGTTATCGGACAAGCTAGTTCTTCATTTGAAGAGGACCTTGCTAACTTTATATGGGAGAGCGACGGAACTAAAGAAGAAATACTACAAGAGCTTAAAGTCGAATATCCAAACGCTACCTTATCACAAATTATGAAAGCCTGGGACGTAGCTTACTACTAGCTATTAACTCGTAAGAGGATAAAGAAGATGTTAAAGCAAAGAGGAATAAGTGAAGAAGGCTTAAAGAGAATTGCCAATTCATCTATTGCTCAACCCGCGCTTGAGCAGCTTAGGCAAGATATGAACACTTCCATTAAATCCTTGTATGAAGGTTTAACATCAGAAGAAGATAGACTTACTCTCGATGACCTTTATGATGAATTTATGGCAGGAATTCAAGAATTAATTAGTTACCCAGCAAACGAAGAATATTAAGGAATATAAAATGAAGTTACTAGAACAAAGAGGAATCACTAACGAAGGTATCAAGAGACTATCTAAAGTAGTTAAAAAGTCTGGAGCTTCTGAGATAGTTAACCAGATTATGCAAGCAGTTGATCCTCTTATTAACGACCTTTTCTTACAACTTCCTGATTCTGCGTCAGAAGATCAGTTAGACGAGCTATATACTGGATTCCTTCGGGAACTTAACGAAATTGTATCTCCAGGATCTCTGGATGATCTTAAAAACTCTGATGAGATAGGATATTAAAATGAAATTGCATGGAATAGACGTAGATGGAATGAAGAGAATCGCTAAGAAAGCCCAGATGGAAGATTCTGGTCCTAGCCCTAGCTTACACCAGGAGTTGGTAGATGCAGGTATCCCAGTAGAGAACCATGAGTCTGACTTGTATTTCCCAGTTACTCCTGAAACTCAAGCAATTGTAGAAAGCTCTGAGTTCGGTCAAAGTGTAGAAACTTTTACAGACAATATTGACGGAGAACAATGGTTTGATGCTCCTTTCCAGTACGATCCTTCTCTAGGTAATAAAATGGCATCTGAGAAAGAAGCTGCATCAGACGATGAAACCTGGGATAAGCTTGACCTTATTCGTACAGCCTTAGACGATACTGAAATTGTGGACAATCTTATTAAAGGTCTGTCCTCTGAAGAAGCTAATAGCTCACTAGACTATATTATTCAAATGTATGATCTTTCTTCAGAAGAAGGAATGGAGTATTAAAATGAAGTTGCACGGAGTTACGCCTGAAGGAATGAAACGTTTAGCTAAGGTTGCTCAAATGGATGAAGAACCCATGATGGGCGGGGGCTTGTCAGACGTAGAAGACTTAGTTCTATTTATAGATAATTCAGGCGAGCTTTATCCTCAAACGCAAGAGATTCAAAAGAGTCTTATTCAAAAAATTCAACGCGGAGTTTATGATTCAGATCAGGCACCTCAGCTTTGGAGCTATCTAGTAGAAGCTGGCGCAAAACAGTACGTTCAAGAAATGAACGACGGAATGTCTTGGTTTCAAAAATTCCCCCCAGAAGTTAGACAAGAAGCGGCTCAAATGATGGCTGAAGAGTTTGATGAAGAAATCTCTTTTGCTGGAGACGAAGATCTTAACGAGCACTTCGGAGTCTAAGCTATAATGACTTTACCTCGCACCAAAGGTCTTTCTGAAGCAAGTTATAATAGGCTTGCTGCAACCTATTTTGGAGAAGATGATCCTTATTCTGAGAAGGTTGTTAAGAAACAAGACGCCTGGATGCGCATGAAGGATAAAAAAGAAACCAATCTCGAAAATTGGAAAAGCCAAGCTAACGGAAAACCAACCAATTATCCTCATAAAGAATCTTCCTCAAAAACTGATGAAATAGATAATTCAGAAAACTTAACACCTGTTTCATCAAACTCGACCTTGACTAAATCTAGGTCAAAATCACCCTTAGCCTCTAAGCAAAACTCTCATACATCTCGCACAGTTAAGTCTCAATCTGACCCTCTTTCTGACTCCCCTATCCTTGATAATAGCTTTGATTTTTCGAGTTTTCCAGAAGAAGGAAAAATAGGATTCTCAGAGGCTAAATCTCTTATCTTAGAAATGATTCAGCAGGGCTTTGAAGACGTTGACATACTTATTCAGGTGAACGAACGATTCACCAAAGACGTTTCTGACATGGCTTTGCAAGAATGTCGTAGAAAAGGACTTATTTAAAATGACTGCATGGATTAAAGACAGAGTATGGACTTACCCAACCTTAATTATCCCAGCTACTTTAGTTGTTATTGCTCAAATAGCGAGTCTTATCGCGTACTTAGCCTAGTTTCTCTCCCTCTTTCTTAAAGAATTCCTAAAAAGAACTTGACAACCCCTGTTTAATGTAGTAAGCTGCTCTTGGTAACTTAATTACTAGGAGATTTTATTATGAAAAGAGTGAAGCTAAAAGTAATCCAGGGAGCACCAATTGTTAACAATGCCTATGCCTACAGATCCTCAGAAAACATTGTGGCGATTGAGATAGACCTTACGAGTAAATACTGCATAGTAGAAGCTGTTGGATCAGGTGAAGGTAACCCCTGTATCCTAGTAGGTACCACTGACAGATCCTTACACCTGTCCGAAACCAAAAACAGAGATGCTATGACAGAAATCAGCTTTCCAGAATATGGAAAAGACTGGTTAGTCTGGGCAGCTGATATTGGTAGATACACCCTAACCGCCTGCCTAGTAAAAATGAGGAAAAGATGATTGAAACCGATAAAGATCTGAGTAAGCAATATGAAGAGAAAATGGCTAAGCTAGAAGAGAGGCTAGAGAGTATTGAAAAAGCCTTCAAAAACTGCATAGCAGGCGCTTGTATCTCTGAAGAAGAAATGCTAAATTGCGACGGCAATTGCTATGAATGTTGGATCAGGAACATAAACAAGGAACAACAATGACTAAGATATATCTAGATGATAAATGCATTGGGGAAGTAACCGACTTCAAGATTACCCATAAGGCTGACTCAGACGGCTCTGTAAAGACCTTAAAGCTGTCCAAGGGTAGTAACCTATCCCAAGGCTTCAAGAAGGTTGAGATAACCGTTAAGAAGCTCCTGACAGATGACATGAAAAAACTTGAAGACTGGGTTAAAGGAGTAATAGAAGATGATTAAAGAAGGGTATATTAGTAGGAAAGAACTGAAATGCTTTGAATTCACTATGAAGAAAATGGAGTTTTAAAATGACCAAGAAGAAAACAGCTAAGAAGCCAGTAGTTAAGAAACCAGATGACCTAACTTTCTATTACTTCTATCCAGACAACTCTGATATTAGTGAAGTAACGGAATGTATCCTTGACGAGCGCTATTGGCTAGACACGTTCAAGGGTTCTCAAAAAGGATTTGAAGAACATATTAGAGATCAATGGGAAGACGAAGAAGAGTTTATTCTCATCTACTTCACAGATGCTCCCAAAGTTCTTAAAATGAAGAAAATTACCAAAACCACCATCGAGGATTATAATGGAAAAATTTAAATCAGGTGACAAATTCTATAATGAGCAAGGTAGAGTAGGGCTAGAAATCCTTAAGGTAGTACATATCTACAACACTACTCTTTGTAAGGGCATGTCTGAGTATTACTATAAGCTCTCCGGTTATGGAATTGATAAAGGAAACGTTATAACGGTTCACACTACAGGAACCAAAAAAGAAATGCTAGAAGACGTATTCCAAAACAACCTAACTAGAAATGAGCCAATTGACCCAGAAAACACTTATATCTACGACTCAGTAGGTAGAGAAGTTGGCTACATCAAAAGCTATACTATTAATATTCTAGTTAAAGAAGAAGCCTTCGAAACCTACAATGTGGAAGGTTTGCTAACACCTGAAGGAAAACAGATTAGACCATCAACTCCCTGGCTATTAAACGTAACTATGAAACAACTACAAAGGGAGATGGCTAAGAACAAACTATACTTCAAAAAACCTGATGAACCAGAAGAAGTAATGTTTGGAGCAGGGCATGACTTCTATAATAAGGAAGGAAAAGTAGTTGGTAGAATCTCAGGCGTAGCCTGCGTCAGTTCCTATCCCTATCCTTGTCGTGTCGTTTATTCAGTAGATTTTGACTTTGGTAATTCTGGCTCCAACCTAAAAGATGTTGACTATCTCACCGTTAGACATATGCTCAACGTTTATGATCTAACCCTTGAACCTCCTTCGAAGGAGTATGAGACGTTGAACAGAGGTCAGACCTTCTCTGATAAGGAAGGAAATCTCAGAGGTATCATCACGGTAGATCTTCAACTCCCTGTTAAAATAGATTATTGGGAAGTTCTTAGTCTACTCAGCGCAAATGAGCTAACTATGGACCCGCCAACTTCGTCAACTAAAGCTGACGAAGAGTTTATCAGTGATTTGGTTTGGGAAACGGTAAGTGACTGGGCTAAGCCTGAACATGAAGAATCCTTAGTAGATTCACTTCCTCAATACATTGCAGATAAAATCACTGCCCAATCCTTAGACAAGATCCTTAGTGATTATAGCAAGGATGCAGACTTTATCCTCAACGCAGTAAGCCTTGTAGCAGACTCTCACGACCTTACTGATGACCAATATTCAACTGTTGTCAACGAAACAGTAACCATTCTTCAAAACCGGTCAATTGAACTTGACCATATGCTGAAGAAGGAGGACTAAAGTGGAAAAACTAAAAGTAAATACAGTAATACTTAACTTAAAGAAGGAACCAGTAGCTAGAGTTACTATCACCCGTATGGAGGAAGCCTATTATTACCTTCAACTCCTAGACATCCAAGATCCTATATTTGGGGGATTTGTAACCTATCAAAGCGGAGATGAGGTTATGATATTTTGTGACCATTGCTGTCTAGAGCACTACGTAGAATGCCACGGATATAAGCTAAGAGTACCTCAGACTCCTAAAACACGAGAAGATAAGATTGAAATAATCGTTAAAGAACTCTTGAAAGAAGCTATGAATGACTTTAAAGCGAAATACAGCTATACTGCTACTGTAGAAGATAGCCTGCCTGCTAGAATTGATAGAATACTGGACGATAAGCTATTGGCAATTCCAGCAGGTTACAACTATACTATTATCAACGAGGTTCTAGTTAAACTTGAGAAGCTAACTGAGGACAACTAAAATGACCCAATTCTTCACAGCTGATCCACATCTATTGCATAATAGCATTATAAAGCTCTGTAACAGACCGTTCAAAAACACGGAGCATATGTGGAGACTCATCAAAAAGAACTGGAACAACACAGTAACCGATAATGATGAAGTCTGGGTAGCAGGTGACCTAACCCTAGAAACTCAGGAGCATAAGTCCCTACTCAAAAACATGATTAATTCCCTAAATGGTACTAAACACCTTATTCTAGGGAATCATGACCTTATGCTGCCAAGAGACTATCAAGAAATTGGCTTCACCTCAATCCACTACCCTGCTGTAAGGCTTTCTGAAGGGCTTTACGTAGGACATGACCCAACCCTTGCCAATGCCTTCGAAGACGGAGACACGCTAGTCTGTGGACATCAACACGGGGCTTTATTCAAGTCTCAATGGTCTAACAAGGGAGTATTCGTCATAGATGTTGGAGTTGACGTTAGAAACTTCACCCCAATTTCACTAAAAGAGGTTAAACAGCTTTTTATCACCGGAATGGAGAAACAGATGACTGAAGAGAAAACACCAATGTTCGCCGCCAACACAGTTTTGCACGCTTTTCTGCTCGCAAGACTAAAAGGCTATAATAACCAATCCTTCAACGAAATCGCTGAAGATGTGCTAAATCACGATGACTTCAACAACCTAAACAAAAAAGACGTTATTAAGCTGGCTAACCAACTAGTAATCAAAACACTAAGGTAAGACAAAATGGCTAGAGTAATATTAGAAGGAATAGACAACTATAGCGAAAACAACACAAATATAGAGTGTGAACTCTCTGAAGACTACATATACATGACTTTTGATGGGACATCTGATCCTGCATCTGTAACCAAAGAAGAATTCAGCGTTAAAATACCCCTAAAAGACTTAGAATTTATGGTCAGAGCCTTCACCAAGGAACAGATTTAAAAATGACAAAATTTAAAATTGGTACTCAAATACTCGATAGACATTACAACATCATAGCTGAAATTAAAGGGATAACCCTCTGTGAGTGCGTACTAATATACTCAGTAAAAGTCTTCCACTATGAAAATGCTGGCTCTAGATATAGAGCTTTCTTCCCACTAACCCTATTCGATACAGACGGAATCTACCAAGGATCTGAAAAAGATATTGAAGGAATCTTAAAAGAAAACCCTGAGTTTAAACTGGCTTATCCAGTAGAAAAGAGCTAAAATGGACATTAAAATAGGAACATCAATACTCAGCACTCAAGGATACTTTGGTAAAATAGCTGAAGTCACCTTCATGGCTAGAAAAGTACCAAGTATAGGAATGCGCGGAACACTAGGGCAAAAACTATATTACCTCAAACTAGCTAAAGAACCTCTAGACCAGGGCTTTAGCCCATTTACTAAATACGGCGTTATCATAGAATCAACGGGAGCCTTTATCTACAGAATTAACGAATCAGAACTTCTGGAAGTCATTAAGGCTTATGACTTCACCCTAACTGAACCAAAAGAAAAGGATAACAAAATGGACAACATTAAAGTAGGAACAATCCTACTAGACGAAAGCCTAGGTAAACTAGCTGAAGTCACCTATCTAGGAACAATACAAATAAAAGACGGAGGAAAAGAGACAGAAGGATATTATGAACTTAAACTAAGTGAAGCAGCTAGGATGTTAAGCACATTCAAAGGAGTAAGACATGAAATCAATGGAACATTTGCCTATAACGTTAAAGAATCTGTCCTTAACTACTACATCAACCTACATAAACTAAAAATCTCTAACCCTATTCCTATTAAAGAAAAACAAGAAAGAGCCTTAAACAAAATCCAAAACCAAATCGATAACCTCTCAGAACTCTCCAAAGCGCTCAACACAGCCTGCCAGGAATCCTTAAGCGGAACCATCAACCTCTACACTAACAACCTTCAAAAAGCACTCAGAGAACTCCAAGACCTAAAGGAGAACTAATATGATTTGTCCCTGCTGTAAAATGTCTTTATGGACCAAAAACCCCTTCATAGTAGTCAACAACTACACATATTGTAAATACTGCGCCCCTAAAAAGAAAAGGATAACTAAAATGAACTATGAACTCAAAGTAGGAACAATCCTAAGCGACGAAAACCTAGGTAAAATAGCCAAAATTACCTATAAAGGAGGGAAACGCTGCTATCACCTTGAACTACTACACCCAGACTTAGGAACCTTCGCCTACGACGTAAGCGAATCTACCCTTAAAGATATTATCCAGGAATATGATCTAATTACACTAAACGCTGAAAACAACTACTCACTCACAATCCCAATCTCCATCTCCATCAACCTCGAACAACAAACCCTATTCAAAGACCTACAAAACCAAGTATATGCCCTTGAATACCTCTCAGATGCACTCAGAACCTCCTGCAACGAACCCCTAGCCCTAAACCTACTCAACAAATCTAGAACCCTTCAAAACACCCTCAACGAACTCATTAAGGTAAGCTAAAATGAACCATAAACAAAAACCTAAAGATAATGAGCTTTACCCAAACAGTAAAGACAAAACTCACTGTAACTGTTGGTGGAACGGTAACAAATGCTGCATCTGTAACTCTCCAGCCATGTCAGAAGAACAAATGGTTGAACAAGGCATGATCGAAACCAAAGGAGAACTAATATGATTTGTCCCTGCTGTAAAAGCTCTGGGTGGAACAAAAACTTCTTTATAGTCGTAAACGGCTACACCTATTGTAAAAACTGTGTCGTCCCTAAAACGAAAGAACAAAGGACTATTAAAATGAACACACTACAAACAGAACTAAACAACAATGAAAATAAAGTAATTAACCCTAACCCTCCTAAACTAACCGTCACCTTCATCTGGGATAATAACAATAACCTTAAAGTAACATGTAAAGTAGCATGCTGGGATAAACTCTCAGACTGGGTTTCTGAACCCTTCTACTTCTCTCAAAAAGATATTGAACAACACATTAAACTAGGTTTCGAATCCTACAAAAAAAGCCTAGTAACAGCAATGATAAACCCAGAAGAAGATAAAGAAGTAGCTATAATTCAACAAGACGCCAGAGACAAAACTTTCAACTCAGAACTAATAAACTATATAATAAACCATAATCTAGAAGACAAAAAGGATTAAAGACAATGAATGAGAACACTAAAGATGATTATCTAGAACGCCTAAGAAACATCGAAGCAAAAGCAAATGACCTACCTTACGCAACCTTCAAAGTTAATAACGTTAAACAATATAGGCACATCATAAACAGAATAAACGAAAAATTAACACTAGCCACAGACAACAACATAGAACTAATAAGCTATCTAGAGGCTATAAACTAAAAAGGATTAAAACCAAACCAAAAGAACCCCTAAAGAATCCCAAGAACATATAGACAGTCTCTCCTATACATAGTAGCCTAGTAACCCTTCATCCTCCTTAAATACATAATTCTAGACAGTATATACAATCACTAATTAGTATTGTCTAAAAACTACCAACTTCTTCCCTTAATCAACTCTTTATTAGCTATTATATAAGATTTCTCAATCATTTCATAAGATTGTTTAAGACTGACTCAACATTATTCAACAGATCTTAAACATAATTTATAGAGAATAACACTTTTAAACAATCTTTAATAATCTTTAAAATGTATAACTATACATTCTTAAACTGCATATTTATACACAGTTCTTTAACTAATATTTATACATTCCCCAACATTTCTGCATACTTATGCAAGCGACCCTCGAAGCGCGTATCACTTATGCATTAAAACCTCAAGCTCGTCGATTAATCCTTATACATTAATCAACAATTGGCTAGATTATGCCTAATCCTAAGCCTAGGCAAGCATTAGCCAGGGTTTATCCAGAGCTTACCCAGAGCTTATCCATTAATCCTCCATTAACTCTCCAGAGATTGGCTAATCTCTCCTGGAATTCCCCAGTTATTAGCTAATCTCCTTGCCAATAGTTCGGCAATAATCTTTAAAACCTTTATAAACCAAATATAGTTCTGTTCAGAGCTTAACGAGGCAGACGAATATCGGGGGTAAGACTTTTACCAGTGCTTTTAACCCTAATTATATTCTGTTTGGCTATTATATTCACTAATAACCTGCTGAATACTTGTGATGTATTAATATGCACAAGACTTCAGCAATCTTTTAGCAACCCTGCCTAATATTATGGAAGCTATAACTCTAATCCCCAAATATTATATATGTTTTAATTAATATGCACTATTTTCTAAGGGATTATTAGTTTAATGCCGAACTATTGGCAAGAGCTGGCTATAATTCTGTATAGTTATTAGCCAGTGCTTAAAGACTGGGGAGTTGTTAGTGATTGTTGGGTGATTGTTGTATAGTTGTTGGTTAATCTCTGTATAAGTATTCAATAGTCGGCGAGCTTAAGGTTTTATGCAGAAAGATTGGCGAGTAATTATGCATTCGCCAATCTTTAGTGGATTAGTGTATAAGTATTCTGCTTAATCTCTGTATAAGTATTCAATAGTCGGCGAGCTTAAGGTTTTATGCAAAGATTATCCAGGATTGTATAAGTATTCTGCTTAATCTCTGCATAAGTATGCAGAATCCTTGCAGAAGTTTTAAAAATCCCTGGAAATCCCTGGAAATCCCTGGAGAATGGCTGGAAATCCTTAGAGAATGGCTGATTAATGCATATATATGCTGTATATGTATGCATAGGGGGGTCGTAAGGTATCCGATGTATAGGAGATTATGGGACCCTGATTTTACCTCTTTTTAAAACAGAAGGGTTTTTAAAACCAAGCTCTGTTAATAAAGCACTTTTTAAAATCTCCTTGCACAATGGTTCGCCAAGTATAATTCTGGCGAGAGGTTGTGCAGATTTTAAAAACACTGTGCAAGATTTTAAAAATCTACCTTAAGAGGTTTTAAAAATCGGTTCTATAATCTTCTTAAATCCCCCTACGCTGTGTGTAGTATATTAGGGGTAGGTTAATAACAGGAGAAAAATTATGAAACGAGTAGTTATAAGCGAATCTAGTTATAAGAGAATTGCCCAGGAGCTTGGTATGGAGTTAGATGACGAGCCTAGAGAGATTGATGATGAGATGGCTTCAGCCTTAAAAACCTTTCTGGAGGCTAATGGGATTATAAACCCAACAGCTGAGCAAATGGCAGACGTTTATATGCTTTTTAAAGACTATGCAGCAAACGCTCAGTAACAGCTCCCCCCAACCTTCGGACAACGCTTCGTCAATACCTATATAAATACCCTTACAAGTATTTCGTTACCTGAAAGACCCCCCTTGTTCAAAAGAGGGGTAGTTGTATAGAGAATAAGGTACCATATGTAGGGTTATAGTATAGCTGTAAAGTAAGGATTGACTCGTTATGTGGTTAATGCTTTAAAATTTACTATTTGAGTGGGAGTATAATGTGTGGTAGGAGAAAATGAATTATGATAAAAATATCGAAGAGTGGTTATCGAAGGCTTTCTCAATCGTATAACCAGGATTTAGTCAACAAGGTAACTAATGGTGCGGCAGAAGGTTGGTACTTTCATGCTTCAGACCAGCCGTTGTTAGGTATAGATAAGGGGTATGTTACGTTGTTTGTGGAGGCTAATGACTATGATGACTCTACTCATTACGGGAATGTGTATAATTTTGTGTATCCTAATAGCGTTATAGAGGCTACTAGTTTGGTTGAAGAGGTTAGAGGTGCTTTGATTAGCGACCGCGATGCTGGAGGTTTGAGTCCAGATTTAGATAGTACGTTTGATGGTGGTATGTTAGATCAGTTAGAAGAAGAGTTTAACCCTGACGATATTGTAGATACGGCTGGTTTATGGGATAGTCCAGAATTTGTCAGTTGGTTTTATGACAAGTTTGGAAATACGTTTGTTAAGACTTGGGATGGTGGAGTTTGTCCAGTCATCTCAGAGTTTAACGGTACTATAATTTCTATGACTGAGGAGGAGTTTGAGTCTCTTTCTGATTATTAATTTTACAGGCGTGTTGTAACTATAATGGCTAACGAAGTTGTTTTAGTTTTTGTCTAGAACGTTAAATACTTCAGTTGCTACCACAAACCTACCTCTTTTTGTTTCCTCTGAGCAGCAGGAACATTCCTGATCGTGGTTTAGTTCTGTGGCTACAACATCCAAGACCTGCTCCAGCCTCTTTTCGGCTGCTTCGGCGCGGGCTTTCATTTTGCAATAGGGTGTGCCACCATCATCACCTACCAAACCGTCGTTGCCCTCTGTACAGATACCTGCTGCAAGAGCGAAGCACTCCCTCTCCAGCTCCCCGATCCTTGCGTTGGCTGTAGATAGGTTGGATAGTGCTTTACATAGAGCATAGTCCGGTTTAATTTCCATCTGATTCCTCCCTCTCTCCTCTCACGGTCTAAAGACCGTGAAGTTCTTAATCATTATTAGGAATCTTAACATTTCTTTTTAGTTCTGTCAAGTCTTTTTTAGATTAGCCTAGAACCCAGTTACAATGAGGGCATGGTTCATTTTGCAGAGAGGTGTCCTCATTAAGTTTTTTACCACATTGACTACACGTAACGAGAGGTTCCATATCATTAACACATACTGCGCATTCTTGACAGTCCTTTTTGTTACTGATTGACCAAGCGCATCCTTTGAATTGGTTTTCCATTGTTTTCCTTTTGTTGTGCTGTTTTTCAGCTTCTGTTAGCAGACTAGCATTGTGTGGGAAGCATGTCAAGTCTTTTCTACTTTTTATTCTTGACGCATCTTTCCAGAGATGCTAAGATAGCTTTTGCATGCAAGAGGAACGGCTAACGAAGTTGTTTAGACATTTGTTTAGCGGTTTTAGCTATGTTTAGACGTTCGTGTTAATTTTCAAAAGAGTTGAATAATTGCTTGACATGGTTTGACCAGTGTGTTAGGCTATGTTTCTGAGGTTTTTAAGAAAGGATTTATAGGATGACTAAGGTAAAGATGTTTCAATCTCATTTTTTAGGAGATCTGGAGGCGGAGATAAATGTTTATATTGAGAAGATGCACAAAAAAGGGTACGAGGTAGTAAGTCAAACCGTACAGTCTATTTCAGGTATAGACTTGGCAGTATGCGCTTCTCCTGTACAACAAGTTCTTATTACGGTTTGGGCGTCAAAGAAGAAGGATTTATAAAATGGAGGACAAAGAATACATTAGTTATCTAGAGAAGGAGCTTGAAAATTATATTGGGTTGGCAAAGGGCGCTGAGGTTAAAGTTCATAAGTTAGAAAAGCGTATTAAAGAGATTCTAGCTTGGTATGCTAAGTGGGGTTGTTTAGATTCTGGTCAAGCGATTTGGGCACCTCCAGGGGAGGAGTTTGAGTCTACCCTAACCAGGAGCTATGAGTAAGTACAGTACTGCTGTAGCTGTTAGCTCACCAGAACGATGAGGAGGAAAAATGACAATAAGGTTAAAGAGAAGTATTGATATGTCAACAATTATTAATACGCTTGATTTAGAACTGCTGGATCATCCTGAGTACAAGTATCTTTTTGTAGGAGACTGGCATGACTTATCAGAGGAGCTAAAGTCTATAGGTTGGACTGAGGATGCGTTCTTAATAATGCTTAAACACGATGAGGAAGAGGTGTGCATAGGTTACGTTAAGTGGCGTTGTAACCGCACCCATGATGAGGTTAGCAATGTCTCAATGCTTTTATCTCCTGAGTATTTAAATTCTGGTATAGGTGCTTATGTTATGGCTCGGTTGTTGTTTTACCTTTTGGAGGATCGTGGTTATCGAAAGATACGTTTTCTATGTTTTTCTAATAACGCTAGAGGGCTTCGATTGTACAGAAAGTTTTTAGAGTTTGGTGGTAGGGAGGTTGGGTTATATAAGGAGGATTTCAAGCTTAGGGACGGTAAGTATTATGACAATATTGCATTTGAGCTTTTAAAAAAGGATTTTCAGTCTACTTCTAAGCTTACCAGATTGGCAAGCAGGGTAGTTATTTAGAAAGGTTTGAAAAACGGAGAGCTAACTTTATTCCTAAAATTAGCTTGACAACTGTTTTGTAGTGTGTTAAATAGGGAGAAGGAAAATTGAGAAAGGATTTTTAGGATGAAGAGAGCTAATGACAAAATGCCTAAAGCGCCCCCTGCACCGACAGAAGATATTAATTTTTTGCAAGCTGATTTAAGTAAGTGTGCAAAGCACGGCGACTACTATATGGCTAGTTGGTCTTCAAAGTCTTTTGAAGATGGGTCAATTCGCATTGAAGGCTCTTTGTGCGTTTGTTGCATGTTGGAAAATGCTGAGAAGTTGAGATTGGCTGAAGAAGAGATCCTTGAGTTGAGGAAAGAGAACTCTAGCTTTCCTACAGAGGCTGCTTATCAAGGTCTTATGGTCAGAGCTTTGAACGCTGAGGAAGCTAGAGATAAGTATAAAGCTGAGAGAGACTCACTGGCGTATGAATGGTTTGACCCTGATGAGGTAGCTTCTATTTGTGGAGTGAGAGACGCTTATAAAGCTGAGAAAGAGATTGCAGAAGCAAAGCTTGCACAGTTGGAAAATGCGGTTATGGACCATGAGGTAGCTAAGTGGGGAGCAAGTCCTGTAGAGAGTGACGTTGACAGAGATCTTTATGATCTTGTAGGTCCAAGAGAGGAAGGTTAAAATGAAAACAGTTACGTTAAATTCAAAGAAGTCTCCAGAATACTCTGTTGCTTTTCCTGACCATTTTCTTCAGCTATGGTTATCGAGTGGAGATAATGTGCTAAATGCTTATGGTGAGTTTGCTGGTGACACCGTAGCTTGGCTAACTTATGACGAGGCTAAAGAGCTTAGAGAAGCTTTGGACAGTCAGATTAAACAAGAGGATCTAATTAGGTCTATTAAGGAAGACGATGCAGGAGTTAAATGGATAGAAGAGTGTATTGCTCTAATGCCAGACAATAATCCTAAAGAACCTTATAGGCTGACTAAAGAAAATCTTGATAAAATGCGAAAAAGGATTGAAGGTTATGCAAACTTTGTTGTTTAAGATTATTGGTGTTTTGTTTTTTGTTATAGGTATTTTAGGAATTGGTCATGGCGTTTGGCTAGAGTTAGAAATGCTTGATTGGTGGTGCTTTACACCAGTTACAACGGGGTTTCAAGGACTTGATTGGGCTTTAACCCCTATTATTGTTTTCGTTTTTCCTTCTGCAGTAGTTGTTATCCCTTTTGTTATTGGAGCGCTTTGCATGAATCTGTCTAAGGAGGATTTATAGAAATGACTGATACAAAATACCCTTCCTGGGTTGACGCGAAGATAAGTTTTAATACTTCTCAGGCGACGGCTAAGTGTCGTTTGTGTAATGTTAATATTGATAGGGGGGAGATGAGGTTTGTGTTAAAGGAGGTTCATGTGTCTCCTAAGATTAAGGATCTTCATTTTCATTCTGAGTGCATGGAGAGGATTTCTAAGTTTGTGCTTGCTTCTGTTGCGACTGAGACAGACCTTCAAGGTTTTCGCAAGCACTTAGAGTATGCGAAAGGTATAGTAGAAGGTTTTCCAGTGTGGAAACAGAATCTTTTAGGAACAAGAGTAAACAAGGAAAGAGAAAACAATGACTGATACACAGATACAGAGAAAGCTAAACCAACTTAGGAAGATTGCTAATGAGCTTGTAGCCGAAGCTGAAGAGCGTTGGGGAGAGTTTGCAAGCTTGTCTTACGCTAGCGGTTACTTTAACTTGCAAGAGCACTGTGACGATTCTCAAGAGCATACAAAGTTTAGCTCAACGGAGGGTTGCCGTATGGATAGTGGAGATTGGTAAAATGAATAAAGAATTAATAGAGAAGTTTGAAAAGGCTTATAATAATTACTCAAAGTCTCATTCTAAATGGAGACAAGGCAGCTATCTTTACTCTGATGAGCTACTAGAGATTTATGAAGACTTTGTTACTGAGCTACAACCTCTTCTTCCTAAAATTATAAAAGCTCTAAAAACTTCTTGACATTTGCGTAAACTTAGGATACGCTGTTATTCAAGAACTTTTTAGAAAGGAAATTGAAAAATGAAATTTGTAATAGCCGTGCCGGTAACCGTTGAAGTACTTTGCGAGGTAGAAGCAGAAGACGAAGATACTGCGTATGAGATGGTTGATGACTTGGACTTTGATTTGAGAGAGACTGTCAATGGCGTTGAGGTTAAGGACCGAAGAATGGAATTAGAGTATTGCGAACAACCAGACTACGATAATATGACAATTACGGAGATAAAGTAATGGATAGCGACATGACCATAGACGAGTTTGTAAGCGTCTTAGATGACCATATGGTTGAGATTGGAGACTATGTAACTGTTGATCTTCGGCATCCACCAAGAACTACAAGAATGATCTTCAGAGGAATTCGTGAAGGAAGTCATGGAGACTTTCAAGTTCTTGTTGGAGATATTGAAGATCTTAGAACTATTGATGTTCATCCTTCCTGCATTGTAGACTGGAAATCTTTTTACGAAGAGTTGATGGGATAATATGACTAATAACCTAATGACACCAGATCATCCAAGGTGGGACGAGTTTCTAGAGAGGCTTAGTGGTCCAGACGGATGTGACTTAAAAGAAATAGATGGAAACCGATATAGCAAGTGTTCCGCTCTAAGAGAGCGTCCGTTTGCTAGTGCTGTTTTAAAAGATATGGGAATGTCGGTGCAAGCGTCTTTAACCTTTTTTAACAGCTATGGAGGTTATTGCGACTGTGAGATCTTCTCTAACGTTAGTAGCTCATATGAAAGCGACAAGAGAAAGGCATCACTCAATGACTGAGATACCAGAAGAGCAACCTGTTACGTCAACTACTACTATTTCTCAACAGAGTAATTGGCAAGTGCATTTTGGCGATATTATTTATACTCCATTAAAAGGAAATGAGCCTAATTGGTTTTATAGATTTATGCAAAGATTGTTGCTTGGTTTCAGGTGGGTTAAGAAAGAGAAATGAGATGACAAAGAATTTAATAGATTTTATGCATGGCTTTTTGCTAAGAGCCTTCCCAAGATCTCACACATTAGAGTTTGTGAATGGAGGGGAAGATCTTTCAATCTTTATTCGTGTTCCAAATTCTCCAGTGATGAATGTTCGTTCGGTTCTTTATAAAGAGATTGAAACAATGGACTTTGCTGTTACAGAGGGTCATAACTTGGCTATCGAAATGATTGGAGAATGAAAATGAGTAGTTTAGAAAATGACATAAAGGCTCTTGAAGAAAAGCTGTTGCGGAAGTATTCCGAGCATATCTCCCACTTTCATGGAGAGTCTAACGGAATCCTTTCAAAGATCATATACGATCTTGATCTTTCTATTAAGGAGAACAAAGCTTTTAAAGGAGTTAACGGTGAGTTAGGAGAATCTATTCTCAAGTTGAAGAAGAGTAATAAGGAGCATAGAGAAACTATTAAATTCCTGTTAAAGATTATTGACAAGTTGGCTCGTTTCCATTATGATGTTCCGTTGGGTTTGGACCCTACGTTTTACGTGACTGGAAGCGCTGATGGAGATCAAAGAGTACAGACAGAGTTAACACGCCTTCAGCATAATATGAGTGTTGGAGAATAAGACAATGAGTGATGGACAAAAGTTTAATAAACTAACCAATCTCTTGATAGAAGCGTTAAAGAATATTTCTCATAACGCTGAGGTAGCTTCTCATCCGTTGCGTCCACCTATTGGAGTAATGCCACGTTGGAGATGGCTAGAGTTGAGGGCAGAAGGTTTGGCGGCAGCTCTTACCCGTTATAAGGAAGCTGGTAACCCTAATCCAGAGTTGACGTATAAGTGGACAGTAGAGATGCTTCAACTTGAAAGAGAACTATCTAAAATGCCTGAGCATGAAAGTTGTGACAAATGAAAATTCTAAGTTCAGAAATTGATTGGATGGAAAAGTTTCTTAACAAACCTAAGCTTATTCTTACGATTGATGAGATTCCTTCTGGCGATGACATTAAATACGAGCGACGAGACTCTTTGTACTACGGAGTTACAGAAGATGGGTACGTAAGCTACTTCTATTATCCTGGACCCGGTACTGGTTATGGAGGTGCTACGTTTACCTTGAACATGAAAGACGGATCTATTGCAGAACTGATTGGTCCTTGGTCTTCTAATCCTGGTTGCTTTCATTCTGCAGGATTTTCTAATTGTGTTGAGGTTGTTCTTAAGGAAGATGGTAAAAGGAGTCTCTATAGTGGGAGCGTTCTGCTAACGGTTGCTGAGTCTGAGGTGACGAAGCATGGAGCAAAGATGCAGAAGGAGACTTGGGAAGACGGCGACGATTATTACGTAATTGTGAAAGACGAGGAGAAATAGTTATGAAGGGTATTATTGGTTTTATTGTAGTTTTGATTATATGGGTGTCGATTTCCGTATTTCTAACTTCAGCCGCTTATCTCAAGAGCATAAAAGAAGATTTTCAGAACGTTCGCCAGTATCGCTGCAATAACTGTGTTGGCGAAGTTCTTATTGAACATGTAGACGAGTCTATGTATTGGTATCCTACTCTTTACAATTGCTGTGAAAGAGAGAAGTAAAAATGAAGTTAGAAGAGATAACTACTAGCATGAACCTAGACGTAGAGAGCCTAGAGATTCGTTTAATGTTTGCTGATAAGATGGCATGGTGGGTTGACAAGCTGGTTGTGATGCAGCTTATAGACGCTCGTAGCGGTATTGCGGATGCCAGGAGTAACTATGGTGAGCCTTTCAAGTATATTTATGATCCTAGTTTAAAGCCATATAAAGATGAGGAGTTTTAAAAATGGAATTATCAAAGCATCAAAAGTATCAGAAACCAAGTACCTACATTAAAGCAGCACAAGAAGAGCTAGAGCAGATAGAACCTTCAGAGTACATTCTTTGTGCTGCTATTCACTATCAGGTCGAGAAAAAGTACGTACATCAGCCTAAGAACGTCGAGAAGGGCATTGTAATCTGTGGTAGACGACACCACAACTGCATAGCAACTAAGAGTGAAACCTCGCTTGAGAGGAGCAATAACGGCGTTCAGGGCTTTATGACAAACTTGGATAGGTTTGTAGATCGTGAAAAAGCTTGGCTAATTGCTATGGGAGCAAATCAAGTTGTTAATAGGGAGGGACTTCCTTCTGAAACACTGTATAGTGAGCATCTGTACTAAGGAGATTTTAAAATGAAGTCTTTAAAAGGAACTTCTATAATTTTTGTTTTGTTGATTGGCGTTTTGGCTACTACTTATTGTTTGTTAAGAAAGCCAGTTGTAGATACTTCTGTTGAAGAAGTTGAAACGCTTTGCGAAGATGCTGGAGTAACGCCATGTTCAAAATCTTAATAAGATGGTTCCAAGCTTATGTACTAGGCTATAAAACTTGTCCAAAATGTAATGTTTGGACAAGTTGGAAGACTCAGCAAGAGGTTGTCTTATTTAATGACAAAGATTCTATCTACAACAATTACACATGTAGATCTTGCGGATACAAAGCTACATTGATGTCTAACATTTTATATCGAGAGTTGAAGAATAAGGGAGTTATCTAAAAATGGTTAAGACTGGAGACTATTGTAGCGTAGGTTTAGTACTGCCTAATTCAAAATCTAATTTTCCAGATCTTGGAGATGACTGTATGGTAATGGACGCAGATGACTTAAAGAAGCTTAGTCCATATCATAAAGACGTTCCAAGACTTAGAGGCTATTATCAAGCGTGTTTTATGTTATCGTTTGACCGTTATCAAAATATTATAGTAGAAGACTCTGCTGTACATGAGTTAAACGCAGAAGCTTTAAACGTAGCTCATCATCTTTATTATTTAGGAATTATGAATCAAGAAAATTATGAGAAGGCTCATAAGAAAAAGTTGGTAAAGCTTTTCTATCAAAAAGATTATCTTGGAAGAACATTGGGAGTTGACATATTACTAGCCGAATGGCTTAAAGTTTGGATAGGAGTTATCTAAAATGGTTAAACCTGGAGAATACTATATTGATCTGGAAGACTACGAGAGCGCTAGTATTACTATTGATCTTACTTCTCCTTACCCTAAGGCTCCTTATGGCTTACCTTGTAAAGATGCTGACGATCTTCCACTTGGGTCTGAAGGAGTTAAGAATGCGTCAGAGCTGAGAGAATACTATAGAAGCATCATAGAGAGCGCGTCAGAGGGCATTGTAGGCTGTTTAGCGCCTAATTACAAACAAACCCTCCAAGAAGCTGACCTAACCATTAGAGAGGCTTGTAAGCACATCTACGACCAAGGGCTAATGAATAAAAAGAATTATAAGCTGGTTATCGAGGAGAGACTGGTCTTTATTGATTTGCTGCGTAAGTATGATGAGACTGAGCCGACAGGTATTTGTCTAGAGATTGCTGAGTGGCTTAAAAAGTGGATTGGGAATTGTTAATTATTCGCTTCGAATTGTCTTCTGATAAGGGCATTGCCTATGAACCTCACTCTCCACCTTTCAGCGCGGATCTCATCCGTTCTGTTTGCCATTCGACCTCAGCATTTCTAGCAGCAGCAGCAGCATCAGCAGCATCATTTCTAGCAGCATAAGCAGCAGCATTTCTAGCAGCATAAGCAGCATCAGCAGCATAAGAAGCAGAAGCATTAGCAGCATAAGAAGCAGCAGCAGCTAACTCCTCCTTAGTAGCTTCGTCGTTTGCGAAACTACGCGACACCTCGATTGACGCCCAACTTCGGGGGTCTGTGTCACGTCCAGCGTCCCGCTCTCGGGTAAGTGCTCGTTCGGCGCAATCACATGCAAACAGCCGAAGCAGTTTGTTGAGATCAGGTGTTGTTTCGACTGCGCTAGAGATCGCCCAAAACAGATCATCCAACCCATTGCTATCCAGGATTTGCAACAGCGTGATCGGCGTCTCACGTCCGTACGTTGTGATCCCACCCAGAGATTTAGCAAGATGCTTGTATCTCTGGACACACGCCTCGGCGTCATTTAGTTTCGCAAATGTCGTTGTAGGTAAAGTCATCACTTCTTTTCTGTTCATTTTCTTTTCCTTTTCTTAGTCTACGAGACTATCCATTGGCACAATTATATCCCAACCTAACACTTCAGACATTATACCCCAAGAAGGTATCACATCAAAACTGAGGCGGGTCCAGTCCTCCCAAGTCAACCAGTCAACCTCAGTGCGCCCTACTACCAAATCATTAGCATACTCACATTTAAAGTATAGTTCATCCTCGAAAATTTGTGTCCAGGTATCTCCCAGATTAACGCCGCGAGGAGGGTTAATGCCAAGATGTGCGCAGCTCTTCTTCAATAAGTCTCGCCTAAACCTAGTACAATTCTCGTGGTTAATGTTATAGTGACGCCTATCCTGCTGATAAAGGCTATGGATATTCAAGTCCTCACCATTGGCTAATAACTTTCCGTCTTCCTTACGAAGCTCGAACTTGACTGGAAATTTAAAAAGCATTGTGTCTTCCTTTAGTTATTAGCCAGTGGGTTCTCGTCCCAGTCATTATCATTCTCAAGGCACAGATCATGTCCAGCTTCAGTCAGTCTTACCACTCTAGTACCGCCAGCGAGTCTAACAGTCTCAAGCGCAACAAGTCCTTTCTCAACCAGACCCTTAACCAGCCTTGGTCGCAGGCACCACTTGCTAGAAGAGGATTCGACCAGAAGGTTGTTGCTACCAAACCAAAGGCGTTGAACTGCGTTTTGCTCTTTTTCGTTGAGTTCGTCGAATGTCATTTTCTTTTCCTTTGTTGTGGCTGTTTCCCTCAGCGTCTAAAGGTACTTTAGCATTTCTTTTTTTGCATGTCAAGGTTTTCTTCAACTTTTTATAAATAAAAATTTTCGGTTTTTCTGTTGACAATGCTTGTAGGAAATGCTAAGCTCTCTCCTAAGAAACTTTAGAAAGGAATTTATGAGACAGCATAAGCATAGTAAAAACGTTTGTTGTAGTTATTGCGGTGACTTAATTATCGTTCATCAAGGACGTAGAAGAATTCTAAATACAATTTGTGATAATTGTTTAGACCAAATGCCTAGCTCTAACAAAGGACCAGCAGTAGCCATTACAGCATCACCTCAACTAGAAACTTCTGAAGCCGATTGCGTGGATAGTCTATTGTCTATAATTGATAAAGACTTTAAGGAAGACTTTGAGTATACAGCTCCAGACAAAGCTTTTGAGATCAAGGAGACAAGAATAAGGATAAGTACTGTTTTAAAAACTCTTTCAAAAAAAGAACAATTAGTTATTGACTTACACTTTGAAATGGGCTATACTCTCGAAGAAGTTGGACAGGCTCTAAGCATAAGTATTAGATCTGTAAAGAAAACTGAGATAAGCTATTTGAAGAAACTAAGAAATTTTGCTACATCAGAATATCTTAGAACTTTGTACTAAGTCAACAAGGAGAAAAGAAATGCCAACCGGATACACGTATGCATTGTTAGAAGCACCAGATATGCCCTTTAAAGACTTTGCCTGGACTTGCGCCAGAGCTTTTGGAGCTTTCATTGAGCAAAAGGATGATGCGATGAAGTCTCCACCTAACCTTGAAGAGACAGCTTCTTCGTATCATTCTGAGAGCGCCAAAAGATCTCGTAAAGAGCTTGATAGGCTTAAAAAGCTGAATGTTCAAAAAAGGCTTTGTTGGGCTGAAAACCAACTTCGTGAAGCGTTAGACTTAGGGTATGAAAGTCTGGTTAATGATCTTCTACAAAACAGAACGATTAACTGCATGCTAAAAAAGGTAGATGCTTGGGTGCCGCCAACGGATGACCACATTAACCTGAAAGCATTTATGCAGGAACAACTTAAAATGAGCATAAGCGCTACTGACACTATCGAATGGAGGTTGACTAAGATAGAAAAGCTTAGGAATACTACACCTAAACAAAGAATAGAACAAGAGTTTAAAAGACTGGAAACCGATATTGAGTACTCGGAAACTAACTATGTTAAAGAAGTAGGCTCAACTGATAATAGTAATGACTGGAAAAAGAAACTTATTGATAGTATAGGGCTACCAACCGTTAAGAAAGAGGAGAAAGAAGAATGTTAGCTAACAAAGAATTTGAAAAAGTAAATACCAAAACTATTTTCGTTACAGTAGACGGACATCCTATCTTAGCTGCAGAAGGAAACATTGAAATTGAGTATGAATCTCTACTAGTCAAAGCCTCTAATATTAGACCTAATGAATTCTGGAGACGAAAGCAGGGAAAGTTTGTTTATAAAGCAGTCATCTATGAAGACAATAAGCACAAGCTCTACGGAGTATCCTATAATGGTAAGATGTCTTCAGAATCCATTAAGCATTTGGTAGAGCGGTGTACTCTACAGGACTTTGTAGATTTTTGTCAATCAGAAATGCAAAAAGATCTAGAAAAAGAGGAGAAAGAAGAATGTTAACGAACGAAGAATTTATTGATCTAGTCTCTGACCTAAATGATAGGCTATCTTCTGAGGTATTCGACGTAGAGATGTTCTACCCCACATTTTGTTATGTTACAGAAGGATATTCAAAAGTCATTCAGTTTGACGATACGACTGTTTATCATTCGTGCCATGACAATATTATTTATGATGACGAACCTGAGTATAAAGAAGCTGGAGACTATAAAACACAAATTATTAATATTTGTAAACAGAACTTGAAACAATACTTGAAAGCTCTTATGTGGTTTATCAATACTGATCACAAGAAAGAGAGTCATAATGAATAAGCTTACCTCGATTTGTAGCAACTCGAAATGTAAAGCTGAGTTTTATAAGTTCTCACGAACAAGCGGACTTTGTTCAGAATGTCTTCAACTAGTAAAGCAACAACGCGCTACTGACTACATTAAGCAAGCCGCTACGATGCCACTACCTGATCGCGTAACTAAACTAGAAGAGCTTATCCAAGTATTAGTGACTGGAAAGTTTTAAAAGGGACTAAGCTCTCATTTTCTATCGATCCTGTGTTGAAGTCTAAAAATACCTTCATCAATTTTTTGAGCCACGTAGTTGAAGACAGAAGGAATCCCTACTTGTTTCTCATACGCTTCATCAATAATAGACCTAACCTCTTCTCCAAGGTCTTCAGCTCGCTTTAAAAATCCTTCCATAATTTCTTTATCGCTCATATCATCCTTTAGGCATTACTGGAATAGCTGCTTTATGAGTTGCTACAGGCTTTTCTTTAGGTTTCTCTCCAGGTTTTAATTTTGGTTTAGGAACAGGAGTAGGGAGCCATAGCCCCTCAAGTCTCTTTAAATACCTTCCAGCCCAGACTTCCATTATAGAAGGTCGCTGGTCATGAGTACACCAGAACCAGTACCACTCAGCGGGGTAGCCCTTCTCAGGAGCAATAGGCGGTGCCTCTGTCCATTCTTCTTCAGTCATAAGCTTAACATACTCTTTTCTTCAAAAAGTTCTTGACACGCTATCTCTAAAAAGCTAAGATGAGCTAATAAGGCAACAACAAGAAAAGGAGCCTACAATGAAAACGAACAGAACTATTAATAAAAAAGACTTCAGAAGTTTTTATTTCTTTGAGAAGTCTCTTAGCTTAATGGAAAGCCAGGAAGACTACGATCCTAGCGACCTCGAAGATCTAGTAGGCTGTGACGCCTACCCGTCAGACGCTTTCAACCTCTCTAACTCTCACAAAGTTGACTAAGAGAAGGAGCTATTATGCGTACCCTAGAAGCCAAATACGTCATTAAGAAAAAGAACAAAGCCGTTAACATCTTCTCTCCCAGCGAAGAACACTGTACAAAAGCAGAACCAGAAGAAGTATACTCAGCAGGCTTTGTCAAAATAGTAGACGGAAAGGTTGAATGCTCAGGAGGAAGCACTTCACTAGGCGGCATTATGTCTAAGCCAGAAACAGACGAGTTTCTTATCTCTAAGCTCTTAGGACTCCTCTAGTCTTCATCCAGTATCTCCTCTTGAACATTACCACATAGAGGACATCGAACTTCAAGCCTCTCTTCTGAGTAGATGTTCTCTACATTAAACTTTGGGTCAATACTAAATACGTATTCGTGGGAGCACTGTGTACAATTAATCTTTTTCATTTTCTTTCTTTTTGTTAAAGGGCGTGTTGCCCAAGTTAATAAACCGCACTATAACATGTGAAAAACTTATAGTCAACATAAATATACTCTTTTTACAAAACTAAAGAGCACAGTATATTAAAGGTAAGACACAGGAGATCACAAAATGACAATAAGCAAAGATACATTCCCAACAGATATTTATGACTTACCAGATTTTATAAAAGGAAAACTAGTAGCATATAAGTGTCTCTATCTGAAAGACATGTCAGTAGTTAAAAGAGAAGTAGACCATAGACTTAACTGGATGCTAAGCCAAGCAGTGAAGTCAGGACTCTTAAAGGAGATACCTGAAGTGTACTTAATCGAGTACAAAGACTCTTTCAACAATAACTGTTTGATGGTAGACATTGATCACTACATCTTTAGTGAGTCTATTCTTCTTTAACGCTCTAGGATCTTGAACAGCTCAATGTCAACAAAGCCTGCATGAGTAAGAGCATGGCAGATCTTACACAATAAGACACACTTATCCAGTTCTTTTACTAAAGTCTCGTCCCAAACATTGTAGTCACTTATATTAAATTCTTTTTCAAATGGATTTATATGGTGAAAGTCTAGTGCGCCTGGATATTTACTGTAATCGCACAGTAAGCAAGAGCCTCCCTTATACTCCATTGCTTTCTTTTTAAGAACTTTCTTATCCATATTTTATATTTTACAGCGATTTTTGTCGTCTTATTAAGGCTATAAACATAAATCTATAGTCTTTTTGCTGTCACTTTAAAAGAACCAAACAAAAACCCAGTATAATATAATAAAATTTTTAAAGAATCTCTAACTAGCTAGGAGAAAGAAAACATGAATCTTTATTTACGAAACTTAGGAACAAGTAATATTAGCCTTGTTGGAGATAATGGTATTCCAAACGTCTCCATCCCTGCTACTGCAGGAGCTAATTATACTACGGTAGCAATCACTCAAGCCTTGGGTAACACCCTCTTTTGTGATTCCGTCGCAGCAATGATTACTGACGGTGATATTTCTGCAAACTTTGACGACTCTGACGGAAAGTCCCTTACTGCTGCAAACGTAGAGTCTTTTAAAGAGGGTAACCCCTTTGACTTAGATTCTGACAATATTCCAGATCAAGCAGAGAATATCAACCTAATTAGCAAGACTGAAATTGATAACACCGATTCACCCTATACCGTTCTGGCAACGGATACTCTAATTGGTTGTGATGTATCAGCCGCTCTTCTAGCCATTACGCTTCCCATTGGAGTTAACGGAACTGTTTATGAATTTAAAGATGCTGAAGGTAGTGCTAATGCCAATAACATTACTATTACTCCCAATGGTGCTGAGACGATTGAAGGCGCAGCTACTTACGTAATTAACACTGATTTCAGTGGCGTAAGAATGTATTACAACTTGGCTGATACCGATTGGAAACTAATGAGTTCTCCTGGCGCTTCGGCTGCAGCTGTTGCTCTAAATACTACTCACCGAACTTCTGATGGTTCTGACCATACATTCCTTGACCAAGCGGTTACTATTGCTGGTACTCCTACTTTCGCATCATTAACTACTAACGGTGTTGGTGGAAACGTTGCCCTTACTCCTGCTGCTCAAGCTGCTAGCGCGGGTACTGGTGGTGCTACTATCGTAGCTACTGGTGGTGCTGGTTCTGCTGCTGGTGGTGCGGTTGCTGGTGCGGCTGGCGGAGCTGCCTCGTTAACTTCTGGCGTTGGTGGAGCTTCTGACGGTACCGATGTTGCCGGTCTTGGTGGAGCTAATACGGTAGTTGCTGGTGCTGGTGGTGTTGCTCATACTGCCGTTGTCGGTGGCGTCGGTGGTGCTCAGTCTGTTGCAGCTGGCGATGGTGGAGCTGGTGTAGCAGCCGCAGTTGGTGGAGCTGGTGGTGACCTTTCGGTTAACGCTGGTGCGGGTGGTGTAACTGGTGGTGCTGGTGCTGGCGCTAACGGTGCTATCGCTATCGGTGACGTAGCTGCTACAGCTATTACGCTAGGTAATGCAACTGATAATACTACTCTTGAAGTTCTCGGTACTGGAGACATCGACTTAGATGGTGGTGGAGACATTCTTAACTCTCGGTTAGTACAAGCTGTCGTAACCGCAACTGGTGGAGCCGCTGCTGCAACTGCAGGAACTCTTGATATTCAGGTTAATGACCTTGCAGGAAATGCAATTACTAGAGCCGTTTATGTTCGAGTTGACTCAAGCCTAACTCAATACGGTGGTAATCTTGTCGCAACTGGTACGGCATTCTTAGGCGCAGCTTCTGTTGGAACTACCACAATCGGAACTGGTGCAATTGCTGGACTCATCCTAACTGATGCTACCGGACACTACGTTGCTGTTACCTCCAATGCGGCTGATGAGACTGCATGGTTTAGTGCTACAACTGCTCCAGGCGGACACGTTGATGCAGCTGCTGGTTGTGTTGTTGTTGATTGTGTTCCCAATGATGCTACCTGGGCTGCATAATACCTTTCCTTTTCTCCCTCAATAACAGATAAGTCCTCACCCTTTATTACTAGCTAATAAATTATCCATTTATTCTCTGGCATACTTTAAAGACTACAACTCAGAGTGAGCTATAATAACCTAAAGTTGTAAAATCCTTTTTGTATAAGGAGAAAGAAAAAATGAATCTTTATTTACTAAATTTAGGATCTACCAATATTAGTTTATCGGGGGATAATGGGCTTCCTAAAGTATTTATACCGTTAATAGCAGCACAGAATTACGTAACGCTTGACATTTATAAGGTAATTGGTAATGAGCTATTATGCGATAGTATCTCGTCATTAGTATCTTCTTCTATTCTTCAAGCAAGAATGCTAAACTCGACTGGTAAAATTCTAACTGCTTCTGAAGTTCTATCTTTTAAAGCAGGAAATCCGTTTGACTTAGACTCTAACGGAATTGTAGATGATGCTGAAAATCTTAATCTTGTTGCCAAGACGGAAATTGATGATTCCGATTCTCCATATACTGTTTTAGCTACCGATAGCCTAATAGCATGTGACGTATCCAGCGCTATAATTGCTATTACTCTTCCTGCTGGCATAAACGGACAAGTATATGAGTTCAAGGACTCAGATGGTAGCGCAGCTACCAATAACGTTACAATTACACCAGATGGTACGGAAACTATTGAAGGAGCGGCTACATACGTTGTAAGTACAGACTTTGGTGGTATCCAAATGTACTTTGACTCCTTAACCTCTGACTGGAAACTCCTTTCAGCATCTGGTGCTTCTCCTGCTGAGATAGCTCTTAATAGCGCTCACAGGTTAGGTAACGGTGAAGATCATGCTACCGTACTTGCCTATAAAGAAGGAATGCTTCCTGCTTATGCTACAGCGGATCATACAGTAGCTTACGTTCCTTTAGATGCTGACTATGTTATCGGAGCAACTAGTGCTGGCGGAGCAGTAGCTATTAACCTTGGAGCATTATCAGGTTACACTAACAACAGTGCTATAATAATAAAAGACGAAGGTGGAAATGCTGGAGTTGCTTCAATCACAGTTACGCCTGACGGTGCCGAATTAATTGATGGAGTTAACGCTGCTGTAATCATAAACGTATCGTATGCAGTATTAAGGCTCTATAAACGAGCTGGTGGCTGGTTTACGTGGTAAATTAGGTTTAGTCGAAAGACTATCAAGAAATGTAAGGAATTATTATGCCAGAAAAACCATCATTATTTAGATACTTTGAAGGATCAGATGGAAAGCCTCGCTATAAAGATGTATTAGGTGAAGACTTTAATCTTACTACTCCTGTTACAGAAACACTAACTGTAGACGGGTCAAGAATAGATACTTATACTGAAGACGGGTCTAAAGATAGACCGTTTAAAACTATTGCGGCTGCTATTGCAATTGCTACAGCCGGAGCGAGTGCTGTGCTTCCTTATGTAATACATATATCTCCAGGTATCTATACTGTAGCTCCTTTTACTGTACCTTCATATTGCAAAATGGAAGGAGAAGGTTGGGGAGCTACCAGTTTACGTTCTTTAGATTTAACCGAACACTTTATTACGCTTGAAGATGCTACTGTTTTCCGTGGAGTAAATATTTGGGGGCCTACAACGATTGGAAAAGCTGGCGTTCATCACGTTGGCGGTTCAACTGCTATTTCTGCTATAGTAGAAGTTACTATTTCAAGAGGTTATTATGGAGTACTCTCCGATCCTTCTTCTGTTGCTCCATTATTAGTTCAAAATCTTACAGCCTCTTACGCAGGATTTAACTTAGAAAGGCTTTTTGGTGCTCTTGACCATGCAAGCGTAACTGTTAGTGGTTTAATCTCTTCAGGACCTCCGGGTACTATTGCTACAGCAGCTTATATTGTAGGTTCTAACGTAACAGTAACTATTGTTAACATCTATCATCTATGCGGAACCGGAGACGGAGTATTTCTTGATGATAGCGCTCGTTGTTCTATAATGAGCGGAGAATTTTATTATGGCACAAATGCTATACTCGTTGGTAGTAACGGCGCTCCTCAACTAAGAGTCGAATGTACTCTTATTCACCGTGATTATCCAGGAGGAGGCGCTAGCTATACATACGATTTAAACATTGGAACAGCTTTAGCTGTGACATTCTTCTCTGGCTCTGCAAATGAAGAAAGAATTAATGACACGTTTACCTCAGATCTTCATGCTATCTTTTTAAATCGCGATGCTGGCTCAGAGGGAGCAACTGTTTTAGGAGAATTTCACGTTGGAGACGAAGCTGGGAGTACATTCCCTATGCTGTCTTATGCACAAGATGCTTTTTGGACAGGTATCGTTTCTGGCGGAGAAGTAACAAAAAATGCTGGTTTAATTTTAGATGTTGCAGCAGGTACCGGATTTGTAAACGATGGAAGTAACCCAATTGCCGTTTCTTGGAGTTCCGGTTCTATTACATTAAGTGCGAATAAAGCATCTGAATATGTATATGTTAGTCGCGCTGGCGTAATCTCTCACAGTGAGACTCACCCATCACACTCTGATACTATAGTTTTAGCTACAGGTTCTACAAACGGTACAGACGTAACGCTGCTTACGCTACACGATATAGAACTCCAACATCGTCTTTCCACCATGGCAGAGTTCTTTGAACGAGCTGTAGGACCTATTATGGAATCTGGGTGCTTGGCAACCTTGAGTGGAACCGCTTTGAAACTTGATCTAGCTGCAGGAACGTTCTGGGTTGGTTTATCCGAGAGAACTGTAGCAGGTGCATCAGATATAACGTTTACCTACTGGTATCGTTCAGGAGGTAGCTGGGTAGCTGTACCCGCACAAACGGTTATAGATGATGAGCAATGGGATAGCGGAGCGGGACTAGCAGCGATAACTGGCGGTAAATATAAAAATGACGTTCTGTATATAGCAACCAACGAAGATGGTGACGAATACCACGTTGTTTATGGACAAGAAGAATTTGCAGATCAAGCCTCAGCCGAAGCTGGCGGACTTCCAACAACACCTGATGTTCTTAAAGAAATGTGCTGTAGAAGTACTTCTGTTGTAACCTTAAAAGCTGCTGGAGTTGTTGCCAGTCTTGTTGATGTTCGCCCACAAATGGGTCAGTCTGCTACCGTATCAAGCGGAGTAGCAGGTGACCACGATCTCTTAACTAACTTAGGTAATGATACCCACCTTCAATATTTAACTACTGGGAGAGCGCTTACTTGGCACAATACCTTATCAGGTGCTCACGTTACTAACGGAGATACGCACGATCATAATGGCGGAGACGGTGGTCAAATAAATCATACAACACTTTCTAATATAGGTACTAGAACTCATACTCAGTTAGAGAGTGATATTCTTCTTAAGCTAGATGCTGCTCAAAAAGCTTCAGCAAGTGGAGTAGCCTCATTAAACGCTAGTTCTTTAGTTGTACAAGATCCTGCTAATGCTACAGCGACTCCTTCGGCAAGTAAAATACCAATAGCTGACGCTTCAGCAAACTTAGACGGCTGGGTTAGTAGTGGAGCAATAGCAGCTACTCCTTCCCTTAGAGCCTTAGGGACAACGGCTACAGAAGCTTGCGCGGGTGATGATTCACGCTTAAGTGACTCCAGGACTCCCACAGCGCACGCTACAACGCACTTAGCTGACGGGTCTGACCCGATAGTCCCATTATCATTTGCATCCAGTACAGCAGTTTCTACTAATGCTACGACTACTCCGGTTACGAAAGTCACCTTAGCTTTAGGAGTAGTTACAGCAGGTACATATCGCATAGGCTTCTCTTGCGAAATGAAGAACGGCGATGATAAAAAGTTTATGATTGGACAAGTACTTCTAGATGGGGTTACTCCGATTGCTGAATGGAATGTGGAGCCGAAGGATAAGCTCTCATGGTATCCACTCTCAGGTTTCAGTTTCCCGGCTCTTACTGGAGCAGCGCATACACTAACTCTTCAATTTTGGGCTAGCGGAAACACTACTAGTATCAGAAACGCACATTTAGAATGTGAGCAAGTAGCCTAACTTTCCCTTGACTTTCCCCTAAATTTCCTGTATATCACTAATCAGTTGTTAACTCTAACTCCTAAAAACGCTTAAGGAGTATATTCTAATATGGATGTTAGAGTCTGGAGCAAAAATGTCTCGTAAAAAAATAAACAAGAAATCTAAAAAACCTAGTTATAAGTCTCCTGAGCAATATCTTCTAAAGCAACTAGGATTTTCTGATACAGATTTAAAAATAATAGAAATGAACTCAAAAGGAAAAGAACTAAAGGAGATAGCAGAAGAACTAGGAATGGGTCTTGTAGAAGTAACAGAAACCCTTCAAACTATGTTGGGTAAAGCTTACGGTAAGAACACGAGCTAAGGAGAACATTAATGGATAACATTACGCCAATTTATGACAGAATTCTAGTAGAGACAATTACTGAGACTAAATCCAAAGGAGGTATCATACTAGTAGCTTCTCACGAAGAGAGCTTTGAGAAGGGTAAAGTAATCTCAGTAGGAAAAGGTAGAAAACTTCTGATGACTAAAGACCTTGCTCCTCTACTTGTCAAGGAAGGTGACATCATTATTTATGACGGGGCTAAAGCTGCTGAGGTAACTATCGACGGTAAAAAGCTTGTAATCCTTGAAGAACACAACGTTATGGCTATTCTCTCCTAAATTTTCCTTGACATTCCTCAAAATTTGCTGTAGACTCCTTGATAACTAATTAAGGAGGAAGCTAATGACTGATAAACAATGGACAGGCGGTGACGGCTCTGGGTGGAAGCTTGAACACGGTGAGTACTATGCGTTTGTTACAAAACAAGGAGCGCTCTGGTCACTGTTTGTGTGGAGAAGAACAGTTAAAGGAGAGCTTCTTATCTTCGATTGTTCAATAGCTACATCACGTAAAGCTAAGGAAATAGCTGAATTGGTAATTGATGCGGAAAAATGGAGAACTAAATGAAAAGTGATATGTTTATGTGTGCAAAGTGTGAGAAAGCTGTTCTAGTAGGAGGATCTAGACCTATAATGAAGGTTAATGATAGAATCATTTGCGGAGAATGCGCTTTACCAGAACTATTAGAAGCTGAAAATAGGATTAAACAACTTGAAGAAGACCTTGCCGAAGCGGAGCTTTCTATTAAGTCTAAAGATGCTTTGTCAGGACAGTGGATGGTGCCTATTCAATGGAAGGATCGAGCGGAAAAGGCTGAAAAGGATAGCTATGCTGCCAACGAGTCTATGGAAGCAATGCAAGATTCTTTGGATAAACCTTGGTATGATGTCAAAGCTGCTGAGGAACGCGCAAAAGAAGCTGAAGTAAAGTTAGATCGCGTTAGAGAATACATTGACAAGATGGGCTTTGTCCTCTATGAGATTCCAGATGATTGTGACAGAACTAGATCAATCATGGGAAAATATGGAACGTTATCAGGACCTACAGATGTTCTTTTTGACTCAATCATTAAAATGAATACGGTATAACTGTTAGGAGAAGATCATGAAAAGATGCACTGATAGACTTCAGCTCCCGGAGTTTGGAGATAACCCACGCAGCATGACAGCTATCTGTTGCCAGCTAGAAGACGGACACGCTGGTCCACATCGTTCAGTTACTCCCAACATCCAGGTAATGGGAGAGCCTTACGCTGACGTGAGCGAAGAGCTATGTGACGTGCGGATAACCTGGGAGCACTGGGGATGTTGCCCAATTCACGGACAGAATATTGAGGATAAGGAGGCATCTCAATGAGTTTAAGCGAAGACCAGATCCATGCTAGAATGGAAGTCTACTCTCAGATAAATGACTTTCTTGATCTAGAATATGGGCGTTTAGACGTAGATGGAAGTATTAGCGAGAAAGAACAAGCTCTTAACGAGAACGAGCAAGCCGAGTTTGTTCGTAAAAAGATATACCGCGAAGCAAAGCGCTGGTTTTATTCGCTTACTCCCAAACAAAAGAAGGAGGATTGATATGGGAGGTTGGATAAATTTGGGCGAGGCGGAACAGAATATAGCCAGATACGTAGCCGATAGAAGATATGCCATTAACCGGAAAAAGGGGGTGTACGACGGTAAAATAGGTCCACAGTCTAACGAAGCCACAGACATTGAGGGCATTGGGGCAGAGATAGCGTTTTGCAAGTCCATGAACCTGTATCCGGATCTGACGCTGGACGGACACCCGCCCGAAGATGCCGTAACTCATGACGGTAGACGGGTTGACATAAAAGCAACCAAGTACAAGTCTGGGCATCTGTTGGCAGTGGTCGGTAAAAAGAACAAGCCAGCCGATGTGTATGCACTGGTTATAGGTACCTTCCCACGATACAGGATAGCCGGAACCGCAAGGGGGGAAGATCTGTTCAAGGACGAGAATATAAAAGACTTCGGGTATGGGAACACATACGCCATGAGGCAGGAGGATTTGGAGGTGGAGCTAGAGCTGAGGGAAAACACGATGTACGATCTAGATGACGCCATATCACCGCCAGATGGTCAACTGAACACAACCAAATCCGATTCAGACCAGGACGTAAAGGTTATAGGATATTGGGGAAAGAATGCTAACCCAGCACTAGTACGAATGAGTGATCAATTATTGAATCATAGTTTGTGAAAGATAAATAATCTAAAATGAAGTGTAAAATCTGCAATTCTCCTTACCACGAGTCAACCGGACATATGTTTTCAAAGAATTTTGTCATATGTGGTAGATGCGCCAAGGACTTCTGCCAATGGTATAAGAGGAGAATGGGACAGATGCACGCAAGACTCAAGAACAAGCAAACAGGCAATAGAATGACTGAATCATTCGCAGACGCTGCTGCGAAGAGCATCATAGGGGATTAATAAATAACATTCTAAACTCTTAAGTTCCCCGCTTTCAGCTAATCTATAATAATAGATAGGACAATTTAGTTAAGGAGACTTCCTATTTTTACCTGCGAAATAAACATAGGTCCAGGAAAGCGAATAATGGTTAATCCAGCTCAACACCAATGGGCTTATATTCTGGACAACGATCAACTAGCCGTAATCTTCGGACCACTAACCGCTGAAGAACAAGTTGAACGCGCTGTAAGGCAAACTATGTTAGAAGACACAAAGGAGAAAATCTATAATGACGGAGAAGAAGAATAATACCTTAAAAGAACTAGAAAGGATAAGAGTCTACGCTGAAGATATTATAGACTACCTTATGCTAGGGAAATGCCAAAGAAACAAAGCACTGTTCTACGCCTCAAAAATTATAGAAGAAGTCTCTAATCTTCAAGAATCCTTTAATTCCTTTAACGACTCTCAATAAAATTCTTAATTATAACTACATGATTTCACTAAGGAATCTTTATAGATCTATAATTAGCACTTTGATTAAAAAGATCAATTTAGTATATTAGATAAGAGATTATCAAATAATTAATAATTTTTAACTTAATCCTAGAAAAAAGAAAAGTATAATCCAAAAAAGTAATGTTAGTAATAGTCGGGAGTCAAAGACTCCCTGAGTACGAAGTACTCAATTAACCAGTCATTCTAAAAACAAATTTAAAATTTAAAAACAAATTAACAATCTTTAAAAATTCTTTTAAGCAACAGATCTATCTTTTTCTAAGACAAAATAAATAATAAATGTAAAACAAAGTAAGGTTAATCTTTTGCTACGCAAAAGCATAGCTCGCTTCGCTCACTATGACTTAATTTTAAAAGTCTTTTTCTTTTGATATATAGGTAAGAGATCTAATATAGGTAATACATACTTCAACCATAAAAAGATCTATATATATTTTGATTTCCGCCTATATCGTATTCCAATCTTATTTTAAACTCAAACCTGATTAAATAAATCTAGAGCTTATAAGCTATACTTAGAAAAGGCTGAGGCACTTATCGCCATAAATAGTTAATAAAGGATAAGTCAGTGACTGCTACCACTACTAAATCATCTGATGCCATTAAGCGTTTAGAAACTCGTATTGACGACTTAACGTCTTCTAAAATAAGTAAAGACTTTGCATTATCAGAAATCGATAATCTAAAAGAAAGCATAAAGAGACTAGACGATGATCTGGATAACGTTCCTCATGATTGTCTTCAAACATCTTCTTTTAAAATTATGAGTAAACGAATAGACGATGCTAACGCTTCAATAACAAACAATGATAGCTCTATTAAGAGATTATACATCTGGCAAGCCGGAGTAGGCATCTCTCTCCTCTTATTCTTCCTAACTGTAGGTATAGCTGCTCTAGTCTACGTAAGCGACATAAGCCATAAGGCAGACACCAACAGAACCGATCTCACAAAGATTGAAAAGAGATTAGACAAAGACGATGAAGCCAGAACATCCAAGCTTGAGAACCTAGTCACTAACGCTATTTTAAACGCCCAAGCAGACACCTGCAGCCAATAAAACTATAAATTTCCGTCTTCCTAAAGAACTTATGCTATAATTATGCATTAGTTAGTAAGTTATATATAACTGGAAGGTGGTAATCTATATGTCAAGCACACAACCGACAATAAGTAATCGATGTAAAGTATGTCAACTAATTAAAGTGGAACCCTCACTATGGAGAGAAATCCACGATAAAGTACTTAACGAGAAAATCTCCCAAGCAAAAGTATGCGCCTGGGCTAACTCCAGACTAGAAGTTATAAACGCAAGCAAAGACGAAGAAGAACAAATAACTCTAGTCTCTCCGCAAAACTTCTCCTATCACTTCACGCATCACATGAGCGACACAATTAGAGCCAATCTTCAATTCTCGACAGAAGCAAGAGAAACCCTAGAAGTAGAAGCAGGAACGCACTACACCTCAGAAGAAAAAGCCGTAGCAGATATATTTATCAAAAACTGGACAATCGAACTAGACGACTACACCCTAATAGCTTCTATGGTCCAAACCCTAGAAACCAACATCTGGGCTTTGGATTCAGAAATCAAAGAAGAACAAGCCAAAAGCGTTCAAGAAGGCTACAAAAAAAGAATGAACATCCACAGGCTAAACATGTTCAAAGCACATGTTAAAGACCTAATGGAACTCAAGAGCCAACTAGTAAAGCTCAGGAACTCCTCCAAGGTAGCAGGAACCGCCGTACAAGCAGCTGCACAGTTCTGTACCTCAGCATTCATTGATACAATGATGAAGGCTTCTACGGAAGCCCTAGACACATTCAACTCAGCAAGACCCGGAGAAACGCTTCAAGTTGAAGTCATAGGAATGCTTAGACAAAGAATTGGCGAACAAGCGAAGCTCATCGCGCCAGAAGTTGTCCTGAGAACCCTAAAGGAATACAAGCTAAAATAATGTTATGAAACACAATCCTCACAAAACATATGATCTAAAAACCTACAAAGGTTCAAAAGCTCGCGTTGTAATAGACATTCCTCTAGAAGAATATCATCACATATTTCAGGAATTGTCTACAGGCGATGAAGAAGAACCAGAAATCCATATTGGTAATGTCTTCGTTCAAGCACTAAGAGAAGAAGACGGGGAATATTGGATCGACTGTAGTCTGGTGAGACTAGATGGCTAAGCTACTATTCACTCCCAAAACCTTCGCGTTAGATCACGTCATTCGTAATGAACAAGGAAGACCATTAGGCAGAATCGTTATGTACGATGACGATGCCTACGTGCCTGGAGAAGATATTAAAGTGGCAATTCTCAAAATACCTTTAGTGTTTGAGAAGAGATTAAGAGGTCTTGTCTTCTATATTGATGAATTTGAATATAAAATACCTGAAGACGTAAGTGACATGAGAATTAATAATAGGAAAGAAGATGCCGTAGCATCTTCTTTCGTTCTTAAGAGAGTTGATTAAAGTATGGAAATTATAAAAAAGAGATGTAGTAAGTGTAAGATTGAAAAACCTTTAGAAGAGTTTTATCCGAATAGTGAGACAGGAGAGATGATGACTTGGGACAACTATGGTATTCCAGATCCTAATAATTATTTGAGTGGTTGGCATATGGATCACATTAAGCCTCTAGATAGTTTTGAGCTATCGGATAGGCAGCAATTTCTTATAGCAGCTAACTATACCAATATTCAGCCGTTGTGGGCTTATGATAATTTGAGTAAGGGATCTGAGAGAAATAATGTCTAATAATTTTTTAGATAAAATAAATGATTTAGTGGATAGTAGGCTTTTGGGTGATAAAGGTACCGAAGAGACGAGGTATCTTAGCAAGATGGCTCCTAATGCCATTGAGTGGGTAATTCGACCTGAATACTGGAATATGGCTTCTACTTATCGCTACCCACGTCAATACCAGATTATTAGGGATTTGTTTAACCTAAGATGTGTTAACTGTAACAGCCAAGACTGCGCTGCTATTGATGCGTTTGATAAACCAAGATCTTATCTTGAGTCTGAAGTATTATTGGTGTGGAAAGACGAGTTTCAAGATTTTGTTTGTCCTAAGTGTGGTAATGCTCTTTCAGGGTTTATTGATGAGGGGTTAGTAACAAACTACAATGAAGCGATCATCGTCTCGGGCATGAGGGGTGGAAAGTCCTTTACTTCCGGGCACTTAGGCGGGTATTACGAACACGTACTTAGGACGCTCTCAATGAAGGGAAAGGGTTCTGTTCAGAGGTATTTTAATCTAGCTCCTAGTGAGTGGTTAGAATGTACTTTTGCTGCAAGTACTGCAACCCAAGCAAAAGAAACCGCCTTTTGGAAGTACAGGGAGATGCGAAAGACTAGTCCTTGGATTCAGAAACACGTTGCTTGGGTGCAGAAGAAAGAAGCGGAGCAACTTAGTACTCAGGAGAATTGGACCTATAAGGTTTTAGAAGATACCATTAATGATGGATGGCTTCAGGTTAGATTTAATAGAGTGTCTAGTAACTCAGCTGGTATCGCTGGTCGTACTAGAGTACTTGCTATGATCGATGAGTTGTCTAGGCTCTCAACCTCAGAATCAAAGAACTCTGCCCAAGAGCTTTATCGAGTTCTTAATCAATCTTTGAAAACTGTTAGAGGAGCTGTTAGGAAATATTCGTTGTTTCCTTTTGCAGGAATGATGGGTAATGTTACTTCTCCTATAGCTTTGGATGATGCAGCAATGTTGATTCTAAATCAAGCTAAAGCCGGGGAGCGTAAGAGAACATATTATTGGCACGGGGCTACTTGGGAGTTTACTACTGAGCTTACTCGTGAAGATTTTGATGATGAGTTTGAGAAAGATCCAGTTGGGGCGCTACGTGACTTTGGTGCCCAACCTGCAGCAGCCGAAACTCCATTGATTCCAGATACTCTTCGTTTCTGGAAGTCAATTGATTTTGATCGTGAATCTATTTGCGAGTTTGTTCCAACGCATATTACTGATAAAACGAATAAGCAATATGTTGGAGCGAGGGTTAATACTGTTGATTACAACTTTTTGGATCAGCATTACATATTTTGCGATGCTGGAGAAACTTGGGATAGTTTCGCAATGTGTATTTCGCACCCAGTTATACTAGCTTCCAATACCTTTAAGAATGAAGCAAATTTTGGTGAAAATTATTCATCAATTCCTAAAGGGTCAATGCATGTAAGTGAGCTGCCAACGAATCCCGATTCTCCCATGGCTCTAGGCATACATAGGTTTGATCAACGGGTTCACCCAGCTGCTGCTTATCGAAACCCAGAAGCTTTAGGCAGGATGATTACTGTGATTGATGCATGCTACAGGATTATACCTACTAAGGATCGTGACATTCATTATCAATCTATTATAGAGATTATAAAATCTTTACAAAAGAAGATAAAGGTTGCTGCAGTTTGCTATGATACGTGGAACAGCGTTTCTCAGATCCAAGCTATAAGGGATTTAGGAATTCAATCTTACAAAGTTAGGTTAAAGAATGAGGATTATATGTCATTTGTTTCTCAGGTTAACAACGATTTAGTTTCTTTGCTTCCACCATTGCCTGAAGACCATTTTAAACTGAGTGATGCGGGTATATTACAAATAGGTAAGAACGAAGAATTGATGAGTCCTCAGGGAGTTGGCATCCTAGAGCTTTTAAAATTGGAAAGAAGCCCTGACTTAAAAAAGGTTTTGGCACCTAGTAAGAAGGGTAAGGTAAGAGGCAGAGACAGTGACGATATAGCGCGATGTATTATAGGGGCTAACCATATCGTTAAAGATTCTGTAGTAAATAATGCTCAAGATTCTGGTAAGAAGAGGGAATTGCGGAAAAAGCAGATTGCTACAGGTATGGGTACCGGCCCATATTTATTCAAGGGCTAGCTTTAGTCTTCGTAGGATGTTTTAGTTTAGGAGTATCTTTAAAAAATGGTTGAATTAAGAACTAAAGTATGTTGTAACTATGCGTGTGAACTATTAGGTGTTTTTCAGAGCTTTGATAACTTTTATTCAGACAACTCTGCAGGTGATGGTAAGGAGACGCGGTGTAAGAAATGTAGAAATTTAGCGTCTAATTCTAGGTCTTATGACTATGAAGCTAACTATGTGGAAGACTGTTCAAGAGTTAGGTTATGTAATAAGTGTGGAGAAGAGAAGAATGTTGTGTGCGAGTTTGGTAAGAAGAAAGGTGGTAAGTTTGGAAGAAGAGCTATCTGTAAGGATTGTACGAGAACTGACACCATAGCTTATAAGTCAAATCCTGAGGTAAAAGAGAGGCTGGATGCTCAAGCAAAAGCTAGGAGTCTTGATCCAGTATTCATAGAGCGGACGGTTCAGTATAGTAAAAAGAGAAATGCGTTACCTGGAGTGAAGCTTCAGAACGCATTATGTGGTAAAGCCTACCGAGCTAATAATAAAGATAAGATAAAGCAGAGAAATAGGCTTAGATACCTTTCTAAGAAAGACCACATAAAGGCAGTTCAGGCGGTGTATCTTCAGAAACTTCAGACTAAACTGAAGTTAAGCTTGAAAGGTAAGGCTCGGAGAGCCACACCAAAAGGTTCCATAGACTCACGTATGTCTTCTAACGTTTATCAGTCATTGGCTCATCAAAAAAGCGGTAGGCGTTGGGAGGAGTTGGCTGGCTGGGAGATTGAAGAGGCGCTAGCTCATTGGGAGACAGAGGGATTGTTGCTTCCTCATCCGATAACCGGAGAGAAAATGGTTATTGGAAAATCTGAGATAGACCTACATCATATTCAACCTATTGCTTCTTTTAATTATGAAACAGCAGAAGATCCAGAGTTTAAACAGTGCTGGGCACTTACTAATCTTCAGCCTCTTTGGCGGGATGACCATACTAGTATAGACCATAATATTTTGATACATGTGATAATATCAAGTAAGAAATCCTGTTTAATTCCTTGACATCTATGGTCGGTTGTAGTATAGTCCTGTTACACAATTTAATAAAGGAGTTTTGAAAAAAATGGAAAATGGTAAAGAATCAACTGTAGGGCTTTGCGAAGATGGTTATGATGATGTTTGTAAGGACTGTAGATGTGCTGAAGAGGATGAGGGGCATGAGTTTGACGAATACTTGGATCAGACTATCGCTAGGATCACAGATAAGTATGTAAGTATGTGTATCAATAGGCATGAGTCTGACGATGTTACTGATGAGATGACTGATGAGTTTATGGAGGACCATGAACCAGCTATTAGCGCAGAAATTAGGATTGTTATGGATATTGTTTTTGGGTAACTAATTCCTTGACACTCTTAAAATAGTGTGCTATCTTTATCTTACTATGAAAATACAAATACTTTCAGACCTTCATCTCGAATTCAAACACAAGAAACTTCCTCAAATTTCTGATGAAGCTGATGTTTTAATTTTCGCAGGTGACACTTCGTCTTTGCCAGAGCAGTATGGCATTTATTTTGAGTCTTTGCGAAAGAGGACTTCAGCGCCTATTGTAGTTGTGTTAGGTAATCACGAGTTTTATCATCATATGTTTGAGGATGCTGTTGACTTTTATCGAGAATATGTTGAGGATATTCCAGATCTTTATCTTTTGGATAATGAGTCTGTTGAGATTGACGGAGTAAAGTTTGTTGGCACAACTTTGTGGACAGATTTCGATAAGGGAAGATGCGAGTTTGAGGCTTTTAGGTATATGAATGATTTTGAGTGTATTTTAACTTTGGACGAGGAGAGAAAGCTTTCAACAATATTTCCTAATGACATGGTTAACAAGTTTAACGAGAATGTTAGATTCTTGGAACGAGAAGTTGATAGTGGGTCTGTAGTTATATCGCATCATGGTCCGTCGTTTGCCTGTGTTTCTGAAGCTTATAAGGGATCTAGGGTTAACGGAGCTTATTTTTCTGAGTTGAGTAACTTTATTTTAGAGAGAAATCCTAAATTGTGGGCTTATGGTCATACTCATACTCATAATGTTATTGAAATCGGAGATACTAAAGTTGTGTGTAACCCTTACGGCTATCCTTCTGAAGAGTATGTGAGCTATGTACAGAATTATATAGTGGAGATTTAATATGGCTAGGAAGAAGAAAGTAACGGTTGAGAAGATAGAGACTAATTATACAGCTATTGACTTGACTAAAAAGGAGCCAAAGTGTTTGCATAATAAGTGTGAGTACTGTAAGGCGGAGATTTGCGGAGAAGAGTGGTTTTCAATATGCCAACCTTCAACTAATTTATAATTCATCTTTAAGGTTCCTACCTAATGTGCTGTATGATTATATCAGATATTTAATGAGAGGCTAGATATGATTACGCTACAAGATGCTATAGAAAGAGCCAAACTCGCATCAGATGACGAGGGAATCCTTTCTGCTTACTTATATGACCAATTGCACCAGTCGCTTAATGACGTGGACAGGCATGCGTTTACGATGGCTCTAGTTGATAACGGTATTCAGACAAAGCGTGGATCTTCTTTAGATTCTGGGCATATTAGAGAAGTTTTAGGTCTGTCTTCTGAATCAACTGAGAAAGCGGTTGAGCATAGGATTGACATAACTGAAGAATTTGTCAGAGTTGCTCAACAATTTTCTCAATCTCCTGGTGGAATTTGGATGCCAGAAGATGATGAAGAACCTGCTGAGGCTCCTGTAGAAGAAGCACCTGTAGAAGAAGCACCTAAGCCTGATTGGGGTTATCAAACTGAAGAATCGGTTATTGAGAAAGAGTTTGCACCGTCTGACGATGTAGGATCTATTCAGAAGGCTTTAGAAGCTTCTGGAATTTCTGTTGATAAAGACGGAATGGTAAGTTATTATAGATCTAGTGTTCCAGGACTTTACAATAAAAAAACCCCTATGAAAGCTATTCCTTTGGATAGTGCGATTGAGAGAGCTGAGTCAGACCTAAATAGTACCGATAACGAGCAGCAAAGGATAAGTGATTTACAAGACGTTCTAAGTTCTTTAAACTCAGATTTTCAGGATCTAGAAGGTAATATGGAGGATATTGTTTCTAAGTTTGATGATAGTATGGATAACTTAGAGCAGTTTAGGTATAGCGAGAACTCTTCAGATGATGATATTAGGGAGATCGCTACAGGGTTGTCTAGTGTGAGAGAATACTTAGGGCAAATAGATCCTGAAGTAGAAGATATGACTTATGGTTTAGAGCAGCACGCAGATACTATTAAAGATCTTCAAGAAAGACTTGACAATTATTATCAAACGCAGTATACAGGGTATGACGGTAAGACGGAATTGGCAGGTGCTTTATCGAAACTCAAAGAAATGCAGGAAACAGACCCTCAAGGTTTCTTGAATGCTATTTCGAATTTGGGTGGAGTAGCTGCCTCTTTATTTTTTGGATGGAAATAACAAAAGGAGTTAACTAATGGCGTTTGAGAATGTAACCTTTTACGATGTAGATTCTTCTAATATCTCTCAGATAGGATTCGATGAAAACGAGATGGTGCTCTATATAGTTTTTACTAATAATACAACGTATTGGTATTCAAATGTTGATTTGGGCACTTGGCAGGGTCTTCTTAATGCTGAGTCAGTAGGTAAATACTTTTGGGGTAATATAAGGAACGCAGGATACGAATACGGAAAGATGTAGTCTCCCTCCTTTTTTAAAAATTCCTCTTTAAATTATCCGACAATTTGTGTGTTAAACTCTTTATAAGTATGATTTTGCGGTTTAGGTAATTATTTCGCATTATGTTTGGAGTTTTACATGACGACAAATTGGACATCTAATTATCCAGTTTCTTTGGATACCTATATAGCTCTTATTGACTTGGTTGATCAGGTCCTGGCGAACCACCCGAACACTTTATCTGATGCTGTTTTAGCTCTGGAGACTAAGCTAGATATAACGGGTGGAACTGCTACAGGTTTTGGTGGTATTAGTTTTGATGGAGTTGCGGCTAATCCTGGCGCAGTTGGTGCTGCTACGATTTGGGTAGACACTTCAGGAGGAGCTGGTTATTTATTTCGATATACTGATGAGCTGGGGGCGACTTATCAATTTGGTGTAACGCTTGATGGGGCGTATGACCAAGGAGGAGCGGGTCTAGGCAGGGTTATAACGGTTGATAGTGGTGCTGTAGAGCTAGTAGGGTCTAATGCTGCTGACTACACTCTAGAGGTTACTCAGTCGGCTGCTGGAGGGTCCTTACTAGTCGGAAATAGCGGAGTTGGGGACGCTATTTCCTTAACAGGTACTAATAGGACTATTGGGTCCGATACAGGCAAGTTAAACCTCGTTACTACCACTTCAGGGGACCTTATTATTTCTTCTGCTAGTGTTCTTGATTTAGATGCTTCTGGAATAGTTTCAATAAATTCTTCAGCTGCGGCTATAAATATAGGAAATGATGCTGTAGCTCAAGCAATAAATATTGGAATTGGCGCAGCTGCTAGAACTCTTACTATTGGAAATGTAACGGGAGCAACTGGTACTAAGTTCTACGCTAATACTGGTGGGTTTGACTTTGTAGGTGGAGTAGCTCCTGCTGTTTCGTTTTTTAGTGTTACGATTGCTGGGTCTGCTGGAGCGGATTCAATTTCATTAGAGACGGTAACCGCTGGTGATATTAGTCTATCGTCAGTTGCCGACGCTTCGTTTGACGGAGCCGGTACAGTTGAAATTGGATCGTCGGCTCTCGTAGGAATTGAGATAGGTTCTGCATCTGTTCCAGCTCTTTATATGGATACTGTTGACAATTCTATGTCTATGGCTGCTGCTGGGTGGATTAATACAGCTAATGGCGGTTACTACAGCGTTAATTCAACGGCTGGTCCGATTAACATTGGTAATGGCGCTCATGCTTTTGCAATAAATATTGGAACTGGGGCTGCAGCTAGAGTTATTACTATAGGAAATGTTACTGGAGCAACGGGAGTACAGATAAACACTGGTACGGCTGGGTTATTGATTAATGCTGGTGCTGCTCTTATTAATACGGTGTTAGATGAAGACCTTATGGGTACAGATTCGGATACTGCGCTGGCTACTCAACAGTCAATTAAAGCTTATGTAGATGCGCAGGTAACTGCATCTGATAGTTTGCAAGAAGCTTATGTAATTGGACAAACTATTTCAACTACAGCTGCTGGTGATTTAGCTTTTACCATAACGACTAATGGTAACTTCACTACTACAAACGGAACGGATCAGTGGGATTTCACTTATGGTGGTGTGAACCTGATGAGTGTGAATGCTGATCTCTCAGGGTTCGATCTTAATACTTCTGCTGCTGTACTTATTACTACGGGTACTACTTTTGGAGTTGCTGCAACGGGCGCTATAGACATTCAGAGCGTAGCGGCTGTTACTATTGATTCTTCAGGTGGAGACATTGGAATCGGTACAGACGCAGATGCTCATTGGATCAGGGTAGGTACCGCAGGGGTCCGTGACATCCGAATCGGTAATAATGCTGGCGCTACTGGGATAGAGCTAAATGCTGGCAGTGACGGCATTGGGATGGTAGCCGTAGGAGGACCTGTTAGTATTAGCACAGCTGCAGGTAGTAACATGTCTCTTCAGTCTGCTGGAACGCTGTTGGTAGACGTTGTAGGGGTGTTGGAGCTTAATTCTTCAGGTGGAGTTATAAGTATTGGTAATGATGCTGTAGCTCAAGCAATAAATGTTGGAACTGGGGCTGCGGCTAGAACTATTACTATAGGAAATGTAACTGGAGCAACGGGAGTACAGATAAATACCGGTACGGCTGGGCTATTGATTAACGCAGGTGCTGCTCTTATTAACACGGTATTAGACGAAGATCTTATGGGGACAGACTCTGACACTGCTTTAGCTACTCAACAGTCAATTAAAGCTTATGTAGATGCGCAGGTAACTGCATCTGATAGTTTGCAGGAAGCTTATGTAATTGGACAAACTATTTCAACTACTGCTGCTGGTGATTTAGCTTTTACAATAACAACTAATGGTAACTTCACTACTACAAACGGAACGGATCAGTGGGATTTCACTTATGGTGGTGCAAACCTGATGAGCGTTAACGCAGACCTTGAGGGGTTTGACCTAAATACTTCTGTTGCTGCACTAATAACCACTGGAACTACTTTTGGCATAGATGCTACTGGCGCTGTAGATATTAATGGAAGTTCTACTGTTACCATAGACGGAGCCGGAAATAGTCATTTCTACTCAGGCTTTAGCGGTGGTAATGTTCAAACCCGGTTGAAGATGTATGATGATACTGCTGGGTTACTGACTTCTTACGTTACGGCTATAGAAACTGAGGGTGCGAATAACGAGGATGTAACTTCTGTACTAATCTCTAATACTACTAATACTGCTGGCACTCCTACGGCAACTGCGCTGATAGACGCTTATGGCGGTAATACTAATCAAATCCTAATAGGAGCTACTCCAGGTGCTCTTACAGCTTCTAGCGTTTCTGATATTCATATCGGATCTGACGGAAATGGAAGCGCTGATAGAGCAATAAACATAGGAGCAGTAGCCCAAACTAGTAATATTGTTATGGGAGCAGGAACTGACATAACATTCCAAGCTAGAGGCGGTAATATTGTACAAGTAAATAGCGCTGCTGACCCAAACTTGGAGACTACAGCTACTAATCTAATTGGAGCTATTAATGAGATAAGAGCAGTTTCTACTATAACTACTGTTGCAGCAGCTACTTATACTGTCTTATCCACTGATGTAGTTATCTCAGTTACTTATACTACTACAGGAACGTGCGTAATAACAGTTCCTACTGCGGTTATTGCAGTAAGCGGTAGAAAATTCACTATTAAAGATGGTGGTCTTAATGCGCTAACTAATAACATAACTATTGAAACGCAAGCTGCAGAAACAATTGATGGAAACGCTGATGCTATTATAAATGGAGATGGGGATGCTATTACTTTAATTAGTGATGGAAGTAACCTGTTTATAATCTAGGAGAATAAAAGATGACTTATATATCTCAACCAGAATTAGATAAGGCTGCTAGAGCCGACCGATATATAGACGTAAGACCATTACCCCTTTGGCAAGTTTCAGACACTCTTGCCAACGGTTTGACAGCTCAAGCTGGTGCTCCAACTACGTATTATTACTATGTTGATATGTATTCATTTCGTAGAGCTGGTTTTCAATTTATTTGGGATGGTGGAACGGCTAATAACACGTCAGTAATTACGTGTGAAGGGACTATGCAAGACGACGGTACCGTAAGGGGTTCTTGTTCTTACCATGACGTTACTAATGATTTATATGGAGTGGCAAGCTTATCTGTTGCTGGTGGAGCAACTGCTACTGACACTTGGGTTGATACTACTGAGAGCGGTGGAGGATTTAAGTATTTAAGGATTAAAGTAGTACTCGATACAACTTCGGGAGCTGATGATGTAGCTTATACGATTTTTCATAAGCGTCTTTACTAAGGAGGGTCTAATGACTATTTATACTGATACTGCTCCTATCTTATCTGGAGTTGGCATAACTAAAACACAAGCTAATACCTATTTTGAAAATAAAATTAAGGTTTCTGCTCCTGCTCCAGATCCTAAGATTACAAAGAAGGCTTGCGTAGCTATTGCAGATGCTTTGTACGTAGACGGAATTGAAGCGTCTGGCGGAATAGTAGGGCTTTCTCAATCTGTTAAGCTTAAAGTTGCTCAAGTTAAATCAATTATTGCTGAGATTGGCGCACTTGAGGGACTTTGGAATGCCTCAAATACTGCCTCGGAGCCTGAAGAACTTCTTGCTGAAACTAAGGCAAAGAAATAATGAGTCTCCTTTCCCAGAACGCAACCCCGGCAGAGATAGCGCGTGGTTGCGTGTTCTCCGAGACGTTTGAGAACCGTTCGTTAGTACGTGCGAACGGCGGAACAATTGTTGGGACTCCCGCTGTTAATTTTGGTGCGAGGCTGAATGGGACGACGGACAATGTTACATTTTATGAAGTGCTCGGCGTCAAATCAGTGACGTTCCCTGTCAATTTGGATACGACAACCGAGGAGCTGATAAACCTTAGTGCCTCACATTCGATCAGCGTCACTGCGGGAACGCTTGCGGCAACCGGTTTCACAGCGCCAACGATCTATATTGACGGCGTAGCTACTACTTCAATCACTGCCGGGGTGCTTCATCATGTCACGATTACAACGACGACGGCGCTAGATGCCGATGTTTTTGTGGTTGGCGAGATTGCAACATTTGGCGCGTTCTATATTCCTGACCTTAAGTTGTGGAAGATTGTTCTCACCGAGCAGGAAGCCATCGACATTTACAATAACGAAACCTACGATTACATGCGGCAAGCGGTTGTGCATTTGCCGATGGACATGGAGCGGCACGACCCGTCTAATACTGATGGTCCAGAATTGATTGTTGACGGGGATTGCGAGGACATCGCCCAGAACACGGCACAGTGGTACCCCGCAATGGCAGCAGAGGTCAATGAGTGGCATTCGGTGGCATATGGCAACGGCGTGTGGGTTGCAGTTGCACTCACCGGCACAAACAGGGTGATGCGGTCGACAGACGACGGCGCAAGCTGGTCTGCGGTTGCGGCAGCAGAGGCCAATACTTGGATTTCGGTGGCATACGGCAACGGCGTGTGGATTGCCGTTGCACTCACCGGCACAAACAGGGTGATGCGGTCGACAGACGATGGTGCAAGCTGGTCTGCGGTTGCGGCAGCAGAGGCCAATATTTGGTTGTCGGTATCATACGGCAACGGCGTGTGGATTGCCGTTGCAAACAGCGGCACAAACAGGGTGATGCGGTCGACAGACGATGGTGCAAGCTGGTCTGCGGTTGCGGCAGCAGAGGCCAACGGTTGGCGCTCGGTATCATACGGCAACGGCGTGTGGATTGCCGTTGCAAACAGCGGCACAAACAGAGTGATGAGGTCGACAGACGACGGCGCAAGCTGGTCTGCGGTTGCAGCAGCCGCTGCAAACTCTTGGAATGGCGTTTCGTACGGCAACGGTGTATGGATGGCATGTGCTGGCACCGGAACCGGAGCCACCAACAGGTTTATGCGGTCCACAGATGACGGTGCGACGTGGGGCGTCGTCGCTTCTCCAGAGGCGGCCGCTTACACGTCTATCACATACGGAAACGGCGTGTGGATTGCAGTTGCACTCAACGGCACAAATCGAGTCGCCATATCCACGGACGATGGCGTTACCTTTTCTGCGGTTGCGGCAGCGGAGGACAATGCTTGGTACTCTGTAGCGTACGGCAACGGCGTGTGGATTGCCGTTGCATACAGCGGCACAAACAGGGTGATGCTCGCAACCCCGGGCACTGCGGCATGGACTGCTACCACATCGTTACAAACGAAAACAACGGATAGCTACAGCGGGACATATGCCCTCAAACAAGCGCAGACGGTTGCGGCAACTAGTTGCATTTCGGCGCAGACGGAGTTGACATCCACAGAAACTTATATTGCAACGGCGAGGGTCAAATCAGACGGCGTGTTGACGCCTCAGATACAGGACTCAGCGGGGACCGTGTTTTGGACAGGTACGACCGACACCTCTTGGCAATTCGCAATAGCAACAGATATTGCAGCGTCTACGATTATTCAGTTAAGATCGGTAAACGGCGACGGGGTGATTGGTTCGTATCTAAAGTGGGACGACATTTCGGTCAAAGCGACCGCGCCGTCAATTACTCCCCGCACCAGGGACATATCCGGCAACAACAACCACGCGGTGTTTGGTGATGGGGTGACTTCAACGACCTATCCAACTAAATTGGTGAAGAGGGGCTATGGCTTTGATGGTGGGGATCATCTGAATTGTGGTTCAATTGCACAACCAACGGGTGCTTTCTCAGTAGTATGTACGCTTCGGACATCAATACATGCAGCATTAAAATACATTGTCGCCTCTCAAAACAGTGCGGCTACTGCAATAAATTGGGCATTTGTTACGTCTGGTGGAGGCTATTACTTCTATTGTGGAGGTTTAGCTGGTGCAAACTCGTCTTATCTTCTCTCCCTCAACGATATAGGTATTCATACGTTCGTTGGTGTCTATAATGGAGTTGATACTACGTTGTTCATCGATGGGATAGCTATGCCAAGCGCGGTTACTCCGCTTGCTCCATTAGCTGGTGCGCAGGATGTTGAGATAGGACGAAAGCCCGGCAACGCAGTAAATTATTTCACGGGGGATATGTCCAATTTCGGATATTTCGACGGGATAGCGCTGTCACAAATACAAGCAATCGACCTTCACCAGAGAATGCTTGCGGAGATAAACCATGTCTAATCGTCCATCTTTTATTGACGAAGCTGTCTTGCATCACGATTACCGCGCCGGACATTTCTCAGATCTCTCAGGAAACGCGAACGATGGCACTCCTACGGCAACTGTTTGGCAAGGGGGCG